CGAAGGTCACCAGTTCGAGTCTGGTACTCTCGGCACTGTGAAGGTTGGGGTTCGAATCCCCCAGTCTCGGCATTTATTCCCCTGTAGTTTAGTTGGTTAGAACACGTGATTTGTAATCTCGGTTCGAATCCGAGTGGGGGATCTTAACCATTAAATCAGATTAATTTTTATGACTAGATTAGAAAAGTATTTAGTAGCAACTGCTACTGAGATTATCGAAGCGGAAACAACTGTTTCTCGCTACTTTGTCATTGGAAACGTCAAAGTTAGAGTATCAGACCATTTAAGTAAAATGAGTGATGCAGACTTACAAGTGATTATTCCATTGAACGGAGGGACTAAGTATATAGTTACTGTTAAGGATAGTCCTGGAAAATTTCTTGTATGGAATGCAACTCAAATAAAAGACTTTATTCCTTCATTGCAGATTATTAAGGGCTTGAAGGAAGGAGTACAACTTAAGCCAAAACCTAAAGACTCTGCAGTTCAGAAGATTCAGCTAGCATTAAATAATAGTAATACCGATGGAGGTTCGTTAACGTTCGATGGTACTATTATCGAGTCTAGATTGAAAGAAAAGCAACTTACCTCCAAACAGCGGGAAGTTTTCAGGAGAACTAAATCTACTTGGGATATTTCTCAGATTGGAACATTACCCAGTATGATTAAAGTAGATTTGGGATTGTCAAATGGTTCTGTAAACGAAGATGTGCAGATATTTCTAACTTGTACATCTTTAACCTACAAAGAAATTCTGAACATTTATAAAATAATAGTTGTTGATAACCATATGGTTCCAACTATTAAACTGTTGCAAGAAGCTTATAGCTTAATTGTGCAGTAGGATAGCGCCATCATCTAATGGTTAGGATTCAGGCTTTTCACGCCTGCCATACGGGTTCGAATCCCGTTGGCGTTACTATGTACCCCAGCAGCGGAAGTTGTTGGGGTATTTTTTGTTTAATATAATTAATAATTGATGAGAAAAACATTTGAGTTTGTAAAGGTTGGAGGAGTCTGGTTCTATTGGTGGCCAGATTATGACGGAACACCAGAGGAACTAGCAATGGTTGGTGGTGCAGATGAACTTCTTGATTCTCTAGATAATAAGTTTGTTAGATTGCAGATGGTTGACCTAGCTGCAGCTAAGATAACGTTGTCTAAAATTGAGGAGGATGAATGTGGAGCAACTTACTTATGCAAAAGTAAGAATTACAATGACAGGGTATGGATTTGTGCTGTAACTCTATCAGTATTCGGGGAATATCCTCAAAATATTTACCTAAAAGATATGTAAAAAATGAAAACGTTAAATGAGATTTTAGACAATTACAAAGACTATGCCGTAGTTCTCGATGACCGTTTCGGTTCTAGATTAGCAAAGTTTTTAACAGAAGAGCAGTTAGAAAAAATAGGCTTCAAGTACGATGGTGATGAGCCTTATCCAGAGCCTAAGGAATGGACTAGAGAGAATATCCTAGAGCAACTTAAGTCTGACGTGGAGTTTGGTTTTGAGAAGGCTCTAGACCAGAGAGGCATTTCAGCTAGCCTAATGTTCTACGTGGTACTAAGGTGGAATCAAGTTCTAGAAGAGGGCTTAGAGAATTATCCTGAAGAGAATTATGCTATGTATGGGTTGCTGCTGTAAAGTATGGATGGGAGAATCCTATAGGCGACGATAATGGGGACGAAGAGTTCTACAATGAGTAGCGCTATGAAGGAATCTTCTATACTTAAAGCAATTTCTGACGCTATTGAAGAATACGAGGAAAATCAACAAAGACGAATAGACCTGTTAGAGAGTAAAATTCTGCTATTTGAGAGAGAAAGGGAGGCTTTTATTCGGCATTTGAGAGAAGGAAACATTCAATTATTAAAGGATTATCTAGGAATTAAAGATGAGTAAGTACTATTTAATTAAGGAATGTAATAATATTCCTTTTATCTTAGGACAGTTCGATAGTATTGAAGAGGCTGAGGCCGCTCTTCCTTCTACAAATAAGAAGGGAGCTAAGCACTTTGTCGTTTGTTCTACAGAGCAATTAAAGTCAGCAAGGGCGGCTATATCCTACTTACAAGAAGAACTTAGAAAGAGTCGAGAGGAGGTACGGCAATGGAGGGATTTAGAACTTAAAACAAGGCTAGATTTCTCAAACCAAATCTGTGAATTATCGAAGATAGCTAATCTAACTGTAGAGGACCTAACTAAAGTATTGTTATGATAGTAAGTTCTCCTTTTGATAAAGATTTGCTTGGACATGAGATAAGGGGTGTAAATACATCTTACTACGGACTTTCTGCATTGCAGGCTGTAATAAATCATGACGGAATCCGTCAAGATATTGCAAAATATATGTATAGAGACTGCATTGTAGATGGAGGACGAAAAGGAGTAATCATAGGATTTGAGGATAATAATCAATTCTTTGATTACTACTATATAGTCTATGTGCCAGAGCTAAATACTACTGTATATCAATTAGCTAATGATGCGAGATTTATTAATTCAATTGAGATATGAAAGTATATTATATTTCAATTCCCACGGCATATGACGGGCAAGTCCCTATAAACTATGAGAAGATCTCTCCTCTTTTTCTAGAGAAGAAAGACGCTATAGAATGGGCGGTAACTCAAAATTACTGGGATATTAGATTAATAGAAGAAGAAGTTTTATGAAAAAGAAAGTTTTAATTATCCTTATGATGAGTATTGTATTCGGATTTGCAACTGGTTATTCTTTGCATCATCTGATACATTTCAATCAGAAACAGGAGGAAATGGTATTGCTGCCAGAGCATCCATTCTACTTATTGGATGAAGTAAACGAAGAAGTATTGTACAATACTTTGAAGCATTACGATTTTCCAAATCCAGCAATTATAACAGCTCAGGCTGTTCTGGAATCTGGCAATTTTAAATCGAAACTTTGTAAGGATAATAACAATCTGTTCGGGTTGTATAACTCCAGAACAATGTCTTACTTCAAGTTCGATAGTTGGATAAGCTGCGTGTTCGCTTATAAGCAATTTATCCTTAGTAAGTATAACCCAGAAGAGGATTATTACAAATTCCTAGACAGAATTGGCTACGCTGAGGATTCCTTGTATGAAAGTAAAGTTAAGGAATTGGAATTAGATATACTTAATAAATATGGAAGCTCAAATTGAAGAAGCTATCAAATTTAGAAAGAAAGCTAATTTCAAGATATTAACTAGATTAAGTCAAATCATTGACCAATATCCTTATCTAAGATTTCACCAAATTCTTATTATATATAAGATTAGTGAGCTGGGAGTGGATAAGTTCAATGAGGAGAGTGTAGAAACTTTGAAGAAGCTAGAGCATGAAATGGTGGAAAAAGGAATTAGTAAGATTACTAGTAATAGTTCTGATGGGAACAATACTATTAGTAACTAGGGAAGTAACGGGTTTTGAGACCGCAGTTATGACTGGTCTAACTATTATATTATGCAATCAAATATTTAACGAATAAAGATTATGAATTTTAAAGATTTCAAGAAAGATGTAGAGTCTGCTTTCAATGCTATGATTGCAGATAATTTATTTGTAGTTAATGTAGACAAAGACCTTTTGTGGATGAGTTATCTTCTCTCCTTTGAGGACGAAACAATTCGGCAAGATCACAATTGTAATGCTTGTAAGTCTTTCATACGTCACTATGGTAAGGTAGTCGCTATAGACCCTCAAACCTACAAGGTGAAAACCTTCTGGGATGATGTTCACACTCCTGGCTATGAAAAGACCGCATCTGATTTAGCTAAGCTCGTTAAGGAAGCTGGAATAGGAGATATATTCATTCAGGATGTTAATAAGTTTCACGGTTGTGACCATAATGTGCAACTTCTTCCTGATGGAACTACTAGAACTTGGACTCACTTGTACGTGACTATTCCTAACAAGTTTAAATTCAACGAGAGAGTACATCATTTCGATTCTGCCGCAGGTTATCGCGGAGATGTTAGAGCTAGAGCTGGTGTCTTTGAACGCTCTCTTTCCGAGCTTAAACTAAGTGCGGTAGAAACCGTAATTGAGTTGATAGAGGATAATAATCTCTATCGCGGAGAAGAGTTCCTAAAGACTCTGCAAGAGTTCAGAAGAACTATGCTTGAGGCCGATAATCTCTCACCAGAGGTTCGCACTAACTATTGTTGGTTTAACTTCAAATCTCCAATAGCTAAAATTAGAAATACGGCTATGGGAACTCTACTGATTGACTTAAGTAATGGTGTAGACCTGGAAAGAGCTGTTAAGTCTTATGAGAACATTATGGCTCCATCTAACTATAAGAGACCTACTGCTCTTATTACTAAGAAACAAATTGAGGCTGCTCAGAAGAAGGTTGAAGAACTTGGGTTAACTGATGCCCTTCCTCGCCGTCATGCTCGTGTAGAAGATATTTCTGTAAACGACGTTCTGTTCGTAAATAGAGACACTCGTGCACGTATGAAAGGAGGTATATTTGACTCTTTAAAAGAGACCTCAACGGTTAATCCTAAAGAGTATACCAAAGCTACTGAAATTTCAATTTCGGAGTTTGTAACTAATGTATTGCCACACTCTAAGGATGTGCAAATTCTTGTTGAGAATAAGCATATTCCTAATTTTGTTACCCTAACTGCTCCAGAGAACCCTGATGCAGGTCAGCTGTTCAAATGGAAGAACAACTTCGCTTGGGTGTATAATGGCTCTATGGCGGATTCATTCAAGGAGAAAGTAAAAGCAGCAGGTGGTAACGTAAATGGATTCCTAAGATGTTCTCTACACTGGTTTAACTATGATGACCTTGACCTCCATGTAACAGAACCTGGTGGTAATGAAATCTATTACGGGCATAAGAGAGGATTAACTGGTGGTACACTAGATGTAGATATGAACGCTGGTTCTGGTAAAACCAGAGATGCAGTCGAGAATATTATCTGGACTGACCAATCTAAACTCAGAGCAGGTCGATATGAAGTGCGTGTGCATAACTTCTGCAAAAGAGAACATATAGACTTTGGATTCGAGGTAGAAATCGAAATCAATGGAGAACTTCATAAGTTCAACTATGATAAGATGGTGTCAGACAGAGAATATATTGCGGTAGCAATTATCAAGGTAGATTCTATTGGTAATATAACCCTAAGTCCGGTAATTGCCGAAGGTGCAACTTCATACAAGTCTATGAACGAGTGGGGCATTGATACTATGCGTTTCCAAACTGTTTCTTGCATCATGTATTCTCCAAATTATTGGGAAGGTAATGAAATAGGAAACAAGCACCTATTCTTCATGATTGATGGATGTAAAAATCCTGACCCAGTTCGAGGATTCTTCAATGAATATCTGAGACCCGATCTCGAAAAAGATCATAAGAGAGTATTCGAAGCTATTGGCTCTAGAGCTAAAGCAGAATACAACGATAACCAGTTGAGTGGACTAGGATTCTCTAGTACGTCTCACGACGAGGTTGTAGTTAAAGTTGATAATAAACCATTTAAAATTAAATTCTAATTATGTACAAACAAGCGTCTAAAATGAAGTTGCGCTTTGCAACTAGTAAAGGTAATTTGAGTGTGGAAGATTTGTGGGACTTAAGTCTGCCTGCATTGGACAGACTGGCAGTGTCCTATGACGAAGAATTAGCCAAGAGTCCTAGAAAATCTTTCATAACTAATGATACTCCTAGCAATAGCGAACTGGAGTTAAAGTTCAACATTGTGAAAGATGTTATCACTGATAAGCTGAAAGACAAGGCCGCTAGAGAAGCAGCTAAAGATAAGGCAGCTGAGAAGGCACGCCTGACTGAACTGCTGGCTAAGAAACAGTCTGAGAAAATGGAAAGTATGTCCGAAGATGAAATCAGACAACGACTTGCAGAACTCGGATAATTGTGTCGTATTGAAAACAGTTAGTCCACAAATCTTAGATAAACTAAGGGAAAGTGGATTGACTGTTTGTACGTGTTGTGAATTTCCTGGTACAGCCTGGTTAGTATTCAGACCAAATATGCCTACATCGGATATTCACGGTGAGGGGTATGATTTCGAAGAGATAGGACTTTTTGGAACAGAGGCTGTTCTCAAATACTTCGAAGCTAACACTCCGAATTATGTAGATTGCGGAACTGATGTCGATAAATTTATTAACATTTGTTTGCAGTTTAAATAAGTTAACGGTTTTTAACTTTGAATTTAACACTTGTACTGTTATTATAGTAAGTTGATTAGCGGTACGTGAGTATAGCTAATTACTATGCCCGAATGGTGGAATTGGTAGACACGTCAGATTTAAGCTCTGATGCCCAGTAATGGGCGTGTGGGTTCGAGTCCCACTTCGGGTACTAATTTAATATCAATAATATGGAAAGATATATAGAAGAACTTATTGAAATATATAGAAAAAATACTCTAAAGTCAGATGAAGAATTAGAATCTCTGAAGAGTTTACTTAGAAATGTTCATCGTGATGGATTTATAGCAGGAGAAGAATCAATAATTAATGTTGTGGATAAACTAACAAAACGTAACTAATATGAACAGTGTATTTTTTGGAAATGAAGGGTTGACTTCTACGTCAGCAAACTTCTATGCGAACATCGCACAAGAAATGATTCAAGCAGCACAGGAACGCTTGAATAATGTGAAATTCTTTCAAGTATCTGTAGCCTCTATCGGTGGAGGAGAAAAGCAGTTAATGACAGTAGGACAAAAGTCCCTTGACTTTATAAAAGATGATTTGGAAAAGGTCGCTGCCATGAATAGTTTTTGTGCTTGGGTACGAGAAGCTATTAAAGAGAAAGAAGGAATGATTGGCAAAGTATCTGCTACTATGCTTGATGATTGGGCAGAAAGTCAGGGAATAGGACTGCCAGAGCAGCCTAAGTATCCAGAAGCTCTACCTTCTCCGACTGAAGAGACTATCATAAAGTCGTGGGATATTAACAAGAGAAATAAATTCCTAAGATTAGAGGCGTTTGCTTCTACCTATGGAAAGTATATTCATCCAAAAGGAGCCTTTAGTAAAGCACGAAAAGAAGTTCATGCAGCTGAGAATTGTCCTATCTATAAGGAAGGCTCTGGAAGAGATTTAATTCTCTACTACCAAGACCCTACCATCGAAGTAGAAAAAGTGGACAATATGTTCATGTCTCTTCAAGACACCTATCGTTCTTACGAGAAGGAGTTAAATGCTCTTAAAGCTGAGCTTAAGGAGGAGGTTAATAAACTTTCTAACACTCAAGAACAAGAGTATCGTGAGAAAATGGCTGAATTTAAAGCAAAATACGACAAATATACCTCCGAATTAGGAGAGTTGAGAAGTCGTTTCAATAGTTGGAAAACTTCTGAAATGGAACGTATTTCCAAACTAAAAATCGCTTTGCCTAAGAATCTTTTAGATATTTTCGAAGAGATTAGGAGACAAGGCGACTCTTCCTCTAAGTAATTAGAGGACTTCCGTAGGAAGCTAACATAACATACTTAACAGGAATAATTATGAACAGTATATTCTTAAATCCGCATGGATTTAATCTTTATTCGCTGGCTACACAAAAATTTACAACCTACTCTCTAATTGAGAGTCTTTGTCTTAGTCTTTGTTAGTGTAGCTAGGTCTTTGACTACGGCTTCATCTTTGCCTACGCGTTAGCTTCCTACATAGCTCGTCAACCACGTGTTGAAGGAGTTACGGAATCCCTTCGGGATTCTAGCCTTTTGCTTCAGTTACAAGTAATCTTTAAACTTGGTGACTATTATCCCAAATTCTCAACAAGATGAAGAGGGAGGTTGACCAACCTAATAATGGTACAAGCTCTTCGGAGTGATAGGAGTGGGAAAGTATCTGGTGAAGCACAGATACTGGAACCACTCTTTTTTTTGATAGATAAAATGATTATTAACTAATTTAAATTAAGAAAAATGAAGAAAGTACTATTGCTTTTCGGAATGGTTGCACTGATGTCTGCTTGTGCAGGTAATACAAAGACTCCAGAAAACGATTCTATCGCAATCGTTAAAGAAGTTGCTGACACAATGAGTGTAGACACTCTAGGTGTGGATAGTCTTGTAATTGATAGTATTCAGTAATATGGATTTTATCGCAACCAGAGTCAATGAACTCTTAAGTAGGGTATCTCCTATTAAGCGATGGCTTATTTCTGATGTTACGAATGAATACTATCGAGCAGGATATCAAGATGGTCAGAAACTAGTCTACAGAAATGTGTTAAAGGGAAGCGCATTGAGAGAGTTTATCGAAATTCTAAATCATTGCGGAATTAAATTTAGTTACAACTTACGTAAGGGTGGGCTACTGGTCAGTGTAAGAACTGATAAGTTGTCCAACTTACAGAATCTTGTTAATTGTTACAAAAATGAGCAAAACAAAGAGAACAGTCCTGACAAGGGATGATTGTCCCCCATTGGAGGAACAATACAAAAGCATTATGGAGAACTTTGATTTTGATAAGGTTCTGGAGTATATGCAGTGGGACAAGAGTCATAGAGAATATGATGACGAGGGTCGCTGTATAGGCAAAAGTACATGGAAAATGTATGTAGGTCCGAACGAACACAGAGTTCCCACTCTTTACGAACTATCCAGAAATGCTAGCGTACTACTAAGAGAAGTAATGAAGCTGTACAATGACAACAAAAGTCCTTATCTTTCTATAGCTACTGGACCATTCAAGGTTATTTGCAGATATGGGATGCTGGAACTTATAGCTTGCCTAGAAACTTGGAGTTATGATTGAATTTAATCAGATTTTTTGTGAGGATTTGAAAGATGATTTCGAGGAAGCTGGTAGGCATGAGAGAAATTTCGAGTTAGACGAGTTTATTCAGAAGGATTTAAGTAGAGCATTTGCGTTTGGTTATTGTCATTTAGACTGGATAAAGGAGAAAATGTGGTTTCCTGTTCCTATTAGGAAGGCTTTACGGCATTTAGGGGACGACCTAGAAGATTTTGCTCCTCAGCTTAAATGGCTTAACGAAAAATATGGTGCTATAGGAAAGAGAGTTAGAATTGTTGATTATGCAAACTATATTTTAGATAATATATTTTGTGACAATCAAGACGATTTGCTAAAGATAGCAATATTACTCGGAACTAACATGAGAGTAAATACTGCTGATGAGCAGGCTAGAAGTGTTCACTGATGGAGCTTTTAGCTCGTCTAGAGACACAGGAGGAGTAGGAGTTGTATTCGTAATTGATGGGGAAAAAGCCTATGAATTTAGTAAGATGATTCCTAATACTACTAATAATAAATGTGAGTTGTTAGCAGTAATTTATGCTCTAAATGCAGTAAGTCGTAAAATCGAATCTCTGACTATTTACTCAGATTCTCAGTACGTCATAGGATGTGCTACTAAAGGATGGAAAAGAAAGAAGAACGTAGAGTTATGGAATTTATACGACAAGGTCTTAAATAAGGCAAAGCAATTTTGTCCTAATATAGATTTTTGTTGGGTGAAAGGACATACTTCAAGTTCAGACTTCTTTTCTCAGATGAATAATCTCGCAGATAAATTAGCAGTTGAAGCAAGTCAGGAATATGAAACTAAGAAAGAATAAGAATAAGAAACTTATCAAAGAAGCTATGAAGTTTTATCCATTCGATTATGGATTTGTTCTCTCTTTAGAGAAACAAGCCCTAATTAGAATGTATGAATACTTTAAGGTATCTAGAATTGCGGAAGGCAATGAACGTGTCGAAAAAGAGCTAAATCTAGCACTAAAGCTATTAGATATTGTGCTAGAAATAGATTCTGCGTATCACCATGACTTTAGACCTGGGTCAAAGGGATTTGTAGATAGACACATAAATACTAAAAATTGGAATCGATTCCACCCTAAGGCTGCTGATCTCGATTGGAATACTCCAATCCTTAAAGATTATCTGAGAAGAGAAAAAGCCTGGTACTTATACAACAAACTAAAGTTTGAACGTATGAGGTCTTGGTGGGATTAATTTAATTAATAGAATTATGAAGAAAATTTTTAGTATTATTTGTTTGTGTTTAATGTGCGTGTTTGCTAGCGCACAAGTTGTTGAAACTGGAAGTTTGAAAGATAACTGGTATGTTTCTGGTAATGTAGGTACCACAATTTGGGACAACTCAAGAAGTTGGGCTGAACCTCATGATGTATTAGTAAATATTGCGGTGGGTAAAGAAATTACTCCTATCTTCGGACTAGAGTTAGATATGATGGCAGGTATGAATCAAGGCAGTAAAACGTTCTTCGATTCCCATAACCTTACAGCTAATGTAACTACTAATCTAACTAATCTTATTTGTGGATACGAAGGCTCTAGACGTTTATTTGAGCCTGTATTACTGATAGGTGCTGGTTGGTATCATACTTATGGTGATGTTTATAATAATGTATCTGCAAGAGGTGCAATTAGATGCAACTTTAATATTACTGATAGTTGGGCACTAAATGTTACTCCAGAGTATATGCTACTTCCAAAGACTACTCCTCTAAATCATGAAGTAAATGTTTATATAGGAGCCACTTACCGGTTTAAGTCTAATAAAGGAAACTTTCCTATGATGAAACTATATAGTGACGCTGAAGTAGAAAGTCTTAATGCTGCTATTAACGAGTTGAGGGTTAAGAATAGCGAATTGGAATCTCGTAAACCAGTAGAAATAATTAAGACTGATACTATAGTAGTTACTAAGGTAGAACTTCTTACACCTAAAATTCAGTTTTTACAGAACTCTTCTGAAATCTCTACAACTTCTAATGTTGCAGTATCGGAGTTAGCAGCTTATATTTCAAATAGTGGTAAGTCATATATGATTGAAGGATATGCTTCTGAAGAAGGTCCAGTAGATTTTAATGACAACTTAGCTGTAGCTAGAGCAGAATCTATGAAGAAGGCCCTTATCAGTTATGGCGCTCCAGAGGATAAGCTTATAGTTAAAGGCTGCGGAAGCACTACTGAGTTTGGAGATAGAGAATTTAACAGAATCGTAATCGTAACAGAACAATGAAATACAAGAAAAAAGTAAAATGGTTAAAGGATAAACAGGCATGGTGGGATAAGCAGGGAAAAGATTTCCAAGCTGCAACCACTAGACCTGGTTCCGTTAAAACTCGATAATCTATGTTAGCTATTATACTAGCAATAGTCTTGATAATCGCCTTTATTTATTACGACCCATATGTAGATATTACAGAGGATAATGTCTTATTATGGTATAATGGTAAGGGATATAGGGAATACATTATTCTGTGGTCCAGAAATACTAATTAAGTATGGACGTAAAGATTATGTTGATAAGTGATTGTATAGGAGTTGTGCTCTATGCGCTCCTATACTATACACTTTATCATACCTATGAACTAGATTATTTAGGTTCTGGAAGGTGGAGAAGAATATCTGTGCCTGGTTGGGCTGTAGTTATAGCCCTAGTGAGCCTATGTCTTCCTCCTGTAGCTGTCTCGCTTTCTATAGTAAGCTGGATTATATATATGCTTAAGTTTCTCGGCGATAAATATTACGAGGTAGACGTTTCTTTTATTAAGTTTTTATCAAACTCAATACATGACACGAATATTTAAACATCTAATTAGGATTATTAAGCATAAATACTGGGTAGCACGCTATTGTTTCCAGTTAGGTCTTTATTGGCAGGGAATAGTACATGACTGGTCTAAGTTTAGCTATACTGAATTTAGTAGGTCAATAAAGTATTGGGACGATACTATTAGTCCTCTAGCTAATGAGAAAAACATACACGGATATTCTGAAACCTTCCTACATCATCGAGGAAGAAATCCACATCACTATGAATATTGGGTTCATAGTTTAGATGAAGGAGGAGTTCCAGCGAAAATGCCAAGAAAATATGCTTTGGAATTAGTCTGTGATTATCTGGCTGCTGGGAGAACCTATAATAAAGATTTTACCTATGGGAGTGAGTACAACTGGTGGATTAAATTTCTAAGTTCACCTAGAGCTATACATCCCGAAACCAAGGACTTCGTAACTAAATGCTTTAGGCATTTGAGTGCCGGAGGTAATATTAAATATTTATTGAAAATTGACTATGAGTAAGATAATAGGGCAAGACAAGTTAATTAAGGAAGTTAATAGAATATTTCAGGTATTTGTAAATAGTAATTGCAAGATAAGACCGCACTTTATTCTTACAGGTGAGAGCGGGTCTGGTAAGAGCTTTACTATTAAACAGTTATGTGATATGAATGAACTTAGCTTTCTAGAAGTTAATGCAGCTCAAATAACTAAAGAGGGTATTTCTGGAAATAGTTTAAGCAAAATTCTATCTCCACTTGTTAACTATAGTCACACACCTATTGTAGTCTTCGTAGACGAGTTTGATAAACTTTTCATCAACGGAAACACTAATAGCCAACTGGCTAATGAATCTACTGCCAGTGTACAGAACGAGTTTCTCAAACTTTTAGAGTCTGATACTACTAGTGTTTTTGGCGATTATGGGAAGTACATATCAGTCCCTATTGATAATGTACTATTTGTGTTTGCTGGAGCATTCAATAATGAGCCTCACATTACATTAGATAGACTAAGAGACTTTGGAGTTAAAACAGAGTTTCTTGGAAGAGTAGGATTAATCTACAATACTAAACCTCTCACTCTAGAGGATTTGTATTCTATCTTGGAGTGTTCAGACTTGTTGCAGAGAAAATTTCTTGCCCAAGCTGAAGAAAGACATTATGGCTCGTGATGGTAGAGTAGTAATCCGTCCTGATAGTGGAGACCCAGTAGATATAATCTGCGGGTTGAGAACTAATCCTCACTTCAATACCAGAATGAAAGAAGGTAAGTATTATTGCTGCTATGCTCCGTTTAACGACGATGCAGAGTATGTTGAAGTGTCCGAAGGTCAATATTATGGGGCATATTATATGCTTGGTAAAATCTTCGGATGGAATACTACTTCAAAGGATTACCGTTATCCTAGCACTAAGGTTGGTCTGCTTTATGGAGATTCTATTACTCTGGAACGTCAAAAGCAAATCTACTTGAGATTAGAAAACGCTCATATGGCGGCTTGTAATCTCGTTCTGGGAGTAGGTTCATATTCCTATCAGTATGCAAGTAGAGATAGTCTTGGGTTTGCTATTAAGGCTACTGCTTGCGTAGTAAATGGCGAATTGAAAGAAATCTTCAAACATCCTAAAACTGATGATGGTACTAAGAACTCTTTGAAAGGTTTGATTGCTGTCTATAAATGTCTGGATGGGAAGTATACTGCTACCGACCAGGTCTCAATCGAGGAGGAAAAAGAGGGATGCTTAGAGACTGTCTTTGAAGATGGTATCTTGAAGAAAGAATATTCTCTTGAAGAAATCAGACAAAGAATTGACCATGGACTTTAATCATCCTTTTGGGAAAGAAGCTTGCAAGAAACGACTATTAGAAGAGTATCATAAATACGGAAAGCTAATAGTCGCTTTCGATTTTGATAATACTATTTTCGATTACCATAATACTGGCGGAGATTATAGTTGCGTTATAGAACTACTTAAAGAATGCTCACTTCTAGGTTTTGAAATGATTTTATTCACCACTGATGAAGATGATTATAAAATTATGGCAAAGCAGACAATTTGTATGCGATTAGGAATAGCAAATATTACTTCTAATACTTTATCTGCTCCAAACATTAGTAGTTCTATATTCTCTAAATCTAAGAAACCTTATTACAATATCCTCCTAGATGATAGGGCAGGTCTGGAAGAAAGTTATGAAATCTTAAAATATGTAGTAGATGAAATTAAACTTAATCAACAAGGAAATCAGTGAAATTAAGTACGATGTTACTAGATTTCCTGATGGAGAGCCTCAGTTTTTCCTTACTGAGGAATTAAACAGAAAGGAATCTATTGATGTCATTTGTAGAATATCTAATACTGAGGATTTATTCCTCTTAGTGCAAGTAGGAGATATTTTAGATAGACAAGAAGTAGAATGGGATTTACACATTACTTATTTAATGTCTATGCGTATGGATAGAGTAATGAGTTTTAATCGTCCATTCTCCTTGAAAGTAGTATGTAATATGTTAAATAGCTTAGGCTATAGAAACATATATGTTCTTGAGGCACATTCTAGTAGAACTTTTCATCTTCTTGGTGACAGATGTTTACCTTGGGAATTTGGACACCACTCTTGGATTCCAGCCCAAAGTAATATCGTGTTCCCAGACCATGGGGCGAAGGACAGATATGGAAGTAACTATTCTCACTATGGTTATTTAGTCTTCAAAAAGGAAAGAAATCTAGAGACTGGAAGAATTGAGTCCTTTGAAATAGAGGAGTCTAAGAATTGCTACTATTCTACATTTGTGTTCATTGATGACTTGTGTGATGCCGGAGGAACTTTCCTAGGAGAGCTTAAGGTTCTCAAAGAGAGATATCCAAATAGCAAGTTTATCATAATCGTATGTCACGCAGTTAATGATAAAGGTCTGATTAATATGTGTAATAATTTTGACCAGGTTATTGTATCTAATTCTCATAGGGATATTAATTATCGTCCCAGCAACGAGAACTTAACTGTAATAGACGTTTGTAAATAACAAAATAAAAATGGTAATTGAAGGTCCTTTTTACAGACTTACTCCCATTAGTGAATCTTCTCCGAGGTTTGACTTGGAATTGTTGTATGATATTGGTGGGAAAAATCCGAGAAAAGAATTTAAAGTGGAAGGCTATGGCTATCCCCTAGAAGCTGCTATAGAGCGATGTCGCCATTATGCAGTAAGAAAAAAGTTCGGAAAAGATGAAGTTATAACTTTAGGTAGGTACTTAGATGAGTTTAAAAAGGCAAAGGAGGAAATTAAACTCGAAGTCTCAGGAGATTCAGGAGATTCTAGCGGAGAGGCTGAATAAGCTTTGTAGATTCTTAGATGAGGAATATGACGTTAATTGTGGAGGGTGTTGCTATATAGCATACTGTCTAGCTAGGCTACTAAGTAGAGATAAATTCAAGTTCAAAGTCATTATTTACGAGGATTATGAACTAGAAGAAAAGTTTAGCGAAGTAGCGAGAAGTCATTATCATTATGCGATTTCTATTGGAAAGTACACCATAAACGCAGCAGATTGTGATGATGACGATAGCTTTTGCAGAAATGTGTATACTGGCGTAAAAGCTTCCGAACTACTATCTCACTATCAGAAATGTAGCTGGAATGACTGTTATAATACTCAAAAGAATCAATTCATTTTTAAGACTATAAAGGTGTTTTATGACGACCTCACGGAGGACTTACGAGAAGGATAAACAAATTGTGCATACGCACGATAAGTTTATCTACTGTAGTTCAGTATATCAAATATGGAGCTGGGGAGCTGCTCTAATGGAAGAAAAATACTACTCTTCTAATAAACCTATTGTATTGAAAAAGAATCAACTATGTTGTAAGAGGAAGAAGTACTCTTTGCATAGATTCTTTGAATTACAATTTGCTCCCGAAGAATATTTAATTAATAACGGTTTTAAAATTGTAGAAAATGAAACAGGATGTGATTGAGTACATGGTAGACTCATTTGTAGACTTTAAGGGTGAAGAACGTAAAATTGTAGCTTGTGCTTTAAGTCAGGCTGCTGAAGTAAGTGAGGATGATTGTGTCTTAGCAGTAGGTTGGGTAGCTCCCGATGAATACATATGCACAAATGATCCGGACTATGCTAGAATCTGTAGAGTAGTAACCGTTGGTATTGCAGTATGTAATCCTAGTGATACCTTCGATTTGGCTAAGGGACAGAAGAAGGCTTACGATAAGGCTCTTCATGATCCAAAGTGTCCAGCTATTTATACTACATCTAGAGGTGTAGCAGGTAAAGTGCTGGTAAAAGCATTCTTGGAACAGGAGCTTACTTTCTTGAAAGAAAATCCAGAGCGTATCATTAAGGGGTATAACCAAATGAAAGCTCGATTCGAAAGAAAAGAAGCCCTCAAGAACGAAATCAAAAATCTCTCTGATAAAGAGAAGCAAGCTTTGAATCTAGCTAAAGAAGGTATAGATGTAGTTAAATGCGCTGAACTGGTAACTAAAGCCAAGGCAATAGGCGTTGAGCTAAATGAACAGGACTAAGTTTTGCTATATCTTAATAGCCTTGATGGGATTGCTAATTATTTATTTGCTAATACCTAAGAAGGAAACCGCAGTTTCTCCGCCTAATGTGCAGGAAATAGTAAGGGATTCTATAATTAGAGATAGCATCTATATAGTTAACGATTCCATCGTGGAGAAAATTAAGTATATAGACAAAGAGTATGATGAGAAAGTATCTACTATTATGTCTAGTTCTGATAGCATCAATTTGTGCTTTTTCTCAGAATACATCGACCGTTACAATAACCAGCGAGCAACTAAAAACAACTAATCTGATATTTGCCGAGCATCAGAAGTTGTCTGAGACTGTTCCGTTATTGAATAAGCGAATAACTAATCTAGAACTAATAAATAAGAGTTGGGAAAAAACGGATTCTCTTCGTAGAGTTCAGTTACTGTATTATGGAAACATAATTGAAGATAAAAATAGATCTATTGAAGGTCTTAATAAGTCTTTAAAAAAGAAGCAGAATGTCATTAAATATGGCGCTGCTGGTTCATGTGTATTAATATTATTATGCCTATTACTGAAGTAATGTTTAAGGACAAAGATGGTTTTCACTACAAACATCCTGAACGTAGCTGCACTAGGTGTAAGAATTACCCTTGCTTGCCTAACATGGATAAGCTGCAAGGAGACTTCGCTTCTTATGGTTGTAGGAAGTTCGAGGATATTAATACATTTGAAGTGTGGAAACCAAAGAAGTAACTTACCATGTCAAATTTGTTGCTGAATGTGAGGACGGGATGGGATACGCTAATTATGTCTTTGAAAGGCTAGAATATGATAATCTAGATTACAAGGATATAATGTGTGTTCGATTCCCGAATTGGAACCAGTGTTCTATGAAATTAGGAGATGTCGGCTATGTTTCACTAAGATACGTAGAAGAAGGCATCGATAGATGGTACGATGGTAAAGATTTTGTTCCATACAAGGATAGTAATATAATTTTCTTGAAATTTATTCATGAAAAGCCTATCATTGAAGATGGACAAATATTATTAGATTAGCATTAAAAAGGAGATAAACTATGAAGTATTTTTAAAGAATAATTTATGACTGTATTAGGAGATAAGCTGAGAGAGGCTTTGAGCGATAAAGCAAACGACGTTAATAGCTATGTATGGAAAGGACCTAAGGTAAATGGGGTCCAGGAGGAAATTAAATTGGTAGACGCAGGTTATGACCAGCTGAGACGATTCTACAATCATTGTGAACAAATGTTGTACAACTCTGATACCAAGAATCCGGGTCGTGTAACATTACTCGGAATTGTGTCCGACCAAATACAAAGATGTCGTGCAGAGCTTCTTATTAGATGGCTTAGAGCTGAAAAGCAATACACAAACACACGTTGTTTGGAAGACTTGAAAGCTGTTATCAAAAACAATAAGGAAGTGTTAACTAATGAGGCTATTAAGGTCTATCCAATTGGAGAGATTCTTAATGGAATCCCTGTAGAGTTTAGAGAAGTACCAGTAAGTTTAGTTATGGATGCTTGTTTAGATTCCTTGGGATTGTTTGACAACTCTCATTTGACGCTTAACTTCATTGTAAAAATGGGACTGTGGTTTACACAGCAAGAAATGCAGAAAGACTTGTATCGTAAAGACCCAGTGACAGGTAAAGCTGTTAACAGACTGTTAGTAGTAAGTAAGGAACTTCGTTTGAATCCTTCTATAGCTCTGAAAATCTGTGATACTGGATTAAGTTATGCTGAGTTTAGATCTATGTGTAGATTGAAACGAGATAAATATGCTAACTTAACTAGTGATCAGCTCAGACTGCTATCAAACAAAGTTCTTTATCGCTTCCAAAATCAATGCGAGAACCAGGCTAAACAATGGAAGGATAAGATGGAAGAAATCAAGAAAGTTGCAGAACTTAAAGGATGGGACATCACTAGGAATATAGATTGATGAAAGACCTCTTTACTCCTGTTACTCGTGATGAGCGACAGGAGCAATGTAAGAGAGCCTGGTTATTACATAAAGGAAGAGGCACCATAGAAGCCTGTACAGGCTTTGGTAAAACACGATGTGCTATTAATTGTTTAAAGGCTGTTCTATCTAAATATCCTACTATTAGAGCATTGGTAGTAGTCCCCACGGAACTTTTAAAGAATCAGTGGATAGATATATTAGATAAGGAAGGTCTAGGGTTAAATACAGAGGTGCAAGTTGTAAATACTACAGCAAAGAATGGATACGAATGTGACTTTTTAATCATTGATGAAATCCATAGAACTGCTGCTGAGACTTTACAATTTGTATTTAGTAAGGTTAAATACAAGTTAATTCTTGGACTAACTGCTACTCTGGAAAGACTTGACGGTAGACATACTATAGTCGAGAAATATTGCCCTGTAGTTGATAGCGTAACTATTGAAGTAGCCAAAGCCAATGGTTGGGTATCTGATTTTACTGAATATCAAGTAATTATCACAGCAGAAGACATCGAAAGCTATCGAGAGCAAAATAGGGAATTTATAAGACATTTCGAATTCTTTAACTTTGATTTTGGACTCGCAATGAGTATGGTTGGTAAAGACGGCCTCAGAAATAGGCTTAATTACAGAAACCAGATTTGTAGTAGTTCGGATAAAGCTGAGCTGTCTAATGCTTTGAAGCAGATTACCTTTCATTCTACAGCTTTTATGAGAGCTTTACAAGCTAGAAAAAAGTTTATCCATAATCATCCGGCTAAATTAGAAGTGGCTAGGGAGATTATTGCTCACAGAGCAGACAAGAAAATTATTACATTCTCTGCTAACACTGCAATGGCAGAGAAGATAGGAGTAGGATATGTTTACACTGGCAAAGAAAGTAAAAAACAAAACAGAATTACACTTGAGGAGTTCGCCCTACTAGACAAGGGCGTGATTAATAGCTGTAAATTGGCTATTGAAGGTTTTGATTGTCCCGGTCTATCGGTCGGGATAATGCTTGGAGTTGACTCTAGTAGCACAAAAAGCACTCAAGCCGCTGGTAGGGTCATTAGAAAAGAAGGTTCTAAATACTCTGAAATATTCACATTAGTGCTAGAAGATACCGTTGAACAAGAATGGTTTAAGAAGTCTCATCAAAAGAGCGAGTATGTTACTATTGATGTAGATAACTTACGAAAGTTACTTAATGGAGAGCCTTGGGAACCTTACAAGAAAAAATTGCAGAATTTTACCTATCGTTTTTAATTATGGAAACTTATTACACTAAAAAAGAGTTTAATGAGATGAAGTCTGCTTTGACTAAGAAGTGCAAAGCATTGGAAACTAAAGTTAGTAAGCTTACCGCTGAATTGAAGGAATTAAAGAAGGACTATGCAGTACTTCTTGAAACTGCCAGCGAAAAAGTTGAGGACTAAAGTTTATCACGTAACCAAGTTTTAACGCTTTAACAAGTAAACTAGACTTGGTGTATAGATTAGTAGAAAATCTATTAATTTGTACACGTGAAAAATCTTGAACTGAAACAGCAACTTTTGTTTTGTGAAAAATATAGCATAAACCCAAGTGAGCTGTTGTTGTTAGAAATTCTTCTTATCGCCCAAGAGGGTGATGAACCCGAAATTGTCCACGAGTATTTCTCTTCTAGAGTATGCGCTCGTGGTTTTACAATAGAACTATTAACTGGACTTCGCGATGCTGGAGTTATTCATAAATCCTATAAGATTCCTGAGAAAGGGTCTGTATTTAACCCACTAGATGTTCCTCTAAATAAGTTAGTTGTGAAAGACTTTTATAAGTGTTCATTCGACTTAGGTAAGGAATTGTGGGATACTTATCCATTATTTGGAATAGTTAATAATACACAAGTGGGTCTGAAAAGCGTATCTAAGAAATTTGATACAATTGAAGACTTCTATAGGTTTTATGGTAAAACTATCAGATGGAAGCCAGAAACTCATAACCATATTATAGAGTTAGTTAAGTGGGCTAATGAACACAATATATTGTGTACCACAATAGCTAATTTTGTAATAGACCATAAGTGGGAAGAACTAGAGACATTAAAGAATGAAGGCGGAGTTAATTATGATTCTATGAGATTACTATGATTTCTGATAAACTTCTCAATGAAATTGATAGAGGTAGACAGGGACTAAATCATGGTATTTCTATGAAACTTCCTAAGCTAGAGAGTATTATTGATGGAGTTACTAGGGAAACCTATACTTTAATTCTATCAAACTCTGGTGCAGGTAAGACTTCGTTTGCCTTATATGCTTATGTATATCGACCACTAATGGAACATCTTGATGATGATGATTTTAAGGTATTATATTTCAGTCTTGAAATGGGAGAAGTAGCTTTGTATATTAAGCTGTTATCCATATATATATTTGAGACCTATGGAATCCAACTATCTTTTAAGAAGATATTGTCAAGAGAAAAAGAATATATTTTATCTGATGAGCATTATGACTTAGTTAAGCAATGTATGCCTTGGATAGATAAGATTAGTAAGAAGTTAGAAATCTATGACAAGAAGGTAACTCCGAAGAAGGTATATGCCATCTTGAAAACTAGGTTGGAGGAAATGGGAACCTTTTCTGAAAGTGAAACCCGCCTCGTCTATACTCCAAATAATCCTAATCTTATTTATAATGTAGTTGTAGACCATATTGGTCTTGTTGGTACAAAGCCTGATATTGATTTGTTGTCTAGCTATCTTCTTTTTCTTAGAGATAAGTGTTTTATTAGTCCTGTAGTAATACAGCAAGCTAATAGAGAGCAGGGAAATATTGAGAGGTTTAAACAAGGCAAAAGTGCGTTTACTATTCACGATGCTAAGGATTCAGGTAATACTGTGCAAGATTGTAATATCATGATTGCATTGTATAATCCTCACAGAGATGGATTGAAGACTTATAAACATTACAATATTGAGTATCTAGGCTCTTATTATAGGAGTATTATGGTACTTAAGAACCGATATGGGGATTGCGATGTTGAGGTTGGAGTAAACTTCTTTGGATGGATTAATATGTTCTACGAGCTGCCGAAGCCCGATGAAATTTATGATTATGAGAGATATACAAGTCCAAACTATATATTAGAAGATAATAGTTCTATTGTAGAACAGGAGCTAGATGATATTACAGAATTAGATAATTCAAATTCGAATTTTAATTTTGCATTAGAATAATGGCTGCTGAAACAATTGCTATCGTAGGTGAATCAGGTACTGGAAAAAGTACAAGTTTAAGAAATCTTAATCCCGAAACTACTTTTATTATAAGTACTACGGGTAAACCCCTTCCCTTCCGTGCATGGAAGAAGAAGTATATTCCCATCAAAATCGAAGGAAAGAACGTGAGTGGTAACTACTATGTAAGTTCAAAGTGGGACCAAATACTGAAAATTCTTCAAATTATTGATAAGATGATGCCGCACATCAAGCAGGTAATCATTGATGACTTCCAATATGTTCTCTCTTATGAGTTCGTTGATAGAGCAACTGAAGCTGGTTATACTAAGTTTAGTGAATTAGCTCAACACGCTATGGAAATTCTGAGATATTCAGAAAAGATGAGAGAGGATTGCAAAATGATCTTCTTGACTCACTCAGAAAATGTTGGAGACAACGTTAATCCTAAGTATGTTATCAAGACTGTTGGTAAGTTGCTGTCTGAAAAAGTAACCTTGGAAGGTTTGTTTACATATATCTTCTTTACTAAAGTAAACGAAGGAGACTCCGGTAGAATGGAGTATAAGCTTATCACTAACAATGATGGTAGCTGTGTAGCAAAGACTTCTTTGGGAATGTTTGAAGACTTAGAAATTGATAATGATTTGGATGAGATTATTAAAGTTATTGACGCTTATAACGAAGGGGAATAATGAAATTAGACATACTGTTTCACTATGATGTGAATGAGCAAACGGGTGAAATCACCTATATTGGTAAAGAAGAAATCCATGTTGACACCGTAGCTACTAAGAAAGCTGCAAGTAGTAAATCTTCATCTGCTAAGGTAGATGAAAATCCTGAACCTATTATTACGCTTGATTCTAACAAGTTGATTTTAACCCAAGGGGCAGTAGACTTGTTACAAGTCTGTGCAGATTGTCGTGTAGACATCAAGTATAAGAAAAAGGATAAGAAGGCAGTTCCTATTATTGGAACCGATGCTGCTTTCGGTACTAAGGCTGGAAACAAGCTGACTAAAAGTAATACTGTAAGTTATAGAGGAGCTGCTAACGAAAAGCTTTCTGCTTACGGTACTGTCTTTAAGTTGGAACCTACAGAGGATAAAGGAATTTATTATCTGATAGGAGACAAGGTACAGGAGTCAAATCCTGTGCCGGAAGAGATAATTGATATCGAAAAAGAACTCGATATAGAAGCATTAGATAATTTAAACATAGACGAAGATGACAAAAACTTAGAAAAATTTGATTTTAATTTGAATTAATTATGGCATTTAATTTTGGTATATCAGCAGACTCAGCAGTAAGAAACACACGTCGTCCTTTAACCCCTTGGAATATCCATGATGTAAAATTCATGGGTTGCGAAATCAAGGAATTTGATGGGAAGAAGGACCCAACAGCCCACTATAAAGTTTTGTCTATCAATTTTGAGAACGAAGATGGTTACTTCTCAGTAACTCAATTCTTCCCGAAAGCTGGTGATGATGAGAGACGAGAATTTGATAGTAAGAATGGTGGAAAGGTAGTGATGCCCTCCAACTTCGAAACTTTGATGGCTGTAGTTAAACAGACTGCGCAGATTCTTAACCCTGCAGGATTCGAAAAGATGCAAGCAGCTAGCTCTAAGTTTAAGAGCTTCGACGATGTAGCTAAGGCTTTGATTACAATCACTGAGAAGGTGAAGGGAACAGAGACTAAGTTGAAGTTGATTGGTAGAAACCGTGACGGTAAGGTAGTTGCTGATATACCGCGTATTGTTGGTATTAACAAACAGGGTGAGTCGTTCATTTCTGATAACTATATTGGCGATAAGCTGTTCTTCTCTGACTATGAGGAAGGAGAACGTCAGAAATATCTGAAGGCTAAGCCTACTGAAATGAAGTCAGAAGATCCAATTGCAGATGTAGCAGGAGTAGACCAAGCTCCAGCAGATGATTTGGACATCACTGACTTACTCTAATGATTTGTTAGTAGAGTAATTCATAAATTCCTTAGTGACCATGTTTGATTATACTTTTGAACCAAAAATTACTAAGGAATTTCTTCTATCTAAAAACAATGAGGAGACTTACATGACTTATTATCTGGGCATCCCAGTTAAGAAAGGATTGTTCAAGTCTCCTTTGCGTAGTGACAGTCATGTCACTTGCAGTTTCTTTAGAGGAAAATCTGGAAACTTGTATTTTAAAGACTTTGCTTCTGGAAAATGTCTCACATTCGAAGGAGTAGTTATGGAAAAGTATAATTGTAACTACCACACTGCTTTAAGGATTATAGCTAAAGACTTTGGATATACGAAAGATTCTTCCGTAAAGAAAGTTGCAGTGAAAATCCAGCCTAAGTTTGAAGAAGAGAAACAAACTTTTATTCAGATAGAGGCTAAGGATTTTTCAGAACCTGAGTTGAAGTGGTGGGGAAGTTTTGGTATAACTAAAGACATCCTATATAAGTTCAAAGTATACAGTTGTAGTACTGTATTTTTGAATGGGAACATATATGCACAATCTGCCCAGCATAGTCCTATATATGGCTACTATTTTGGAAAGAAAGAGAACATCGAGCAATGGCGAATTTATATGCCAAAACGAAAGGAGTTTAGATTCATAGGTAATGTTTCTACTAAGACTATTCAAGGCTATAAACAATTAGCTAAGACTGGAAAACTGGTAGTAATAACTAAGTCTATGAAAGATGTAATGTGTTTATATTCTTTAGGAATACCAGCTATAGCTCCCAACTCTGAGACTCAGTTTGTTTCTGACAAAGTTTTAGAAGAATTAAAGCAGAGATTCAAATACATTGTGTTGCTATATGATAATGACCTAACTGGAGTTCGTTTTACTAATAAGATTAGGAAACAACATCCAGAATTAATCGTATCAATGATTCCCAGAAACACAGGAGCTAAGGATATAAGTGATTACTATAGGGACTATGGAAGAAAAGCTACTCAGGAGTTGATTAAGTTAACTATTGACAAATTTAAAAGAAATGGTATTTTACGTAGTAATTAATGATACTGGAGAAAACTTTATTTCTGGAGACGAAGAAGCACTAATATCCAAATTTCCTAGACAGACAGTATATAGGTGTGAGCTTCCAGCCGGAGCGTGTGTAAATATACAAGACTTATGGGACTTTATAAATGAGCAACTCGTTATTGACTAGAGAAACCCTAGAGATGTAAAGTCAATGAAAAAATAAATAGAATAAACGGAATGAAAAAGTAGACTAATACAAGTGTTACAGCTACATTTAAAAATGGAGAAAAGAAAACCTTCGAAACTATAGAAGAAGCCTCAGAAGTAACTGGCTTAGAGATAAACTCTATTAAAGCTAGGGCTAATAAACCTGGCTCTGGAGCTAAATCGAAAGATGGAATTACCTTTGAATGGGCAGATCCTGCAGTTAGAAGAAGTAAGCAAGCGAAGAAAAGTAAACAAAAAGGTTCTCAATATGAGTTAGAAATAATTCATAAATTGAGAGATGTTGGATATGAAGGATGTGTATCTAGTAGAAGCCAGAACAAACTGGCTGATGCTGACAAAATAGATATTGTTGATATGAACAATGAACTTCCAGTTAATATCCAAGCCAAGTTTACCCAAAATATGCCAAACTATTTTGACATTAGGGACGCTTGTAGTGATAAATCTAAACCGTTCTGTATATGTTGGAAGAAGGCAGGAAAGAACGGGGCACCTAGCGTGGGTCAAGTAGCTGTAATACCTATAGAATATTTTTATGAATTGCTTAAGAAATGAAAAAGTTAATAGTTAAAGGTCCAATTCCTACGATTAAGAACTGTGTAGTTAATGACTTTGATGATGAATATGCTCTTTATTTAAGGACAGCTAAAAAGAATTGGAGAACAATGGAAGCATTCTCTCTTGAGTTTGATTCCACTTTATCTGATTTGAAGAAAAGTCATTTCATCTACGTAGATAGAGAAGACCTAGAGCTATTAATAAAGAAGCGATTGAACGTTATTGAAGTAATCGAGTTATGAACATATATTTATTTCCATGGCATACAGACGAAGTCTGTACTATTAGCAAAGTAGTAGCAAGAAGCTATGAGGATTGCGAAGAGAAGATAAAGAGTATGTATATAAATAAATACGACGATTTAGATGATCTTCTGGATTATGATGATTTCTGTATAGAACTTGCTGAAAAACATGGAATATATTTAGGAGACGTATCTGAGATAAATGAATTTATGTAATCCATTAAGGATAGCGTTAGACTTGGATGACACAATCTTCGATTTCTGGGGAGCATATAAAACACTATTCCCTAGAGAATCAGATTTAGTCGAGCACGTAATTACACGAAACGTAGTAAGTCTTCGCTACAACAAGGAGTTTTGGGAAAATTTACCCTTGCTAGAAAAGCCAAATTTCGAGCCGCATATTTATGCGACTAAAAGAATTAACAGTAAAACTTATACTCGAAATTGTCTAGCTAAATACAATTTACCCATAAGACCTATTTATCAAATGTATTATCAGCACGGAAACAAGGCTGACTTGATAAAAGGCAAATGCGATGTATTAATCGACGACAGTATTAGTAATGTGACTATGGCAATAAACTCTGGACTTCCAGCATTGCTAATAGATAGGCCACATAACCAGAATGGAGATCCTTTATTCCGCATTTATAGTTTAGATATTGACGAAATTAGATTTGCATATGAATTAGAATTAGCAACTTTAGGATGGAATTAAAAGATATCAAGCTTAGGCCGCTGCTAGACACACTAAGATTGGAGAAGATAAGTGATAAGGTATATTTTTCTGAACAGTACAGTGGATACGTTAGTAATTCCCGTTTAGGATTAATTAATCCTCGGCAGGATGGTAATCCAGATAAATTCTTTACTGGGTTTAAAAATACTTTCTCTTCTGCTCTGGAACTTGGAAGCGCTGTACACGAGTTAGTGCTACAGCCAGATAGTTTTGAACTGTCAGAAGACATTGGTAAACCTACTGCAAAGTTAGGAGCAATGGCTAATGAACTCTATCCCGTTTTTCTGAAAGGAGAAGTAACATTTGACGATGTAAAGAAAGCATCAGACAAGGTCGAATATTACAAGGGAAAGCTTACCAAGGAACTAGCTAAATCTGTGATTGAAGCTTCTACTAACTATTGGAAGAATAGACAGCTAAAAGAATTTGATTTAACACAAGATAAGGAAATTATATATCTTGACAACAAATCACTAGAAATCGTAAAGTCTTGTGTATCAGCATTAAATAGCAATAAGCAAGTGCAGAAACTTTTACATCCTGAAGGGATAACTAAAACACCTATTTCTGAAAATGAGCAAGCTATTTTATTGGACGTGGAGGCGACCTGCCCTAATGGAAAAAAGTTTATCTTACACCTGAAGTCCAAACTAGATAATTATACAATAGATACAGAAACTAACACTATTGTAGTGAATGATATTAAGACGATTGGAAAAATCGTTAGTGAAATTGACACCAATATCAATAAGTATCACTATAGTAGGGAGTTTGCGATGTATTTATACCTTCTGAAGTTGTGTGCTGAAAAGTTCTATAACTTGGAGAATCCAAAATTGCAAGCTAATTACTTAGTAGTTTCTACCATTCCGAACTTTTATAGTAAGGTTAGGCCAGTTACTTATTTGGAATTGCGACAAGGATTTCATGAGTTCAAGACTCTTTTGAAGTATGTAGCCTATCAGATAGGTTATAGAGACTATTCTCTTGATGAACGACCTTCAAAATATCAGCTTTGAACAATTGTCATCAATTTACTCAAAATACTTTACCTTAAACTACCTAGGGAGCAATATGGGTGATAAACTAGCCTGTATTGCTCTTACTTGTTATATAACTAATGAGTTAAAGAAAAAAGGTCAAAAGGTAACGTGTTATGATGTTTTATTGAAAGTCGGAAAAGATTTTAGGGAAGGAGAAAAAAATACCTTTCTGAAGTCTTTAGGGGCTATCTGTGAGGATTTAATGTACGGGTGTACCACTTTTCTTGACTTTGGTATTAAGCCGAAAGATATGCCCAAACAGCTCCAGATTTTGCTCGACAATTATGTACCATTTTAAGAGATTTTTAGTTAAGAGGATTTTAACGTCCTTTAACATAAAATTAACATTTGAAGATTAGGGTTTCTATGTATGATGATGTATAATTGATTACATCAGTAAGGGAAACAATACTGATTAGATACGGAAAAATAATTTCAGATTATATGTTAATGATTTATGTTTAAAAATTTTATTTATTATGAGTACAACGATTTTGAATTTTAAGAAAGTAGAAGTAGTAGCAGAAAGCAAAGAAGCAGCAATCGCACAAGTTGAAAGCACATTATTCCATGTAAATGGTGATGCAACTCAGGCTTACAAAAATTGGAAAGCTAAACAGACCAAGGGTATTACTGAGCGTGATGTAAAAGAGTTTATGCTTGAATATCTCGCTAAGAAAGGCAAGAACTGCCCCGGTGCTGGTTATCTGATTACTATTGAATCGTCTGTTACAGACACTCGTGAGCGTCCGTACAAGATTGACGATGTTAAAGGTGATGGAAAGCGTAAGTTTAAGACTTTCTACAAGTGGATTGACAAAGAAACTAAGACTGTTGTTTGCCAAGTTGATACTAACAAAGCTGACGCTAAGAACGCAATCAAAGAATTGTATAAGAGCGGTAAGTATAAAGGAAATGCTGAGTTGGTGAAAACTAAGGATGTTGTTGAAGGACAGGCAGTAGTAGCAGCTGCACAATATACTCCTTCTAAGAATACCAAGAATGGTACTTGGTTAGCTTTCGGTATCGAAGCCTAATTTCTTGAAAGATATACCTTTAAAAGGAAGATTGCCTAAGGGTGGTCTTCCTTTTTTTATTTTGAGATAAGCAATATTTAATAGATATTAAACGTAATTTAATTATGGAAGTGTAACAACTAATTAACAATTAAATGGAATTTACTCCTATAACAGGACTTCAGATTAGAATTAATTTCTATACAAACAGAGGTTGTGTGCTTGAAGATGTAATAGAAAATCATTTCTATAACTATTTTAGCTTAGTTAATCCTCTAATAATCGGAAGAAAAGAATCCATCGCGGGAAAACCTACAGATGGAATAGTTAGGTTCTATGACGAAAACCGGAATGTCAAGTTCTGGATTCTTCAAGAAACTAAAAGAGATATAGGTATTAACTCTGTTTTCGTACATAGGTCTTTATTACAGGCTATGATGTATTTAGGAAACGTGTATTATGATACTAGTACTCATTTAGGAATAGATAATTTCAATGGAGTATTTCTCGATTCGGCAAGGTATTTTTGCTACATTCCGAGAAGAGAAATAGATACTCTAATGGAAAAATTTGAACCTTTATGGCGCAAATATTTTCGAGTTTCACCTTCCAAAGCATACAAAGAACCAGAATTAGAGAGTTTTGCAGAATTAGCTATGTATTCTCTAAGGCATAGGGTTAAAGCATTGGATGAACACTTTAGATTAGACCTCCTATTAAAGGAGATTTACTATAATAATGTTTAAATATGGAATTGACGATTGAACAATTGATGCAAGGGAAAGCAACTAGAATTAAGGATAAAGAGTATTTTACTACTGAAGCCTATGTAACTCCGTTTATAGACAGAGTATCTAAAATGACTGATAATTTTATCATTAATGCTAAGCCTGCTGACCAAATATCGCTTACTAAAGATGGGGAGATTAATTTTGATGATGTAATATACAATAGAGTTTGGATTCAAGGTGTTTTGCCGGACGAATATGCTTGGGATAATCATAAAAGAGTAATTAGTATGATTTATGCCCTTGATACTCGTAAACCATTAGTTAAGTTCTATGTAGGAGCTTTAAATATGGCTTGTCTAAATCTTTGTGTATTTAATCCAGAAATGTTAAATGTTTCTGAGCTGGAGCCTGAATCTGCTATTAACTATAGCTTTTTGAGAAATGCTATGTCAATGACAGACGAAACTAACTTGATGCTTAAGAAGCTTTCAGAGATGGAATATAAGAAAGATGATATATACGCTGACCTAGGCCACTGGGTTGATAATTGCATCAATTCTAAAATCAATATGGGATTTGGTTCTGTAAAATTAGCTGAATCTGCTCCGATTGACGTTTATAAAGATTTATTTTATGATGAAAAATCTAAGTATTATACGACGGACAATGTTGTAGACGGATTTACTGTGTATAACGCATTTACTGACCTGATTACCCAAGATAAGAGAGATTTGGTTAATAAATTTGAGAAGACATTGTTAATTAAGGACGTAATGGGTATTTAATATGCAGGTAGTAAAAAGAGACGGAAGTTTACAGGAGTTTGATAGTAATAAAATAGTAGAAGCAATATCTAAGGCATTTAACGCCTGCTGCCCAGATGAGAACAGAGACGTTATTAATGCTATGGTATCAGATATGCATTTATGGGATGGAATTACTATTGAAGAAATTCAAGATGTTGTAATTGAGACCTTGAGAGACTATGGTTATGATGATGTAGCCTCGGCTTATTCTCAATATAGAAGTGAGCAATCTAGGCTTAGAGAAATCATAGCTAAGATTAGTTATCAAGACAACTATATAAATAGTTCTGAAAATGCAGCCACTTCATCTGAAACAGATGGAAATGCTAATGTTGTATCTAAGAATGTTGCTACATTAGAAAGTGAAGACAGAAAGCGCGAAAACAGAGAAATTCAACGCTATCGTATGAAAAAGAAGTTGAAGCTTCTTTATCCAGAACTAGCCTCTCAATATTCTAGAGACTTAGATAGTCATATTATCTATACTCATGATGAAGCTTCTACATCCGTACTTAAACAGTATTGTATGGCAGTTTCATTATATCCACTTATGTTGGAAGGTGTAGGTAATATTGACGGAGTTACTCCTGGTCCTCCTAATGATTTGCAGTCGTTTAGTGGACAGGTTACTAATCTAGTGTTTCTATTGTCTTCTCAATGTAAAGGAGCAGTTGCTGTAGGTAGCTATTTTATTGCACTTAACTATTATATTATTGCTGAATACGGAGAAAAGTGGTACGAGAAGCTCGACTGTATATGTACTTCGGAACATTCTCTTATTAAGAGAACTATCGAAGATTCCATCCTTAAAGCTTTTAAACAGTTTGTTTGGGGAATTAATCAACCTGCTGGAAACAGAAGTTATCAATCTCCCTTTACTAATGTTTCGTACTATGATAAGACCTATTTTGAATCTCTATTTGGAGAATTTTACTATCCAGACGGAACTAAGCCGGAATGGGTAGCAATTGATACTTTACAGAGATTGTTCATGTCTTGGTTTAATAAACTTCGCTTGAAACAAGTTCTAACATTTCCAGTAGAAACCTTTGCTATGGTGCATGACGGTAAAGACATTATAGATAAGAACTATAAAGACTTATGTGCAGAAATGTATTCTCAAGGTCATAGTTTCTTTACCTATATCTCAGACAGTGCAGATAGTCTTGCATCTTGTTGTCGTCTTCGTAATGAATTAGCTGAAAATACATTTAGTCCTACCTCTGGTATGACTGGTGTAAAGACAGGTTCTTGTAATGTTATTACTCTGAATATTAACAGAATTGTCCAAGATTGGGCTAGACAAGAAACTACTTGGTGGAGTGAAGACGGAGACAAAAATCTCTTGCATTGTAAAGATAATGTTGCCCTACTCAAAAAATATCTAATAGATATTCTAGAGAGAGTATACAAGTATCACATTACCTATAAGACCATGCTCTATGAGTGGGAGGATAAGAAGATGTTTGCTTCTTCAAATGGAGGTTACATAAACATCAAAGACCTATATAGTACTATTGGGCTAAATGGTCTGAATGAAGCTGCTGAGTTCTTAGGAATGAAGGTATCTAATAATCCAGAATATTTTGAGTTTTTACAGCTCATACTTGGAACAATAAAAGAGCAGAATAAACTTCATTCTATCCATGACAAAAAGCGTCCCTTCTTATTTAATTCTGAAGTCGTTCCAGCAGAGGGACTTGGTGGTAAGAATTATAAATGGGATAAAGCAGATGGCTATTGGGTTCCTGAAGATAGGAATCTGTACAATAGTTACTTCTATAATGCCCATGATGATACATCAGTGTTGGATAAGTTTATACTTCATGGAAGGCAGACTTATCAGTATACAGATGGAGGTAGTGCAGCTCACATTAACTTGGAGGAACATCTGTCTAAGGAGCAATACTTGAAGCTTATAGACTTTGCTATTCAGCAAGGAACTAATTACTTCACGTTCAATATTCCTAATAGTAAGTGCGAGGATTGCAAACATATTGTGAAAGCCCCCATTAAGGTATGTCCTAAATGTGGAAGTGAACATATTACTCAATATACCAGAATTATTGGCTATCTAAGACCTATCACTGCTTTTGGTAAGGATAGAAGAATAGAAGCCGAGAAAAGAACATATTCTAAAGAAGTAAATTAAAAATGAGTAAAATTTTAATTATTCCAGATGTTCACGGAAGACCATTCTGGAGAAAAGCAAAAGAGAAGATTAATAGTGTGGATAAGGTAGTCTTTTTAGGGGACTACCTCGACCCATATGGTTATGAAGGTATTACTAGAGAGAATGCTATAGAGGAGTTTAAAGAGATTATCCAATTCAAGGTTGATAATCCCGATAAGGTAATACTACTCCTTGGAAATCACGACTGTGCTTATTGCTATGATTTCGGAAGTGCTTCTAGGTATGATTACGCTAATGCAGAGCTAATTAAGGAAATGTTTGAGAATTTCAAGTCTCTATTCCAACTCAAATACTTCTCGGAAGGTATTCTATATACTCATGCTGGAGTTACTAATGATTGGTTAAAGAGTATGGATTTTACTATTACTGATCTAATTACTAAGCCTGAGGACTTTCTAGTTGGCTTCCTATGGGAAGTATCTCGTATGAGAGGAGGATGGTCTAATACAGGCAGTATGGTATGGAGCGATGTCAGAGAAGGAGATAGAGAGTCTACATATTATCAAATATTTGGGCATACTCAATTGGAATCAGAACCCATTATTACTGACAAGTTTGCTTGCTTAGACGTAAGAAGACCTTTTATATTAGATACAGAAACTAAAAAGATTGAGGAGTATGCTTAAATATGTTGATGCCAGAGTAGTCTTTCAGGAAATTCCGGATGAGATTACATTAGCTATAAATATATCTAACTGTCCTTGTCATTGTAAAGGATGTCATAGTCAATACCTAGCCGAAGATATAGGTAAACCATTAATTGAATATCCGCAGGGGTTCTCTGATGATTACATTATTCATCTAGACGAACTAATTACAGATGGTATTTCGTGTATAGCATTTATGGGAGGGGATTCTGACCCTCACTTAGTAAATGTGTTAGCTAGTTTTGTTAAAGATTATTATCCGAATTTAAAAGTGGCATGGTACTCAGGTAGACAAGAACTATCAGAGCACGTGAATATGAAGCATTTCGATTATATCAAGCTAGGTCCATATATTGAAGAAAACGGGCCTTTAAATAGTAAGACAACTAATCAAGTTATGCTTCATATAGATAATAGCTGTGGAAAACCCATAGTTAAAGACATAACATCACGTTTTTGGAAATGATTCTTAAGGTTGCATATGATGATAACAGTCAACATCTGGTTGACGAATTAAAAAAGGTTCTTTCTAAATATCCTTTAGTAGAATTACAAACTTACCATGAAGGCTTGTTTAAGGAACGTAAAAACGCCTTCAAGCTTAAGGGAGGTTTTAGCGCTAGACATACTCCATTTGCTGTATTAATTGATAATGATGCAGCTCCAGTAATGGCATTCTACAGTGAAGCTAATACTTGTACCATAGAAGAGATAATGAAAGCATTAAATAATCCTGTAGTGTATGGTAGAATTGAAGGTTAAAGATATTATTGAAAAGAAGAAACTTCTGATAAAAGGACTTGAAGAGAATATCTTCAAGGACTTTACTGAAGAAGAAGAAAATCTCTTGCACTCCAAGCACGGAATGATTAAAGTTAGTCATAGGTCAGGCGCTGGTAAAGTGTACGAAGGGATAACTGGAGCGTTTAAGGTTGGGCTTCCTCTAATTATTGATAGTGAGCCGACTAAGATAATACAGAGAATTACCATGATAGATTGGGACTCTAGTATGTTCCAGGATGCAGATAGAGAGTGGTTTATATTTGAATTTACTCCAATAAGACTCTACGAATTAAGTGTATGATAAGAAAATTTACTAACATCGTTTGTGTATATTACAACGACAAAAATTATATTCCAGCTAAGTATAATTGTCCAGACCTAGAGATTGATGATGTAATTCTCAACCTAACTACAAACAAGGAACAGAATTATGAAAAGATTTCTGAGATTATTGTTGATTATGCCTTTGCTTTGTTCTGTAACAAATCTGATTTAAAAGATTTTTCGCAAGACCATAAGAGGTATAAGAGACAGAACTGGAAATTGCTTGACTTTAGGGAAATAATTAAAACAACAGAGATAAAACCAAAAGATCAGAAATGAAATATGGAGTTATTTTAGCTAGGTTTCAGCCCATTCACAATGGGCACCTAGCTTTAATTAAAAAAGCTTGTTCAGAGAACGATAAGGTTCTTTTGTTAGTTGGTAGTGCTGATAAAGTAAACAAGCGTAATCCTATTCCTATAAAGGTTAGGATAAAATTACTAGAAACTGCCTTAGAGGACGAAGGTTTACTTAGTAGATGTATCATTCACCCTCTTAATGATTTGACTGATGAGTCTGATAACTCTCAGGATTGGGGATTCTATTTATATGCTAACATAGTTAGTATTATAAAAGAGTCCCATTTTAATATCTACTATAGCGATGGATACGAAATTATTACAACATGGTTTCCAAAGTTTATGCTAAAGGGTTATATATCAATGACTCTCATGGCAAGAGAACAGGTAGAAGAAGGTATATCGGCTACTGTTGTAAGAGATGCCCTAAGATCTAATTTAAGCCTAGAAGGACTAGTTCCTAAGTGTGTTATAGATGCAAGATTTTATTTAACTGAATTTATTTTATTACATGAAAGTACTCATAATTAATAAATCAAGACATCAACTTCCTCAGTATGAAACTCCCTTATCAGCAGGTATGGATATTAGAGGAGACTTTAGTAGAATTAAGTTAGTAGACAATAAGCCTGAGAAATTCTTTTTCGATGCTGATGTTGTAGCTATCAGTAAAATTGAAGATCCAAATGGTCCATTTGTGGTAGACAAGGAAGGAAATCCTACTGATAGAAGAGTTCCTAGTATTCCTGTTGCTTCTACTATTGAAATAAAGCCAGGAGGTAGATGTTTGATTCCGACTGGATTGTTTATAGCTTTACCTAAGGGTTACGAGGCGCAAGTTCGACCACGAAGCGGTCTTGCACTAAAATTGGGACTTACTGTCCTTAATTCACCTGGAACCATTGACGCTGACTACAGAGGAGAGATTGGAGTTGTATTAGTGAACACTTCCAATGTCCCAGTTAGAATTACTGATGGAGAAAGAATTGCCCAAGTAGTAATTGCTAAGCATGAAACTATAGAATGGGAAGTTGTTGAAGAATTACCTTCTACTGAACGAGGAGAAGGAGGATTTGGACATACTGGAGTATGATATGGGTATTAATGGTGTTAGGGTTATGTAACTTAGCCCTAATACTTTGTCTCATGCGGAGAGTTGAGGACATTAGTAATCAAATCAAAACTAATTATCACTTTATTGATGATATAAGAGACAAAGTCAAGTATCTAACTTCTCTAATGGATATACGAGTGAATATTCCAGAAGAAATCGAGAAGCAATTTGGTAAGATGAAAAAGGAAATTGTTGTTAAAAATGTATTAAAAGTACCATGACTAAAGAGGAATTGAGGTCTAAAATATTAGAACTCGAAGAAGCTATGAGAGAAGAAGACAGCAAGTCTACCACAGCTAAACTAAGTGATGAATGGGATGAATTAATGAGTAAGTTGGAAGATGTTATCTATGACGAACTCGAAGGTGTTGCAGTTAAGATAGTCACTGAAAGAATTGTTGATAAATACGATGTAGACACTGATATATTAATTGCAGAGTATATGGAAAGTGGAGACCTAGAGGAATCATTTAAGATAGCAGCCGAGGAGTGCGATTGCGGTTGGAAGACAGATATTACAAAAAGAATATTAAAATAATTACTACTATGACTAAAGAAGGATTTGTAAAGCTTATTGAAAATGCCCAGAACTATTCTAAGGAATTGGATAGATGGTCTGATTTTGGAATTGATTTGTTTGAACTTCCTATATCCGAACTCGGTTGGGGATTCTTAAATACAGTACTTCCGGAATTGTTCTCTGATGAAGGAGTGGACTGGGTTAATTGGTGGTTGTTTGAGAAGCCTGGACTATTCAAAAATAGTCTTCCTAATGAAGCTTATGATGAAGACGGAAATATAATTCCTACTGATACGATTGATGATTTGTGGAACTTAGTTAAGGACTACCAGAAATGACACTAGAAGAACTTAAAAAGAAAGTAGTCACTATTACAGTACACAAAAATATTGTATTAGGGGAAGATTTACATGAAGATGATCTGCTAGAGTTTCTCGAACTGCAAGAGGAGGAGGCTTGTTCTGATGAAAGATTATTACAAGCAATAAAAAATGCCTACTACGGAACTCTTAGTGATATTGAAGATATTATCTACGATAACCTCAATGTAACTATTCATGATTAAATATTTGTTAAGCAAAGCCTCAACTGGCAAGTTTAGAGTTGTATATTTATCTACTACAGAGCAGTGGGATGAAGAAAAAGCTGGATTTGTAATTAATAGAGTTACAGGACAGCTACATGGAAAGATGACAGAGCAACCAGAAATAGTCATTACTAAAGGAAAAGCTGGTAGAACGCATAGAGAACAACTTGAGTTGCAGTTTAAGTCTGAGCTTAAGAAATATTTAGATAAGGGTTACAAGGAGCTAGAGAACGATCCCGAAACTTATAGCGAAACTCAATTGGAAGAATTTTATGGAGACATTAAAACCGACCAGAATGGATTTGCAAAGCACATGCTTGCAAAATCTGCAGATAAAGTTAAGGAATCCTCAATCAATAAGGTTAAGTATTGGTATGCTAGCAGAAAAATTGATGGAGTTAGGTGTTCCTTCTACTATAAGGACGGTGAGATTCTATCTGCTTCCAGAGGTGGGGGAAATTATGACTATTCAACAAGCCATATCCGAAACAATGAGAGATTGCTTGAGTTCTTCAGGAATCATCCCACTTACATTCTTGATGGAGAGTTGTATAGACATGGTAAAAGTCTCCAACAAATCAGTGGAGCAGCTCGTCTTGAGAAAAACGCAGTTGACTGCGACTGGCTTGAATATTATGTTTACGATATAATGATTCCTAGTATGAAGTTCTCTGATAGGCTTGAAATTCTTAAGCAGCTTCAGAAAGAACTTAATCTTGGATTTAATCCAGATAAAGATTGGGAAGAGGGTGAGTTACAATTGCAAATAGTCCCGCAGGAAAAGGTCTCTGGGTACGAGAATATTATGAAACTGCACAACCAATATGTTTCAGAAGGTTGGGAAGGAGTAGTATGTAGAAATCCAGATAAAGAGTATGGCTTCGGCAAGCGTACTAATGATATGCTAAAATTTAAATTCTACAAAGATGCAGAGTTTGAAATTACTGGTTTATCAGAAGGTCTTCGGGAAGAAGATATGTGTTTTACGCTAATAACAGAAGATGGTATAGAATTTAAAGCTAAACCAATGGGTTCTAGAGAACTTAAACAGCAATATAGGGAAAGACTTAAGGAGCTGATAGGAAAGATGGCTACTGTTAAGTACTTCTATCTATCTGATGAAGGTACTCCATTGCAACCTGTACTAAAATGTATTCGCGATTATGAGTAAGTACAAATTTGATGTGTCGCTTGTTATATCTGGTCTTAGTGAAGGAGTATTCGAACTGCAGCCTAGTGACTATCTATACTGTGAGGACGAAGATGAGTTATTTGATGAAGTTAACGATACATTGTGTGGTACACTTCGCAAGCATATCAAGTTCTCTAGAGTATACACTTGCGAATCAGACTGGCGTTACCCAAAAGGATTTTTGGAAGAATGGAGGCGATTAAAGAATGAGCGCTGAAGATATAATTATTTTAGTTATCGCTAATATAGTTGGCAACAGCTCAAATAGATTCGGGCAATCACACGAGCTGTATCTTCCAAAGTCTCTAGAGTCAGAAGTACATGATAAGTGGGACAACTGCTATCATCAAGGCAAATACTATATAGCTGGAAATACTTTTAAAATCAATTTTTATGAAGAAGATTAAGTATAGGCAATATTACTACGATGGGAACTTTTCTAACCTAGAGTTAGAAGTTCCCGACGAATGCCGTATCTATGAGATAGGCTTTATGAATACATCTCACAAGATTGAAGAAGGTGAGACTAAAGCTTATGTTTTTCTTTGTCCTTCAGAAATCGAGGATTCTAAACTGCTTTGTAATGTTTATCTATCTTACCTAGACGATGTTTTTATAGAAAACTCAGAAATACCTATACAGAATGTAGAGGAGGCTCCTAGATTTGAAAATGCGTATATGGTAAGATACTACAAAGATGCTGTGGCAGAAAACAAAATATCAGCTATTCTAAGTAAAATAGGAAAGCTCAGTGAAGCTTCTGAACAGGATAGGAGTGACTTACAAGTATTATATAAGGAATCTAAGGGTATATCCGAAATATCTAAGCTTAGACGTATTACTTATAAAGGTATAGAGATAGGTAGTGTGTATTTCAAGAACTGGATAGATGGAACAGAAGTTGCTTCTATGGCTGTTAGTGAATTACCATATGGACGTATATGGTTTGAGGAGTTCTCTAATTCCAATGATATAGTTGCTAAGTTTAAGGAAGAAGCAGATAAAATCTATAATTCTATAATAAATTATTAATTATGTATTTAAGTATTCGATTAGACGATGACAGCGTTGAACTAATGCAGTCTGACATCGAAGATATGTGGAATTATCTGGAACAGGATACGGAAAATTTTGTGTATCATACAGCCTCGTACATAGAAGGTCTAGAGTTGGAGTATTATGCAGATGAGCTTAGGCCGCTATATGAGACATTGAAAAACTTCTTTGAAAATGAGTGATGTAGAAAAACGCTATATTTGGCTAGTTAATCATCTAATCTGGAATGGCTCTAAGCAGAAAAACGGGGTTTATTGGGTAAAGATAACCAAAGAGAATGCAGCCCTTCTTGAAGAGAAATATGAAGTGTGCGATACTCGCGCCTTGAAAGGAGGGCTTAAAGTAAATGTTATAAAAATGTGTGATAATTTTATTGTACTTGATACGCGATGAAATACGAAAAATTTGATATTCTAAAGAAAGCTAAATATTCTATCGTTCCGAATAATAGAGAGCTGTATGTAGTTTATGTAGAATGTGACGCAAACGATGGTGATTACATGAGAGATACTATTGAATTTGATAAAGAATCGTTTGAAGAAGACGAACTTCTCCTATTGGTTTTATCATATGTTAGTAAGTATTCCGGAAGATTTTCTGAGAAAGGATGGAACTCTGCAGGATATGGGCACCATGTAGACGAAAACAAAGATTTTCCTTGGTTGTCGGAGTATCTATCTGAAAATGATATTCGCTGGAATGTGTGATACCATGTGCCATAGCGTATCTCAGATACGTATAGAATATTATGACAACGATGGAAGAAAGAATAAGGTAGAGCTTCCTGATGTAGATAATCTTTTTGAAGACAAACGGGAGTTTGTGGATTATTTAAATAGTCTGTACAGACTGTATTATGATGAAATTGAATAATGGAGGAAAGCTCCCAGACAAGTTTAAAATAGCTAATCAAGAAATAACCGTAATCATAGAAGATTCTCTTCCAAATAACGATTACGGTTATTTTTGTGATGCTACTAACACTATTAAATTAGCGAGAACAGTAAAGTCTGAATATGAAGGAAACGTCTCTATGAGTGATGAACAGCTTAGGAATACATTCTATCATGAGCTGTTTCATGTTTTCCAGTTCTATTACAATAATGAATTTAATGAGATTCAGGCTCAAGTATATGCTAACTTTATGTGTGAATTTATAGAAACTACTGAAGAACCATTTTAAAAATATAAGAAATGAAGTTATCAAAAAGTAAGAAAGCCAATGTCAATTATTTGGCAAAGATTGTAGAAATTAAGAATTTTAGACAACACAGTAACCCAGAAGTAACTAGACTTAAGTGCTGCACTATTGATGGATTTAACATCATTACTGGCATTGATTCCCAGCCAGGATTGTATGTTTATTTCCCAACTGCTTGTTGCATTAATCCTGATTTTCTAAGGTATTGCAACTTGTACAGACATAAGGAGTTGAACAACGACCCAGAACAAACTGGTATGTTTGAAGACAATGGTAGAGTCAAAGCTATTAGACTTAAAAATGAACTGTCGGAAGGTTTTATTATGCCCATTATACAGTTCCAAAACTATATAATGTCCGTAACTAATAAAGAGATAGAAATTGAAGTAGGAACTGAATTTGATATTGTAGAACATGAAGGCAAAGAATTTTGGATTAACAAGAAGTACATCCCTAAGAGACAGCAAGGGCAAGGTGGTGCGCCACGTAACAACCAAACGAAGAAGGTCAAAGGAATCAGCAAGGTCATTGATGAACAATTTAGATTTCACTACGACACAACTCTTATTAAGAAATGTCCTAATGTAATTCATCCAAATGATTTAATCAGTATTACTGAGAAAATTCACGGAACTTCTGGTATATCAGCTTATGTGCTTTGTAAACAAGACCTGAACTGGAAACAGAAAATCGCTAAATGGCTTACTGGAGAAGAGTTCAATAAGTATGACTATTTGTATGCTTCTAGAACGGTAATAAAGAATCAGTTCTATAATAAGAATGTTACTCCTGGATTCTATGGGTGTGACGTTTGGGCGGAAGCTGATAAAATAGTTAAACCCTGCTTGTCTAAAGGTATGACTGCATATTATGAAATCGTTGGTTTCTTACCTAATGGTGGCTATATCCAAAAGAATTATGACTATGGCTGTATGCCTCCTAAAGAAGGAGAACAGTATACTCATGAAAAGCACTTTAAAGTGCGAATATATCGTGTAACATTAACTAATGTTGATGGTGTAGTTCACGAATTTAGTGCTAGGGAAGTTCAACAATGGTGTGCTAAGGTAGGTCTTATCCCAGTAGAAGAGTGGTATTATGGTACTGCCAATAGCTTATATCCAGAACTTAACGAAGCTGAGCACTGGAACGAAAATTTCATGGAGAAATTAGCTAACGACGCTAGATTCTATATGGAGCAAACTTCGCCATCTTGCGATAACAAAGTACCTCATGAGGGAATAGTTATTAAGATTGAGAATATGAAATCTGAGGCATTTAAGCTTAAATGTTTTAAATTCCTAGATAAGGAAGGAAAGGAACTTGACAAAGGTGAAACTAATATTGAAGACGAAGCATGATAATAAGTTATAATGTAGAGGTAGTTAAGAACTACGATGTGAATATCCCTAAGTTAATCGACCAAGTGGTGAAAACACTTAAGGAAGATGAAGAGGGAGAAGTTGAAGGCTGGATGATACTTAATGAAGCGGGAGATAACATAGATTATCATCTGCGGAACTTAGGCTTTCCTGACTCTGATTGTCTAACTGACTATGTCATTGATGATATTTTAGACGAAATGGAGAAAGAGCTAGTAAAACAAGGATATGAATGTTAAAGAGTACTTAACTAGTAAAAAGTATGGCAGTTTGCGTTACAAGCTGTCGTACTTTTTTCATAGTAAAATTCCTTTCCTTTCTCCTGGCTGGAACGAGTATTGTAATCCATGGTATCACTGGTGGAAAGCCAGAAAATACTTTAAACGCCCCAAGGCCCACTTTCTATTTAGAAAGAACTTTTGGACATTTGGACTTCCCATAAGAAGAGACTACTATAGTCCGGTGATAGATATAGGATTTCATGCATTAGGATGGAAGGATAAATGGGACAGTCCCAGACACGAATGGGACCCGATGATTTGTATAACATTTTTCAGAACTTGGCATTTATTATGGATATTTAACTGGGCTACTAAACATAAAAAGGATAGTATTACTGGCAGCATGGCTACTTGGGAAGCTATTCTAGACTATACTAGATATGATAAATCTCTAAGCTATGTAGTAGACAATCATATATGGTCGTATGACCGTGATGGTGAAAAGGTTTATATTAGTATAGTACCTAATATGACTAGAGAAGGACTAAATAAATATTCTGATGAATCCAAACACACTGAGAAAGATACAGAGATTGGAGGCTGGTGAATCGTTTATAACAAGCGAGCCGGGAAATTCAATGCTCCCTCTGTATAAGAGCAATGAAAAGCATCTTGTCACTCCTATAAGGTGGCAAGAATGTAATGTTGGAGATGTAGTATTTTGTAAAGTTAGAGGCGCTTGCGTTACTCATAAAGTATACGCGATAGACTCAAACAAAGGATGCCTTATTGGAAATAACAAAGGGCATATGAATAGATGGACTAAAAATGTTTACGGATTGGCTCATAAGATATGAAAATATGTGCAATAAGTGATTTACATGGATTTCTAATTGATTATATAGAGCCATGTGAACTTGTTTTAATATGTGGAGATATTGTTCCTCTTTATATGCAGAGAAACAAGCCACAGTGTGAGAAGTGGTTGAAGACTGTATTTGCAGATTGGATTAAATCATTGCCGTGTAAGAAGGTAGTATTTACAGCTGGAAACCATGATTTTGTTTTTGAAAATAGGGATTTTCTTTGGAATAACTCTGTGATTAAATTTCCTACAGAAGGAAAAGCTGAATTTCTTGATAATTCTCATCTAGACTATCTAAGTGATGAAGGAAAGGTATATAGAATTTATGGAACTCCGGCCTGCCATGAATTTGGTAATTGGGCTTTCATGTATTCTGATGAGAAACTGGAAGAAATCTATTCACATATCCCAGGAAATTGCGATATATTGATTAGTCATGATGCTCCCGCATTAAATGATTGTGGTATGATTCCGCCTGGTGGGTGGAGTTCTACTCCCATAAATGCAGGAAATGAGGTCTTGGCTAAGGCTATTATAGATAAGAAACCGAAGTATGCTTTTTGTGGACATATCCACGAAGGAAATCATTGGCTACTAGATGCAGGCGAGACAAAGACCGCCAATGTATCTATTCTCGATGACTCTTACGATATTAATTATGAACCTTTATATTTGGATATTTAATACTATTCTGGTCTATATATTTGGAGGATTAGTATTGTCATTAGTAATAGTTGGAATTTATGAGATAATACAGGAAGAAAAGGACTTCCTTGAAACCTACGGGTCTAGATTCATTTGTAAATATTAAAAATTAATCAAATGGAACAAGCTGTATTTCAAAGAATGTTGGGAGAATTTAACGAAGTTAATGAACGTGCTGTTAAGCTCAGAGATTTTATCCTAGGGGATAAGTTCAAGGAGGTTGACAACCTTAATAAAGACTTACTAGTCGCCCAACTAAAAGCAATGGAAGCATATATATCAGTACTATCTATTCGTATTGGTCTTAATGCTCCTAAAGATGAAATTTCAGAAGCCCAGGTTGTAAAAGAAGGTGAGTAAAAAAATCATTTTCACAGACCGTTCTGACTCACTGTTGACGAGTTATCTCAGGGATATATCTAAATATAAGATCTTAGATAGTACTGAGGTAACTCGTCTCATTTGTGAGGCTCAAAAAGGAGATGATGTTGCTAGAGAACAAGTCATAAAATCAAATCTTAGGTTTGTTGTGACTATCGCCAAGCAATTTCAGAATAGAGGTATCCCTTTAATGGATTTAATCTCTAGTGGAAATGAAGGATTAATGAAAGCTATTGATAAGTTTGACCCAGAAAGAGGAGTGACATTCTTGTCATATGCTGTATGGTGGATTAGACAAAGTATCTATAATTCTATATATTGGCAAGCACGAGAAATTCGTCTTCCAATGTCTCAGCAATTATTGGTAATAAGTATACTCGATGCAACTAATAAATTCTTGCAATCGCATGATAGAAATCCAAGTTCCGTAGAAATATCAGAAATGACTGATATTCCTAGGGAGCAAATTGACTATCTAGCACAGTTTTCTAATAAGTTAGTTTCTGTGGACGATTTCATAGGAGGAGATGAAGAAAACAGTCAAGTCTGTGATATTATTCCAGATGGTGAAGACCCCCTTGATGAACAAGTAAATAAAAGCTATGTAACTAAAGAGCTAGAGAATCTACTTTCTAAATTAACAATTAGAGAGCACGATTTAATCTGTATGTTATTTGGTATAGGAATGGCTCCTGTCAATCCTAAAATTATAGCTGATATGTATGGCGTTGGAGGAGAAAGAATCCGACAGATGAAAGAAGGAGCATTAGCTAAACTAAGACGTAGATTTTCTAATCAACTTAAAAATTTATTATAATGAAATTCGAGGAAATTTTACCAGCATTGCGTAGAGGAGAAGTAGTAAGAAGAGGAGTCTTTCAAAGTAGCCTTGTAGTATTTATGCAGATTCCTGCAGAAATTCCTGCACAGGATGTCTTGAAGATGAAATCTATACCTACCCAAATGAAGGTTCTTATGGGAGAATATGAAGCTGGGGTTACTTATCATGACCAGTTCATAATGTATGACTTTTCAGACCAAAGTTGTACATACTATCCCTTTGATGGGGAAGATATGAATGCAGATGATTGGGAATTAGTTGATCCTATGTCATACGACCCTTATGAGGACTTTAGATAATTATCCAATGGGTGCAGCTAATGACCCTAGAGCACCTTACAATGAACCACTACCTACTAAGGTTAAGGTAGAAGTAGGAGTTGAATTAGGGTTATTTGTAGATGTAGAAGTAATAGATGAAGATGATATTAAAGGTGCAGTTGAAGAAGCTATTTATAATAGGTTCAAATCCAAAGATGTTGAAATAAATAACATCGAAATCTATCAACATGATTTATTTAGTAAGTCGGAATAAAACTTTATTTGGGTCTACAAAATACAAAGAAGTAAGTTTCGAGGAGGCAATGAAAATATTGTTGCCTCTTTCTTTAGTTCAATTTGATACTGAAACTAAGGGGTTAGATGCGCATACTAAGGAGTTACTAACTGTGCAACTAGGTTGCAAAGAAAATCAAGTTGTCTTTGACTGGACAACTATGTCAGCAGAAGAGAAAGCTGAGATAAAGAATTATTTTGAGTCTGATAGAGTATTTCTTGGATGGAATTTAATGTTTGACTTAGGGTTTTTATATGTGCAGGATATTTGGCCAAATTATATCTGGGATGGTATGATTGCCGAGAAATTACTTTGGTTAGGCTATCCAGCTAATATAAGAGAAATGAGTTTGAAAGCAGCTGCATGGAATTATCTAAACTATGACTTAGATAAATCTGTTCGAGGTAAGATTATAAATGACGGTCTTACTGAAGATGTAGTAGTCTATGCTGCAGGAGACGTAATGTGGCTAGAAGACATTAAAGAAAAACAAGAAATAGAGCTTGCTAAGCAAGAATTAAATCTTGCTATGAAACTTGAGTGTGAGTTTATCAAGAGTCTTGCTTATTTCAAGCATTGCGGCGTTCATCTAGATGTCGTAAAATGGAGAAATAAGATGGCTAAAGACCTTGTTAAGCTGAAGGATGCTGAGCAAGAACTAAACGATTGGGTAGTTCAATGGGATTCTGAAAAGAGACATGAGTATGACGGATGGGATATTAAATATCCAGAATTGGAATTTTATAACCTTATGGAAATAGAGGATGAAGTAGCTAGACTACTAAAAGAGAAATATGTCCGATGCCCTCAAGAAGACCTTGAAACACCAGACGGAAAGGTTAAAGCTTATAGAAAAAGAGTAATAAGTCAATTTACTAAGGTAGATAATCAAGGTGATTTATTTAATGGCTTTGATACCAAGCCTAAGTGTACAATTAACTGGAGTAGCTCTCAACAAGTTATTAAATTATTTGAATTACTAGGAATTAAAGTCAAGACATTTGATAAGCAAACTAAGAAGGAAAAGAAATCTGTTGAAGCTAAGCTTCTAGCTCCACAGGCTAAAGATTTCCCGATTATTCCTATCTATCTAAAATATCAGGAAGCTGCAAAAGTGGTTTCTACTTATGGGGAGAACTGGTTGAAGGCAATTAACCCTAAGACTGGAAGAATCCATGTAGATTTTCACTCACTAGGAGCTGATACAGCTAGAGTAAGTTCTGGAGGAGGAGTATATAAACTTAATCTACAGAATTTACCTCATGACAAGGAAACTAGAGCATGTTTTACTGCAGAGAAAGGTAATAAGTGGATTTCTGCGGATTATCAGTCTCAAGAAAGTAGAATCATTGCTTCTGTATCTAAGGACGAGGCTATGATTGAACTATTTGAACATGGCTGTGGGGATGTTCATAGTCTAGTAGCTAAAATGTCTTATCCGAATATTATCCCTAGAGACTGCCCTATAGAGGATATAGCTAAATTATATCATGCCCAAAGACAGGATGCTAAAGGTATTGAATTTGCCATCAATTATGGAGGCGATGCAAATACTATAGCTAATAACAAGGGGCTACCGTTGTCAGAAGCTCAAGAAATCTATGATAACTTTATGAAGGGTTTCCCTGGAGTAAAACAGTATCAAGATTATTGTAGAATGGCGGTAATGAGGGATGGTTATATTTTGTTAAATCCCATAACTAAGCATAGAGCATATATATATGATATTGATGACCTCTGGCGGATTTCTAAGAAGTTCAATGACCCAGAGTTCTGGAATTATTACAGAGAAATGAAGAGAGATTCTCCTGGCTGTGATACCGTCCAAGACGTTAAGAGATATTTTCAGAGAAAAGCAGCATCTGAAAAGCAGTCTATCAATTATCGTATTCAGAACAGGGGAGCAATGTGTTTTAAACTTTCCTCTATTAAACTATTTAATTGGATTAAGGAGCATAAGCTTCTTAACATTGTTAAGATGTGTGTTCCAGTCCATGACGAGTTTAATCTAGAATGCCCAGAATCTATTGCCGATGAAGTATCTAAGGTATTAGTTAAATGTATGATAGATGGAGGGAAACCATTCTGTCCTAATGTATTTTTAGGTGCAGATGTTACTGTATCAGATCATTGGATTCATTAACGAATAAGGGGCTATAGTAGTGATGCCAAACCTGAGCCCCCTTGGCCTACTAACAGTGCCTACAGTCCAAGGCGTAATGCTGAGAGCGCAGTTAGGGCATCATTTTTAATTAAATATAGTAGTGTATGAAAAAATTATTTGGTTTATTGTTAATAGCAATTATTGCTTTAAGTTCTTGTGCAGACAGCAAGACTTTTGAGAGAGCTGATGGAACTAAGTTTGTAGCTGAACCTTATGGTTGGGCAAACTAAGAAGATTGAGGGAGTAACCTATGAAGCGTGTATTGGTAACATTGTTTGGGATGTTATTGCTGTAGAAACTATAGTCATTCCAATATGGCTAACTGGGTGGGAATTATATGAGCCAGTATCTTTTGTTGAACCAAACGTCAAGTAATTATGAATGTAGAATTTACAACAACAGAATTAATTACAGATGAAGAGATTCTAAGCGCATTTGGAGAATCCATCCGATTTGACGAAGGGAAGTTTAAGATAGATTCTTTTATTGATTGCTTAGAAGACAGAGCTGACGTAATGGGTCTTTGTATTACTGAGAAATCTAAGAAAGAATTGTTACAACACCTTAAAGAATTAGTAATTAAATTAGTAAGCGAGTTGTAAGTATTGTTTTAATTAGACATAGTATGCTGAATGAGAATTTGATGGATTCCAAAGATATTATAATTGCTAAGTTAAAATTAGCTATAAAAGAGTTTCAAGAGTATGATATTGAGCGTAAGAAATACTATAGTAATGCTCTAGTGGAGCTTGGAAAATTAAAGGATGAAATTGAAGAGCTTAGAGGAATAAATAAATATTCTAAGAGCTATATAGCTATGAAAGATGAAAATAGGAGACTTAAAGCATCTTTAGCTCGGAAAGGCATTAAAGAATTAACGGATTTTTATGATGTTAAGAATGTTGAATTAATCATTCAAAATCAGACTTTAAAAGGAGAAAATAGAAAACTTCGCGCCCGTAATAGCGAGTTGATTAAAAATAATAAAATGTTAATTAATAAATTGAATAAATATGAGTAGTTACTTAACTATATATGGTGTTCCTAAAAATGAAGGTAAGCCTATAGATATTGTTAGCTTTAGTCGGTCCCACTGTATATATAGTGCAATTTGCGATGAAGTTAATGTGGCATGGGCTGGAGAAAGTGAGGTATATACCAACTTGAATACTTCAGACTTAGATGGAGTTATTCATAGTATTGAAGAGGATATAAAATCTTCTGCTGAGAGATTAACTCTATATGAAAAATATGCTGCCAATAATCCAGATTATATTGAGGAGATTATACTCTTAAAGGAGTATCTAGAGGAGCTTACTACTAGTAAAAATTATTGTGAGTTTCTACGGTATATCATATCGTGGACATCTTTAGGCTTTTCTGACTTCAGTCAAATTTGTTGTAACGTAGGTTAACATGAAATTTAAATTAGAATTTACATTTGATATCTCCGATAGCTCGTTATTGATAGACGCTAACGATGGTAGATCTGAAGAATATACTAGTTTAGAAGATGTACCAGAAGATACTCTGATGGACGTGGTATATAATTATCTAGATGGAGTTATAGAAGGTATAACTTACGACCAAATAACTGTTAAGAAATTATGAAAAGGTTTTTAATTCATGTTTCTACATATTGGTGTGGAATGGATGATACATTTAGAGCAGTCGCTGAATCAGAGATGGAGTTATGGGATTTAGCCGAACAACTAGCTTATGATAACTTTCAAAGCTACAGCTGTGAGAACGATATAGCTGAGGAAGAAGGCTATGACCCAGATGAAATGGAAGAAAGTGACTGGGATGGAGTAGACGAGAGTACCTACTATAGTTTTTCCATAGAAGAATGTGAAGATGACGAAGAATGGAATGAATATAGCGGAGAAATCTATGGAGAAGACAAGGTTTTACAATAGAGAGGATTTGAAGGCTAAAGATGTAGCACGTCTTATTAGCATATGGGAAGGAGAAGCTGGAGAGTCTTTTACTGACTATTGTAACTTCTCGCGAGAAGCCGATAAAAACTTCTTACTATTCTTAGCAGAGAAGTATCCAATACTTTACGATTATCATTGTAAGGTTGCAGGCAATGACTGGCTAGACCATTGTATTCAGTATGTAGTTGACCACTGTGGGGAGTATCTTACCCAATGGGTTCCTGCTGAAGAGTATCGTCTCTCCTGGCAGTTAGAAGAGATGGCAATATACCCTCTTGCTGATTTTATTCTAAAGGATGATGGAGCATGGGAGGACTTTGTAGACTTCTTCACAAGTGAAAAAGAAACTGCAAGTGGAACTCCCTATATTGACTGCTATGATATTAGAGAATTATTTGAAAATGGAGATGTTTAAGTTTTACGAAGTAGGAGGTAAGGTACGGGATGAACTTCTCGGCCTTACTAATAAGGATATTGATTATGTAGCAGTTCCATGCGAGGAAGCTTTAAAGGAAAACTTGACTACCTGTGATATGTTTCAGTTATTATGGGAACATTTAATAGCAGAAAAGTTTGAAATCTTCTTAGTAACTCCAGACTGCTATACAATTCGGGCTAGGTTTCCGGAGGGCTATAAGTATCAAGGAGTGGCTGATTTTGTAATGGCTCGTAAGGAGGTAGGGTACATTCCAGGTACTAGAACTCCAATAGTTGAGCCAGGAAATCTCTATGATGATTTATTACGTAGGGATTTTACTGTTAATGCTTTAGCTAAAGACCCTGATACTGGAGAAATCATTGATTATTTTGGAGGTCTTAAAGATATTAAGGAGAAACTTCTTAGGACTCCATTACCTCCTATTATAACCTTTGATGATGACCCTTTAAGGATTCTCAGAGGCATAAGATTCTCTATTACCAAGAGACTACGGGTATCTGAAGATATGTGGCAGGCTATGAAGGCTTATGACTATTTAGACAAAATGCCAGTAGTATCTGAGGAGAGAATAAGGGAAGAACTGACAAAGTGCTTTAAGTGTAACTCATCTTTAACTCTAGGGTGGTTATCTGAACTCACTGATTTAAGAGATTACATTTTTAAGAACACTAATTTATGGCTTAAGCCAACTAGTGAAAAATAAATGTACAATATTATAACAGAACGTAATCTAAGAGAGGCTTTAGAATCAATTCCAGCACAATATACTGGAGATATGGAAAAGATAAAGCAGATTAGATATAGTACAGGTAGAGGAGTGTATATCTGTAAGATGTTGGCCGAGAGGAAAGAAAGTGTGGAAGAGGCAGTTAAATTGTATCACGATATAATGAAAGTAATTGTTAATGGTTGATTCAGAAAATTTATGTAGAAGAGCTATGGAAATCTATGGGTTTCCTGCTCAAGCCGCTATGGTAGTGGAAGAATGTAGCGAGTTAACTAATGCTATATGTAAGTTTAGAAGAGGATGATATTATAACTGAAATTGCTGATGTTATGATTATGTGCGAGCAGCTTTCTAATTATTTTGGAAAAGAAAAAGTTGCTCTGGAAAGAGAAAGGAAATTGACTAGACTAGAAGAACGTCTATCTAAATATGAACAAGTTTGAAAAGTATAGAAGTGTACATGAGTCTTATTGGAGAGTTCCGATAAAGTACTGTACAGAGGTTCCAAATAGTAAGGATTCTAGCTTTGTTATTATGGACTTCATGGGTAAGAACTTACTATGTGCTTGGAGAAACAACAATACTTGTAAAGTCGGAATGCCTTTTCTCTGTAGAAGAATTATAAAGAAAGGTAAATCCGGCTTTATGTATAAGAATAAGTTTTATAGTTTAGAAACTAAATACGGTTGGGTATTTTAAATATGTTATATTGATGGAAACAAGAAAAATAATTATATGTAGAGGAATACAAGGCTCTGGAAAGAGTACATGGGCTAAACAATGGTGTCACGAAGACCCAGAACATAGAGTGAGATTTAATAATGACGATATTCGTAATATGCTAGGAGATTATTGGATTCCTAGCAGAGAGAAATTAGTTAAATGTCTTTATGATAGATTCTTGCTTGATTCTATGGCCCGTAAGTATGATATTGTAATAGACAATATGAACCTAAATCCCAAGACTGTTGCCGAAATAGAATCTGAGGTTGATCTATTTAATAGAGGAGTACGAGGTGAGTATGGATGGAAGTATGAAGTAGAGTTTAAAGATTTCTGGACTCCTGTTGAAGAATGTATTCGTCGAGACGCATCTCGACTAAATCCTATAGGAGCAAAGGTTATTAAAGACACATGGAGACGCTATAGAAACTTTATCATTCACGAGGATATTATGGCAATGAAGGCTAAGGCAAGTCAACAGAATCCCGATTTGCCAGTAGCTATTATATGTGATATGGATGCTACGTTGTGCTTAAATACTAGTGGTCGTCCCTTCTATGGAGAAGGTGCTGCCGAGGGTATGGAAAAAGATGAACCAATTAATGAAATAGTTGGCTTAGTAAGAGCTTATTGTAATTTCCACAATGCAGAGTTAATCATTCTTACTGGTAGAGAAGATACTCCGGAATCTCGCGTAGCTACTGAGAAATGGCTTGATGCGCACCTACTATGTCCAGACATGGTTCTTATGCGACCTAAAGGAGATTATTCAGCAGGACCAGACTGTAAGAAAAAGTTATACGAGCAATATGTAAAGGACAAGTATTATGTCCCTATCGTACTCGAAGATAGTACAAAATGTGTAAGAATGTGGAGAGACTTAGGCATTACTTGTTTACAACCTAATGACGGAAAGTTTTAAATGGATTTAAATAAAGCAGTAGAACATTGTTGGGACAGAAGGGATTATCCAGAGATAATCTCTGATGATGCTGGATTGGATATATCTATTCCTAGATTTATCACTAGAGGCCCATGGAGAGAACATAATCGTCCTAGAAGGATTACCTTAAATGTAACTACTTATATAGGAACTAGTTGGAATGCAGTTCATTACTATGGCAATTTAGACATAGAAGGTATAAGCTTTAGTCAGGAAGATAGTCCAAACACAATGACTATGTGTTCAGAAACCTATGATGCTGAAGAAAAAAATCCTCTAGCTGGAGGAATGTATCATATTGAACTAGTGCGACCGGTTACTCGTGAAGAAATTGAAGAGGATAATTCACGGTGGTGTGGATATGAAATTGGTGACAATACTAATGCCTTCCATTCTCCAGAAGATGTAATAGCTCTAGCTAAGGAAGTATGCAAAGCTCGATTTAAAGGGAATTGGATACTCAAAATTGTAGACTATAGTGGAAAAGATTTAGACGAAGAAATCTTAATTGATAAGTTATGAACAGTTTTAATCTCTACGAGGATGTACTATCTCGTACATGGAATAGGTATTACTATGAAGTAGAAGCCGATACATTAGAGGAAGCTATAGAAAAGGTAAAGGACGGAGAGGTAGATTGCTACGATAGTGAACAACTTTATGAAAGTACTGACGACTTAGCTCCAGAAGAGAACAATGGGTCTGCTACCAGAGAAATTTACCACGAAGACGAGGTCGTTTGGGACAATGCAAAACTAGTTAATAGAGGTGAAATAATCACCCAAGATCTCAGGAATATCTCAGACCAACTGTTTCACATTATGGAATCTGAACCAGAAGAGTTTAGTGCAGGCTGTATTTCGCTTGCATTAGCTAAAGAAGTGTTAGAAAAGTTAGGATGGACTGATACTAACATAGAAACTAATGGCTGGGATATAGACTATTGGGTAACTTTCATAAAGGAAGGAAAAGACTTCAAGTATATAGTTAGTGGTAGTTTATACTACGGAAACATTAATATAAGAAAGGAGAAATGAAAGACGAATTTGGAGATAGAATGAAGCTTTATTATGAAGCACGTTCTAAGACATCACTTATGAGAAGAACTCCTGTAATCATCCGATTAGATGGAAAGGCATTTCACACATTCACAAAGGGTTTTGTTAAGCCCTTTGATGAGTGTATGTCCAAAGCCATGCAGGAAACTATGAAATATCTGTGTGAAAACATTCAGGGATGTGTCTTGGGATATACACAATCTGATGAAATTACGCTAGTTCTGATAGACTACCAAAAACTTACTACAGATGCTTGGTTTGATTACGAAGTACAAAAAATCTGTAGTGTAGCTGCATCTATGGCCACCTTTATCTTTAATAGACAATTCCAAGTGCAAGTTAACGAACTTTCTTGGAAAGGTGAATTAGGAGACGAAAATCTGGCTAAATCCTACATACGTGCTATTAAATCAGGTGCGGTATTTGATGCAAGATGCTTTAATATCCCCAAGGAAGAGGTAACTAATTGTATATTATGGAGACAGCAAGACGCTACACGAAATAGTATTCAATCTGTCGGGCAAGCTTACTTTTCTCATAAGCAGTTAGAAGGATTAAATACTAATCAGATTCAAGAACTACTTTTCCAAGAGAAGGGAATTAATTGGAATGATTATCCTACTAAGTTTAGAAGAGGAAGCTGTTGTATCAAGAAGTATCATCAGACTATGAACCAAACTCTCAGAGGTTATTGGTATATTGACGATGAGATTCCAATCTTTACTGGAGAAGGGAGAGACTATATAGAGAAGCTTATATGAGCAGAACATTTGGTGAGCATCATCCAGTAGCACATAACCCAAAAAATAGGTTTCCTTCCCCATACTTAGACAATGAAGGTAAAAAAGAGAGACGAAGAAAAAGACGTGCTTATGGCTCTCAAGGATGGAAAGGATGGGGAGGAGAAATATACTTCAAAAGATTTGGGGAAATCATGATAGATTGTGTAAATAAGAGAAAAGCTAGACAGCTTATCAAAAAACAAATAAGAGAAGAGCTTAGAAATGAATTATAGGATTAACTACAATGTAGTTTTATTTAACGAAATCCTTTACGATAAAGAAATAAAGGTTAAGAACAAAGATAATGAATTGATGGCAAAATGTTCTCTTGAGGATTATTTAAGAAGAAAACATGGAGATGCATTTAGACAACTTATTATAACTAAATGTGTATCAGAGTATTTTAATGATAGATTGTTTAACGGAATATTTGGAGGAATGTTTTAATGATAGTAGATAATTTTGAATATTTATCTAAATTGTTTGACGAATTAATAGACAAGGATGATTTCTATTTCGTACAAATAATTCAACGTAAGAAGGATGGAGTAGAACTCCCGTCATATACTTCGAGCGCTAGAACTATTAGAAGTTTCTATTTCTTTACCAAGGAAGAATTTCTAAGACAAGAACCTTACATAAAAGACCTATGTAATAGTAATAACGCTCGTGCTTATTTCTGGATAAATCCAAGAAATACTTTCGATATAGCTTGCGAATCTATTAAGCAGTTTACTGACTTAATAAAGAATAAAAATACTAGACAAGGTATTGCTGTATATGACAGAGCTACTGGTGCTAGCAGAAGTACAAACTATAAGAAATTATGGATAGTTGATATAGATTCCAAAGATGATGAATATCAACAGAAAATAATTTCTCTAATCAAAGAGTGTAGAGGTTCTGAAGGAGAGAGAATTAGACACATCATTCCGACTGTAAATGGATATCACCTTATTTCTAATGGGTTTGACAGGCAACAGTTTTCTCAGAAACTAGCCTTGTATCAGTTAGACCCAATAGATATACATGACAATAATCCTACACTTTTATACTATAACCAGAAATAAATATTAAGATGAAAACCTATACATACTATATAGAATTTAAGACTAGATGTGCTGAAACGATTACAATAGAAGCTCCAAGTGAAGAAGAAGCAAGAAAATCTCTCAGAGAGACTTTTAGAAATCTGACTTTAGTGGAGCTTATTAAGGAGGATTAAATGAAGAAGTTTATATATCACATACTAACGGTATGGACCAAAATGTCTGGACTTCCGCAGAAAATCAGTATGAAGCAGAGCAGGAAATTAGACATGATTATCATTCAATCAAAAGTTTAACTTTAATAAAGGTAGAGGATATGTATTTAGAAAATGGTGACGAAGTAATAGAAGCCGATAATGGCAGACTTATATTAGCTAATAGTGGTGCTTATTGTGATGAAGACGGAAATCCTACTGGTGGATGTATAGATGATGAAGAGTACGTCTATATAACAAAAACTGGCAGTGTTTATCATACGGATAGAGGTTGCGCATCTTTGAAAGCTCGAAATCCGAAAGTGGAAGAAATACCGCTTTCTGAAGCAAGGAAGAAAGGTTACAAACCTTGTAAAAGGTGTAAACATGGATAAGTTCAAAGCTTCTATAGTTAAATATATATGCCCAATTTGTGGAGAAGTAGCAGAGGAGGGAATCATAATGAATTCCCTTCTTTCAGAGAAAGCTGCTTCTGAAGTAGAGAAATTGCATGGGAAAGCTATAGGATTTTCTGACCATGCTTGTAAAAAGTGTTCAGAGTACAAAGACACAGCGGTATTCTTTATTGGAATTAATCTAAAGAAATCTTCTGATAAAGAACCTTATAGGACTGGACAAATTGTTGGAATAAAAGATGATGCTCCCTTAGTTTTACATTGTAAGGAATATATACGTTCTTTAAAGGACGGAACCAGATTTTGCTTTATTGATGAATTGGTAGGTAAGGAAATAGGATTATGGCAGTAATGAAACTAATTAGTAAGGAGGAGCTAGCTGACTTAATACGAGCTAGTATTAAACTTAGTTATCTAGAAGCTGGAGGAGTTGATAATTGGACATGGTACGATGAAGCTCTAACTGAGTATAATGAAGACGACCTAGATGATGACACATTAACTAATGAATATAAGGACGCATGAGAACAGTAGCACAGAAGGTATTTCAAGTTGCCTATCGCACGAAGAACCAAGGAGTTGAAGGCTGGATATTAGTTGAAGCCGACGACTTCATAGAAGCCCTAGACGTGTTTAAGAGTCATTTTAAAGACTATGAAGTAACCGAAATTAGAAAATTCCGAGATATTATTAAACCACTTACTAAAACTATCACAGTAGAACTATGAAATTAATTAGACCTTCATTTGAAATTTTAGAACAGAAACCAAGAGCTATTGTTATTCCTGCCGATATGGAAATAGGCCCACGTATGGTAAGAGAAGAACTTCTAAGTTCTGTGTATAGACAAATAGAAATAGCTGGAAGAACTTGTTACAAGTCTGAAGATAAAATTACAGATACGTCTGCTAAAGAGTTTGTAGAAAGAATGGTAAAGTCTGGTCATGGAGCTATGCTTGAACATGGTACTGTTTACTTGTTGCTGAATATGGCTTCTAGACAACAGTATTTTAAATATTGTAGTAATCCGTACTCTGTAGCTAATAGTACTGGAGAGGCTGAAAAAGGGACTTGGTTGGGATTTGTTACCACCAATTATAGAGTTCTTGTGGAAAACAACTGGCTAGATGATTTGCAATATATCTGTGAGCCTGGAAAAGAACACGAGAAGAGAATTACTGTTAAGTTCGTCTGTGATAGAGGAGTATCACATGAATTTGTGAGACATAGAGTATTTAGTTTTGCCCAAGAATCTACCCGTTATTGTAATTATAGTAAAGATAAGTTTGGCAACGAGCTTACTTTTATTATCCCTTGTTGGGTTGACGGACTAGCTTTGCAGGAGGCTACTAGTGGCACTGTTATAAACCATGACGATTTTGGAGAGTTAATTGGAGAATATTATTACAGTTTAACAGGTAAAGAAGAACCATATTTTAAACCCTGGGAAATTACTCCAGAGAGTAATTTTGTGGCATCTCTACAAGTATCAGAAAAACTTTATCTAGAATTACTTAATCAGGGATGGAAACCTCAACAGGCTAGAGCAGTACTTCCTAATAGTTTGAAAACTGAGTTGATTATGACTGGTACTCTTACACAGTGGGAAGGATTCTTTAAATTACGTGACGCAGAAAGTGCGCATCCGCAAGCTAGAGAATTAGCGGAACCTCTACATGCAGAATTTAGAAAAAGAGGATGGTGTGAATGAAAGCTAGCGAATACTTTGGAGATTGGATGGATGTAATAGATACTGTAGAACTACGCAGGATACTATCTTGGGTAAGTACTATAGATAAAACAACTTTATGTCCCTCCTCTCCTAACATATTTAAGGCCTTTAGGGCTTGTCCTTTGAAAGACTGTAAAGTAGTCTTTCTGGGGCAAGACCCTTACCCTCAACAGGGTGTAGCTACTGGAATATTATTTGGAAATTCTGAAGACACTCCAGAACATAGACTATCGCCTTCATTACAGGTAGTCAAAGAAGCTGCAATAAATTATGAGATTCCTCATAATAGAATAGATTTTGATAACACTCTAGAATCGTGGGCTAAGCAAGGCATTTTAATGATTAATACTGCCTTTACTTGTGAAGTTGGTAGAGTAGGTTCCCATTTTGATATATGGAAGCCATTTACTGCCAAATTGATTCACAACCTAAGCACCAAGGATGGAGGTATAATATATGTATTATTTGGTAATCAAGCATCGTCATTTAAGAAGTATATTGTAAATAGTCCAAAAATTATGGAGGTATATCATCCTGCTTACTTTGCTAGGCAGAATAAGAAAATGCCATATAATGTATTTACTGAGCTAAATCAAGAGCTACAGAAATTATATGGACAGCAGATTGAATTTTACAAAGAAACGGAATATGGAAATTGTTAATTATGGAATATAATATTGGATTCGTAATAGGAGATCCTAGTGGAGATGGTCACGCTTGTACAACAGAGTATCATATAGTTGCTAATCATTCAGTAGATGAAATATCTGAGGCTTATAAGAAAACTACTGAACTCTTGGGTTTTGATTTCGTTAAGGAAGTTGGAGTAGAATTTCAGTCAGACCCGTGGATACCAGAAAAGTTTACTAAAAAGTTGTTAGAACTAGAAATAATAGACAAGGAATATGTAATAGAATCTGATTCTGAATATGGCACACCGGCTGGATGTTATGAGTTTGAATGTGCGGAAGATGAGTTTGTAGATATATACTTTGCTATAGCAAAATATTTTCTTCCAGACTTGACGTGGAGAGCTAGAAACTTAGAAGAAGAGATTCTATGGGATCTAGAGGGTGCAGCCTATGGCTTTACGTATCATGGAGAATAAAAGGATACCTAGAAAAATAAAGAAAGCTCTTAAGTATGCTTTCCTACATCCAAGGGTATGTGGAAGGCTTATAAGATATGGAGCTGTATATACTATAGGAAGAAACTCTAAGTGGACTCGTAAGGCCGCCAAAATAAAACGGCAAAGGGATTATGCAGAAATGATACACAATATAACAGAACAACTAAAGGATATTTATGCAATTAATCCAAAGAAAGACTATTCTGAAATAGATTCAAGCTTTTACGAATGGGAAGTAATAACTAATTTTAAATAAATAAAACATTATGAATTTTTCAAATATTTTGGTAGCAAGAAAGTAAAATCATTTGCAGAACAATTGGCAGAAGTAAAGAACGTCTTTAGAACATCCTATGACCAAGCTATAGCTTTAAACTCAGCTATTGCTGAAGATATAAAGGTTAAGCAAAACGAGATTGCTTCTATTCAAACTCAAATTGAGTTTAATCAGCAGGTTGCTGATGATAACAGTAAGTATATATCTAAACTTAAAGACTTAATTTCGTAATTATATGAGTGAAAAGAAATATAAATTTGACCCAGAACATACATTTTTCACCTCTGACACCCATTTTGGACATGCCAATATAATTAGGTTTTGTAATCGTCCTTTCAAGAATGTAGAAGAAATGGACGAAGCCTTAATAGAAAATTGGAATCAAGTAGTATCTGAGGATGATACAGTCTTCCATTTGGGAGATTTTGCCTTTGGTGGAAGTAGTGTATGGAAAAGTATCATCCCTCGTCTAAACGGTCATATAAACCTTATTATAGGAAATCATGATAGGAAAAATCTTAGACAAGGATATATGTCATTTTTTGACATGGTAGTTCCGCAACTACAAATAGAAATAGAAGATACCTCCATCTATTTGAATCATTATCCATTTCTTTGTTATGGTGGTTCGTATAGAGGAGTGTGGCAGTTGTTTGGTCATGTTCATTCTGGACCAGGAGCGGACGGACTAGACATTTCAAGACTCAGGGTATTACTTCCAACCCAATACGATGTAGGGGTAGATAATAACAATTTTACTCCTATCTCTTATAGAGAAGTCAAGAATAAAATAGAAGCACAGAAAAATGAAAGTCTGGATAGGGCTAAAGCCTAATGATAGGCAGGGAATGGAATTTAATCTGACTCCACTAGAGTTTAGAGACTTATTAAGTAAGCCAGATTGGGTTCCACTCCATTTTTTAGGTTGGAGAACATTTATAACCTCTGTATATTTTAAAATACTTTGACATGGAACAATATAATAAGAAATCGATATCCGACGATTTAAAGATATATGACCACTTGGCTAAAGATTCCGACTTTATAGAAATCACTGAATGGCATAATGGAGAAGGTTGGGATATTGCCATCAACGAAAGAATAATTTCGTTAACCTGGGGACAATTAGAAGCTATTAATTATTTAATTAAATCATTGGAATATAGGAGTTAATATGAAATTGTATTATTTATTGCTGCTAGTTATGTTCTTTCTAATGAGCTGTGAAAGAACATCTAATGTATCAGAAGGTCGTCATATAGGTACTTCCGATACCGACTATATATTTGAGTATACTATAGACGGACATGACTATATTAAGAAAGGTTATGGGATGGCTCATTCCGGAACTTGCAAGAAATGTAAGCAAGAACGAGATAGTATTGTCAATGTCTTAATAAAAGAATTAAGTGCTAATTGAAGTATTAATAAGCTATCCAGATCCTATGGATAATTGTCTTCCGCCTCAAATTTATATTAGGGAGTGGAAGACAATGGAAGTTTCCCCGTTTGAATGGTACAAAATACTTTCACGACCTTACGGATATAACTATTATAGATTAGGAAAATATATTAATAAATCTGTTAATAATGAGTTGCGTTGAATTACATCGAGGAACTTTAGTTAAAGTTAACACAAAAGGACTTACAGTAGAGGAATATTGTGAACTTCTTTGTAAGAAACACGGCTATGAAATCGCTTATGAAGGAGATACATATGCTGAAACCTTAAGGGATGTAGATGATACCTACAAGGTATTAAATGGGGAGTTATATAGGTGTGATGATACTCAATATCCAGAAGACACTTCTTACTTGGTTGATGTTAGAAGCAATGGAGATGGAACTTACGAATATATTGCCCAATTCTACAATGGTGGTACTTATTTAGATGAAGTTTTAGAAGATGGAATAAAAAATACTTTAAAATGATTAGGGAGAAAATTGACAACTTAATCAAGCAAGCTATGCTTGATAAAGACCAGCCGAGAACAGAAGTTTTGAGAGCTATTAAGAACGAATTCCTTGTATATCAAACAGCAAAAAATGCTAAGCCTCTAGATGATGCCGCTGAAATTGCTATTTTGAATAAAATGATGAAGCAAAGAAAGGATAGCGCCGAGCAGTATAAACAAGCAGGAAGATTAGACTTGGAATCCAATGAGATATATGAAATCAGTTTCATTAGTACTTTTCTGCCTAGAAAAGCTACAGTGGAAGATATAGAAAATGCTCTCTTGAAGTAATGCTTGAGAAAGGATGGGCTAGCATTAAATCAGGACCTCAAATTCCAAAAAAGTGTATGGGAGAAGCTATTAAGGCTGCGAAAGAAAAATTAAGCAATGTAGATGGAAAAGAATTATCTGATATTGTAAAAACTTACTTGGAATAATGGACAATATAGCTATCGACTTAGTAGAGAAATATATTCTCAATCATCTAGATAAATCAGACGCAATTCCGGATTTTGAAGTATATACAGTGTGGAAATGTAAAATTTTGCAGAACTGGAAATACTTGCTATCTAGCACACTTCCAGATGGAATGTATTATGAACTTACATATAACGGAGATAAGAAACAGTGGTACTTAGATGCGTACAAGAAATTTGATAATGTATGTTATAATTTAGGATAATATGAGCCATTTTGTAGGATTTGTATTCGGTAGTAATGTTGATGAATTGCTTGAACCATATGATGAAAATATGGTAGTAGATGCATATGTAAGATACACTAAAGACGAAGCTGTAGATGAAGTTAAAAGAAGACACGCCGATAATTACGAATATGCTCTTAAAGTACTAGATAAATATCAAGACCCTAAGTCTGATTGGGAAAAGGAGCAGGTAGAGCGTGCAAATAAAATTATAGAAGGTGGTATTGGAATATCCTATGAGGACGCCTGGGAAGAGGCGAAGAAGTGGGGATATGACATGGATGATAATGAAAATCTACTCTCTACCTATAATCCAGAATCTAAATGGGACTGGTATTCAGAAGGAGGTAGATGGGGAGCTTGGTTGATTCTAAAAGAGAAGGATGAAAATGGAGTACCTCTGACAGCAATCTTTGCTACCAAATCTGAAGTAGACTGGGATCGTATGTTTCCTAATAGAGTCCCATTCTGTTTTGTCACCGAAGATGGTGAGTGGCACGAGTCAGCTTCTATGGGCTGGTGGGGTATGACTTCTGACGACAAAGAAGAAGATGTTTGGAACAAGGAGTTTAAAGAGTATCTAGACAGTGTAGGAGATGATGTTGAAATTTCAGTAATAGACTTTCATATCTAATGTCAGAAAAGAATGATAAATGGACGATGTTCAAGAATTACATTCATAACGAATTGGGCATCACCAAGGATGATATAAGAGCTTGGCTTAAAGAGGCAGTACAGTCTCAAGCCGAGCTTATGTTAAAGAAAACTTTTGACGACTTCGATATGGATACTTTTGTACGTAGACATATCGAAACGCAAATGAGATATTGGACTACAGACTCTGTACGCCATCAGGTAGCTAATTTACTAGCAGACAGATTAGTTATTTTAAGCGAGGATAATGAAAAAATAAATGATTCTAAACATCAGCTTAAGAACTGACATAGTAGCTTGTTATACTGATTGGCTGGTAGACAAATTGTTACATAAGGACTTTATTTATTCCCAGAATCCTAGAACTAAGGTTACTACAGCATACTCCTTAAAGGATGTAGACTGTATAGCCTTCTGTTCTAAGGACTATTCTAAAATATTACCATACATTCAAGAAATCAATTCCAAGTATAAGTGTATATACTATTATACTATTACTCCATATGGAACTGACATAGAGCCAAATGTTCCATCGGTAGATGAAAGTATAAAGACTTTAAAAGAGTTGAGTAAGATAGTAGGCAAAGAAAATGTTTTGTGGAGGTTTGACCCTTTACTTAAGACTAACAAAATATCTTGCGAATGGTTAGTAGATTCTTTCGAGAAAATGGCTAAAGAATTGTCCAAGTATGTAAGTAGATGTATATTTAGTTTTATTACTCCATATTCCCACACATTAGCTAATATGCCAGAAATAATTCCTTTCACTGAAGAGGAAAAGGACTGGATTACTATGAGAATGGGAGTTATTGCTATATCCGAGAATAATCTACATTTACAGATATGTAGATTAGGAAAGGAATATCCTGGGGTATATGTTGAAGGATGTATGAGTCCTAAGATATTTGGGCTTAACATAAAGCCGACTAAAGCTTCTATTACTAGTGGATGTACTTGTAGCGTTCAGACCTACGGAATAGGAGAATACGATACTTGTAAGATGGGATGTAAATATTGTTATGCTACTATAGATCATAATCTGGCTAAAAGAATACCAGAAAATCCTAACTCTGAACTTATTTCTGGAGAAATAACGGAACCAATTAAGTACGTAAATAACAGAGTACAGATAAGTCAAGAACTAAGCCTATTTGATTAAAATGATTACAAGAATTGAAAAGTTTGGAGCATCATGGTGTGGACCATGCAAAGTACTAGACAGGACGTTAGAACAGCTTACTGGAATAGAAATTGTCAAGCATGATGTAGACGAAGAGGAAGAACTTGCGAATGCAAGAGGTATACGAAATGTTCCAGTTTTGATATACTATAACGAGCAAGATGAGGAAGTTAAGAGAACAGTAGGTGCTATTTCTTTAGGCACTATTATATCAATTATAAACGGTAATTAATATGTATAGAGTATTATTGAGCAGAACAGGAGTAGCCTATGCTAAGGAATGTGATGACGAACTCGATGAGTTTGATTTTATAGAGGTCTTAAGAGACTTTGTGGATTCTGGAGACGTAATTATGTTCGTAGATGATTTAGACACTTTGAGAGATTCTATGGAACTTGAATATAAAATCGAAATAGTTGATGGAGACGAATGAAAACATTAGAAGCTATAATGTAGGGAATTCTAATTACAGCAAGCATAAAATACAACCTTGGGATATTTGGAGAGAATATAATTTGAATCCATGGGATGCAGATATCGTAAAGAGGATACTGAGAACTAAGGAAGAACCTGGTAAGTCTAAAGAGGATGCTAGAATAATGGATTACGAGAAGATTATCCATATTTGCAAAGAAAGGATTCGGCAGATTAACGAAGACAAAAAGGAAGAAGGAACTTCCTCTGGATTTGTTATTAGTACTGATGGTACTGCTTGTATATCTAATATATTTAAACCTAGTGCTATCTCTTATAGTTTGAATGAGAAGGAGGCGAATGCCGAATTTCAAAAACAACATTATGAACTACATAAGGGAATAAAGGCGTGTGGATGTTCAGTAACATTTACACATAGTGGAATAGGTATAGGTAAATCTGTTAAATGTAATGTATGTAAAGAGAGTAAGAACATAACTGATTACAATACTTGGTAAATAATAAAGGGAGAAGCGTAGACAATAAAGTCTATGTTTCTCCCTATTTTTTTTTATTCTTCTCCAATACCATTTATAGTATCTCTCTTATACATTTTATATGTGTCTTGCAGAGAACGTGGTAATGCTTGAGATTTAGTAATTAATTCACCCATCGTAGTATCTCCGAATAAGAATCCTCCAATATCATGCCAAGTTTTTGCTCCCCATCTCACGACGGCAGGACTTGTATTATTCATAACATAATCAAATATAGGGAGAGGTCCTTTAAATTCTTCAAAGCTACTCGAACTACCTTTGTATAATAATTCTATAGCAGCATTAGTTAGTACAGCCTAGCCATCTCCAGATTTTTTATGCTCTTTATATGCAGGATTTACCAGTTCTTCAAATAGCCAATATAGAAGTAGTGCTACTAAGGCATCAGATATCAATCTTCTCCAATTTCTCATTTGCATAGGACTACTAAGAATGTTTTGCTTTATTCCTTCCCATCCCCTACCATGATATAATTCAGCAACAGTATCTTGTAAAGTTCTGAAAACTCCTTGAACTACTAGAGGAATATCAGTCAAATAAGGTACTCCTGTGTCTTCAGTAGTAATGTTGCCATTATCATCTATCCAGAGCTTGTTTCCGTTTTCGTCCTCCTTCTAAACTTTCTAGGTTTCGTAAGAGGATTCCCTCCTCTTGCCTAAGTATACATCATATATACCGTTCATCCAAGTAGAAAATACTCCAAACTATGAACCAATAGCTAAGTTTTCATACATAGCTTTTGTGCTTCGGTTATATGAACCATATATAGTATCCCCTAAGTTTTTGATTTCATCAATCTGATTTTGTGTATATCCGTCTGGAAGATTAGTGTCTAAACTTACAGGTAAGTTAGCATCTGGATTCTCTTCATTAAACTTCATAATCTAACTTAGATACAATGATTTTTGCTTATTATAAGCTTCCATGTTGCTTTTATCATTAGATGCCAGAAGTTTAAATCTTTCGTCCATTCTCCAATTATATACCAGCTTTCCATCTACAATCGAATATGCTTTATGGGAGCCATCATGCTTTAATTTCCCTATAAATAGTACCATTCTATTAAGAAAGTCTGGCTTTCTTAACGTAGCATATGCCCAGTTGCCTGCATTGGTTATACCTCCTCTGTTAGTTTTATAACCCTCCTATTGCTATTCTATATTGATATTAGAAATCAAATATTTACTATTCAACTTATCTAATAAATCAATGCTCATTGCTGAATGTACTCCCTATCTAAGTACAAACTGATATGCCCACATTACATCCTTAGCATCTACGTCAGTTCTATATTTAGTCATAGTTCTGACTACATTAGATAGGAATCCTCCGAACGTATCTCTAATAGCTGCTACAGGACTTGCCGCAATGTAAGCCGCAGAAACCGCTTTTCTTAAGGGTTGCAGTCTTGCGATTATTTTTTTAGAGCTTTCCTCCATAATACTTCTGTTAAAAACAGCAGTCTTTAAATAATCGTCAATGTGCTTGATAGTCTTAGCAAATTTTTCTGAGTTATCTTCTCTAACTCCAGTTAATTTTAACTAAAGAAGAATACCCTTAGCCCTAGTCAGCATCTTATTCATTTCCTCTTCCTAAAGATTTTTATAAGAGTAATCTATAACTAAGTTCTGTAGATTAGTCTCAAAATAGTCCTTACCATACTTTGATAGCAATCTTTGTCTACCTTTAGTAGTCTCAGAGGCTCTAAATCTATTGTATGCTTGCATATTTTCGATATCGGAATTAATCTAAGACTCTTCCTAATCGGTTAAAATATCTTCATACATTTCTTTAAAGAACATAGTAGGATTCTTACAGTATCCTTTAACTCTTCTCTAGAAATCCTCAAAGTATTTACCTGGATTACTCCATCTAGTAGATGATGAAGCCTTTTCTAAAGGCACCCAGAGATACTATGGATTATTCTTAATAAAGGTTAGTATGCCCTTATCATCTTCTGACTTATAGGAAAAGTTATTATCTTTAAATCTCAACTTATTTATTTCAAACAAGGCTTTTTTCAGAAATTTTCTATCGTCAGCATCTAAGTCCGAGGTTGAATCGTATGGATTCTTAAAGAATAATTCTCCATCCTTTTCCTAATATAGATGCTTAAATACTCTAGCCTAATCCCCAATTATAGCATTTCTAGCCTTGCCATATCCCTTTGCTTCGTAATAGTCCAAGCAGGCTAAATTAAAGTCCGAAATCTAAGGCTCTAGTTTATTAGAAATTCCGTGAATTGCGTCCTAAAGTAATTTACTTATAATTCTTACCTATGTGTTAGAAATGTTCTGAGGTCTCACTAACAGGCGCTCTACTTCTGATAAATCATCTTCTGATATTCTTATAATTCCAGAGAGTCTATCTAAAGTTATCGACGCGTTTAGTAATAGTTTACAGCATCCAGTTACTAATTCATTTCTCTCAGGATTAGCTAGAGTAGCTTTTCCAGTTGCATACTTTATAATCGTATCTGGAGACAAGGACATATGCTGTCCTACCAGTATTTTATTTAGTTTCGAAATAAGTTCTTCTAATCTCTGTATCTAAACTTCATTAGTTTCTGCAGAAGATAAGGAATCTATTGTAGTTCCATTTAGCATATGTTGCAAACCGTCAATATCTGAACCAGATATCAATTCTTTTAAAGAGTTGAAATCCGTCTTACCAAGATTTGGGGATTCATGTAGGATATCCCAAAATTCATTTATCAAAAGTTGCACAGGCGAGATATGCTCTACTGTAGCAAAGTTATTACTTATCTTCAATCCTGGGTCTTTCTAATTTAGTACTTCCTAAGCCTTGACGAAATTAGAAACAATTAACTAAATAGGATACTATTGACTTTGTATTCTTCCACCAAGTCCTCCAACTACTGTAAGGTCTCCAAGCTTTATATCGCTTCCCAACTATGGAATTATTTCATTTAATAGAAACATAGTCCTCATAGTTTCTATGTTTCCATAGGTAGCTTTCATTAATTCTCTACCCTAGTTATCTGTTCCCTAAAGGTCATTTAAATGAAATCCTAATATATTCGTTCTTCCCTCGAAGGAATGTATCTAATCTAGGTTTAGACCAGATAGAGTTACTAGATTTATCTATCCAGTTAAGGTATTTTTAAACATAATAATATTGCAATTATCTAAGGTATCATTCTTAACAACTTCCCACAAATAATTGTACTTATCTTTTCCATTAACTTTTACTACAGAATGTTCAAAATATGGACTAAATAGCTAATCTAGGTAATCATTGTCAAATTTAGGAAATCCGAATCGTCTAAATTCTCCAATCTGATTAACTATACCCCTAGCGCTGAGTTTACCATTATCTACGTTTAGAAGCTTGTCTTGATTCTGTTTAATTATATCTACTACTTCCTTATTCTTACTCTTAAGTTCGGAACTCTTTACATTATAGACAACTCCATCTATAGTAAGGTTCCATCCTGTATCAGGCTATTCCCCCTACGTCCAGTATGTCCAATTCTTATCAATAAATTCTTCTATAGTAGAAGTAATTCCATCTGCTTTAATGTCCTTTTTGGGAAACACAGCTTTTAATTGCTGGTTTACCTTGTCAATAGAAGAGTCGTTTATAGTTATTGTTTCAGCATTAGATGTTATAAATCTCTGTGCTAGTTTCATAGATTCTTGCATCACAAATGCACCTCTATTATGACTATAGCATTCTGCTCTATTTACTACTATATCCTTAATATTTTGAAACTAATCATCATATTCTAATGTAACTGGAATAATATTAAATCTAATATCATTAGTATTTATTCCATTGTACTATAATATTCTGGATAATAAGGCAAATTCATTTCTATATTTTTCCTTCTTTGCCTAATCCCAAAATGCTGGAGATTCGTGCGAACTTTTGATATTAAAGACCTCTACTGAACCGTTAGGTTTCACTACAATATAGTCAATATGTCCAGTAATTGTATCGTCTCTTCCTATTAGTTTTGCTGATAGATTTAGATTCTTCATTATAACTGGAGAGGAATCATCACCAAATTCCTTAGATTCTTTACCGTTGCCTAAGTACACCTAGCGAAATATATCGTCGTAAACCTAATCATGTATAGCATCGCTAAGATGTTCAAAAGACGTACCTTTAGTATTATCTTCGGTCTGAGAATAAGAAGTTTCCTTACCTTGCTTAAGAATAATTTTATGTAAATCCCTACCATCTTCTGCTATTCTCTTCCAACTATTTCTTAATATAGAAATATGCTTCTCTATTTCATCCTTTGACAGTCCCTTCTATTCATATAGTGATGCCATTCTATCAATATAGTCTTCTACCTACAGAACTGGCATTATCTATTTTCCTAATTGGTCTATATACAGACCTGAGTCAATAAATGACTGTGTTGTGTATCCAGAAGCATTAACTTCTGCACATCCATTCAATACATCTACTCTATCAGAGAACTCTTTTTTAAATTTTCGTTTCCCTGCTTCCTTTAATTCAGACAACTTATCAACCACTCTAGTCTGACGATTATAATCCTTTGAATAAAGAATATCATAAGCAAGCTATGGACTCTTTTTCAATATTTTTATTAATTCATCGTAAGAGTGGTTGTATTGTCTTTTACCTACTAACGTGTACTTACAATCTTTCATTTACAGTTTTCTAATATTAATCCTTTTTCAATCCCCTTCTCTATAAGATTAGAAATGATACGATTTTTCTACATCTATCCTATCTAAGACGAAACTAAAGCATTTACACTAGACTAAAAGCCTAAGTCTGTGTCTAAATCCAGTTTAATATTTTTTCTAATATTTTGTCTTATGTTTAGGAATTGCTGTCTGAACAAATCTATAGCTTCATTAGTTCTGTCGCTATAATAGAATACATCGCCATTCTCAATCTATCTAGCTAAGTATCTTACGACACCTTCTTCTATTCTATCTATATATGCTAAGTTTTTGTAGAGGTCGTTGACTCTACTCTTAGTCATCTAAGATACTTTCTTATCATAGAAATTCAAAATGTCTTCATAATTTTTAGTTCCATCCTTCATATCCTAAGCCTTAATAGCTCCTAATACTATATGGAATGTTTCATGCAAAAGGTCGTTAACACTAGCATTGCTCTAATTTATGTAAAGCTAGTTATCATAAATAAAGGCTTTGACATCATCTGTACCATTTGGAAATATTCTGTTACCGTTTTGGTCCTACAATTGCTATAGTTGGTTATTATCTGTAATGTTGATTTTAATAGGAGTGTCCTTGAATAAGGTATTCTCTAATGATTCTTTAAGATTGAATAATGTACTAGTTAAACTTTGGGTTGGAGGATTGCCCTACACATCTACTCCAGTAGAATTAATAGTTATTCCAGAATCTGTTAGAGATTTTATGTAGGCAGTATAATTGCCATCGTTGTTTTTAGTACTTCTTTCTATCAAATATTGCTTAACTGGAGCATTATTAATATCAAAAATAATTTTCCTTATAGCCTCATAATCTGCATCCTCCATAGTTCTTCCCTACATGGCATTAATAGAGTAGCCGTTTTCTGTCATTGCATATAAAAATATTCCAATTTTCTCTGGCAAGTCTAGGGAGGAAATATCGATTCCCTTTTGTTTATAAAATGCCTATATTTCTGACGGCTTCTTATTAGTAATAAGGTTATGTTCCTAAGCAAGCAGCTTAGTTTTAGGACCTATGGGATAAGCTATAGAACTAATAGTCTATCCAGGATTTGTTGGAAACTCTAAATGAACATATCTCTTTCCGTCAGAACTTCCTAACATCTGCTTCAATTCTATCTTGGTCTATTTACTAACGTTGGCAGAACGGTTAAAACCTTCAACTGCTAATTTAGCATCTTTGAGAGATCTAAATTTAGGAGGGTCATATAAGTTAGGACTAATAACGCTATTACTAACAATGAAGATATTCTCTCCACTTTCATTAAGATGATTGTATATATAGTAACCCTAATATTGTCCATTATCAACACCATCTTCGTTTACTGGAGTAAAAATGTTCATAGTATCATACCCAAAGTTAAACTCATCCTTTAATACTCTACCTATTCTCCTTAATTTAATCTTATCATCGTTAGTAAGCTTCTTTCCCATATAGCTGTAAACTATCTAGTCTTTATCTTGAGATATATCTAAAGCATATAACTAGCCATCAATCTCCACATTCTAATATCCAGAAAAGAATTGCTAAGCATCTTCTAATGTTGCTATATTATCATCATAACTACTAGATAATTCTAGTTCTCCTAAAGCTCTTCTTTCTTCGTTCTTCCTAGATAGAACATTATCAAATAATTTCTTAACCTGAGGTTTAGTAAGTCTTATGCTCTATGGTACAGATCTACCTACAGATTCAACGTGGTAGTTGGATAGTATTATGTCGTTTTTGAAGTATTTCTATAGTAATTCTTCCATCTCCTCAGAGTTAAGATTTATAAATTGCTATTCGCTGACTTCCTAAGAAAATTGGGGGATATAGGTGGCAAGCCCCTTGTATAACTCAGACTTACCAAACTATTCTCTTTTCCAATGTAATCTCCTTAAATATCGGGCTAGGTCAGACTCTGAGTCTTCATTAATTACCTACTACTTATTAAGTTCTCGGCAGAAATCATTTAGCACAGAACCAGAATCTATAATCTGGTCACCGCTCTTAATAAGCTTAGTATAGTCACTACTGTTATTTAGGTAATCTAAAATAAGATGTTTAATTGTAAAAGATTCTGAAGGGGTAGAATCTACCTCTTTAGTAATACGCTCTAAATTCTTTTTGTAATTATTTCTAATAATGTCTAACTTATCCTTATACTTCTCAGATAAGTATTCATCAAGAATTTCATTATCATTTATAACCTATTCGGTTAAATATTTTTTGTGTTCGGTTTCGGCGAAGTTCTATACATCGAATTTGTTTCTAAATACATAACTTACTACTCCATTCACTACTACTCTTCCCTTTAACATATCTCCGTTGGAGTATGCTTTGTCTACAAGAGTGATTATGTAGGGTTTATCAATATCTTTAATTAATTCCGTTTCCTCTGGGTAACGAAGTTTTAAATTCTCGAAAGAACAGTTCCCTATTAGCTGTTTATCCAAGAAGTATTTTTGAGAGTTTTTTACTCTTGTAGATGAAGTCTGCAAGTCGTAAATCAACTACTTTATTTTATGTTCAGGAAGGGTGTCTAGATATTCTACAATATCTTGAAGAGAGTCTAGCTCCTTTTCACTAGACTCTCTATCAATTTTGAAATTATTTTTCCCTCCTATCTCAAGAATTACATCACATTCCATATTAACATAATTTGTAAATAAGCAACCTGTTCTATCTTATATATTGTGCTAACTACAATACTCTATCTTTCATATTAGCTTCTCCGGTTCCAGAGAATATAGAATTTTCTCTAAGTCTCTTATGAAGTTCTGGGAACATTACTAATGAGTTCTGTGAATAGTTATATATTCTTTCATCTATTTCTCCCTAAGTAAGACCCAAGTGGTCTAATTGTAGTAGGGATTCTGGCTTACTCATATCATATTTCCAAGTATAATCAGACCTATCATAGTATCTTTTATAGACATCATAACCGTGAGCTGGATTTAGAACTTTTACGTATGGTTCCGTTCTATAATTCAACGCATATGTAGAATACACAGTTGGAGCCATAGCTATTAAAAAGTCTCTCTTAGTTGGCATGATATACTTAAAATCATCATTGTAATCCTACTCTGACATGAATTTATAGTAATCGTACAAAACATTACCCTCACGAACCTAGTCTCTAAATATACCAGTCATATACTTACCTCCTAATCTAGTTCCATTGACAGCTAAGTTATAAAGCATTAATATATCTGCAACAGTATGATTTTTGTCGAAGGATTCAGTAGCTAACTCCTGTATACCTATTAGGTATCTATTATAGGTCTACTTGTTTGGAAGACTCTAGTCTATTTCAAATAGGTTAAGAGCTGTTCTCAGCATACTCTTTCCTCTATTAGAACTCTAAACAAGCTCTTTAACTAAGAAGTTATCTGGGTAAGTATTTTTAAGCCATTCATAGAAATCATTTTCTACGAAGTTCTTAAGAGAATCTATGCCGTTAAGAGAATTTATATACAATTCATCAGACCTTACTAAATTATAATTAGAATCATATACCTTAGTATTATCTACTTTAGATATATCTATAGGCTCATCCTTAGATAAGAAATATGAAGTAATTAATATCTTGTCTGCATAAGATATTATGTTCTTGTAATCTTTATCTGATAATGCACTATAGGACAATTCTCCTAAAGAAATTAACTAGTCTACTATCTTTGATTTATTCGCAAATAAATGTCTCTACTATAATGTATAGTTTAGCAAATCTAGATTCATCTTATAGTGTGGTATTCTATTAACTAAGTCTAGTATATTCCAACTTGATTTAATTAAATTGTAATATGTCGCAGCTAATTCCCTATAAGATACTAAGTCACCTTGTCTGGTATTGTATATAGTTCTAGAGCTTTGAGGTACTATAACCTTTTCATCATTTAAGAACTTGTACAAATCAAAATTTCCGTACAAATCTGTATTCACTGCATCCTATAAGATAGATACTATTTCTACAAGCGATAGTTCTGGATTATTTCCTTGAATATTCTTGATAACCTTTACTAAATCCTTTTCAGTTTTTGTCTTGGTTTGCATCGTAGCAAATATCTCTGGAGCTATAGATTGAAACTCTTCTAAATACTAAAGCAATTCAGCCTTCTTTCCAGAACTACTTGTAGCAGAATCCTCTTCATCAGATAGATTAACAAACTTAGTCTTGTAAGAATCAGAAGGTTTCTTTATTCCCATTCTGCGCTCTCTGGTAGAAACAGTAGCATACATTCTCTTAATAAGTTTAATTAAATCCATATCAGTCTGAGGAATACCTTGATTTAATTTCAGCCATACTGAAGCTAAAGTAGAAGTTTCATTGGCTTCATCAGTAATTCTCTAAAACTCATTCAAGTCTAGTTTAAAATCTAGCATTGAGTAATTGCTATTAGGATGTAATCTATTATAGTCTGCTATCTGGGATTTAATATCGCTAATAATCTAATTAATGTATTCAAATACATAATTAGTGTTCATATTATCAGTCTTAGGAAGTTCATACTGTGATAATGCTTCCATATATTTAGGACTATTTGCAGTTAGTGGTTCAGTTTTAGCCTTAATGAATTTTTGAACAAAATCTTTCAAGGATTTAGACTCTGAATCTTTATATATGTTTCCTAGCTTACTAATTATCCACATATATTCATTATTAGTCCTTCTTGGAGTACGACCTTCCGCCATCATCTCAGACATCATCTCAGCTTCAGCTTCCATAGCTTCAAACTAAGATTCCATAGCTTCTAATCTTTCCTCTGGAGATAAATTATCTTGGGGCTTTACAATTAGTTTAGAGAGGTCTATATCTCCATTTAGTATCTTAATAGCATTAGTTACCGAACTAGATTGATTTTTATATAAATCATTTCTACTATACTTGTCAATTAGCTCTACTACTGGACTTGTCATAAACGCCACAATATCCTTAAGATTGAAGCCCATCATAACAAGATGTAAGTGATATTTAGCTAAGTTGGTCCCAGCGTTAATCTTAGCAAGAATTAATTCCTTAGCATTATCTGTTGCCGCAGAAAGAATCTGAGAAATTAGCTAGTCGACGTACTTATCATCCATATCTATTTGTCCGTCGTAAGTAGAGTAGAACTCCTCTTTAATTTTCTAAGAAAGTTCTGGAGAGGCATTCCATAAATCGGGAATGTGTTTAACCACTACATTCATCAGCTAATCAGTTGCTCTTCCAGATAGTCTACTATAAGAATGATTCATCTTCAAGAAGAATTTATCTTTTTGATTTCCGTTTCTTAATACATTATGATAATAATATGTTAAATTGAACCAGTCCTTTTCACCATTAGCCGCAATACCAATAACATTCTTACCAACCAAGTTTTGATTCTGCATTACATATTTGGTAAGAGGATTCATCATATTTAGCTATTTAGTCTTTGCACCCTTAGGTGATTTATCAGCTTCTTTTTGTAAATCTCTCATTGTGATAGGAGAATATGCCTAATCTCGATTACGTATATTATGAACTACGTTTCTAATATTAGCACTAGCTACATTCTTATATGCCTACTCTCTCTATCTATAACTTACCTTATAATCCTCATGCTTCTAGATTTGTCTAATTAGTCTTCTTTTTTCATCAGCATTAGTTCCAGCAATATAGTTATATCTACCGTTGTTATTATCTATTTTATAAATTAGATTAGCAACTTTTCTTAATCTTTCTGGTCCAGATGATGCCAATATACTATTTAGTTCGTTCTCTATAGAGTACTACTCTCCCTCAACGACAATCAATTTATTTCCTCTAGGAAGTGGTAAAGTTTTACTTGCATCTACCATCTATTCAGATGAATAATCAAACAATGGACTCCATCCTATGTACATACCATCATCACTAAATGATTGTCCCATTACGTATGCTTTATCAATATCATAGTCAGAACCTTGCAGATAGGTCTAAATATAGCTTACATAAGCTGTGTTAGAAGTATCAGCAGTCCAACCTACACAAACCATAGGCATAAATGACTGAAGTGACTGGGCTGGAATACGAGAAGAAATAAAGTGTAAGGAGGTTAAGAATGACGAATACTATTTTCTATACTATTGTAGATACTCGTAATATCTATCCCGTATTTGTTTATATTGCTCAGAGAAATTATTTCCTATCAAAGCATTTCTTAATTCTATCATGTGTTGCTAGAATCTAGGAAGCTTTCTAATTTCTTCTGGAGTCATTAATACTCGTTTCTTAGACTCTTCATCATATCTCGTATCGTTACCAAAATCTACTAGACTGTTTGCTATGGTTCTCTATAGTCCAGGATTTAATTCCACTCCTGTATTTACCTATATATCAATAAACTTATCTTGAGAGTATATATTATTTAATATTGAAGAAATCTAATGGTATGCATCTGAATTAAGGACATCCTAATCGCTACTTTTCTTGTCTAATGCTCTTCTTATATCCTAAATCGGGGCTATTTTATATAAGGTGTAGTTAATCAGCTAATGTTCTCCATTAACTAGTTCTGCCTTAGTATACTTGTATCTTTTAACATAGTCTATTCTCTGAAGAATATTCTCTACGTTTCCATTCTTATCCTAAACAAGTCTATATCTAGACTTATCAATCTCTTGATTACTCTAATCTAAGACTTTTCCATCTACATACTTCCAAGAAGATTGTATATATTTACCAATCTTTATTCCATCTTGGTGAGTATATATCTCGTTATTATCGTTTATATATTCCTAAGTATAATCGAATGGGTCTTCATAAATGTTTAGAGTTTCAACAAGATTACTGAAAGACACCAAGGTATGTTGACCATTATTCTTTACAAAAGCTAAATTATAGAATCCCGCCGGTATTTTAGGAACTTCAGTTTGTCTTCTGAAGAAGTTTTCCCCTTGGTCCATAATATCAGCAAGAGAAGCATCGCCAGTCTGGAATATATCCTTATACATATTGCCTAATACTATCTCAGCTTCTGTATTTTCCAAACTTCCAGGAATAATGTCTATAACCTGTCCGTTCAATTCAAACTTTCCTTGGTCTAATAAGTCAAGAACTGCCTAAATCTCAGTTTGTTTAGGTCTCTCAGATTTCGGTAAATTCCAAGAACCTCTAATAATCGGATGGTCATATATAGTCATAAACTTAGGAGTATTATCAACTGGGTCTGTATACTACCATCTAATCAAAGAAGGTTTTAGGTTATTAGGCCTAGTGACACATAACTTAAATTGAGTTCCTTCTAGTTCAGTCCTATTCTTGAAATTGTAATATGTTTCCATATCACTTAAATCAATAATCTACCCTGGTTCTCCTGTAGGATTAATTACTTGGACTATATCTGTGGGCATAAACCAAGACTTATCTCGTACCTATTCTGCCTACTACTTAGCATCTAGAAATAGGTTAACAAGTTGTCTATTGTACTCAGTAGTATCCTAAGAAGTAATGTTCATATATGGAATAGCAGAAGTATCTATCTTATCAGCAGATTCTCTTATCAAAGTAGCTAAATCGAAGCTAGCAATTCTTCTTTTACGCTCTCCGTACTTATTAGGGTCTACTCCGTTCTAGGCACACCATGCTTCTAATCCATTTCTCAGTTTTCCCTTGAAATCGTTTCTGGCTCTCTTTAATACGTCCTCAAAAAGATATTTTCTATAGGTTTTCGTTTTAGGGTCAAACATTTGAAAGTATTGGACAACATTATATCCTGGTGCCATAACATAACCAGAACCTGGATGTTTACGCTTAATAGACTTAGAATTGATTACAGAAGTGATGTTAGTAATAAACTAAGTATAGATACTAGGATCACTAAATGGAATCTTTAATCCCATAGATGAGTTATCCTTATTAATCTTAAACTCTTTGTTTATTTCTTGCTTAAGCTTCTCAGTTAAGTCCATATCACTATTACTCTTAGATTGGACTATCAACTTTCCTACTATCTTATAAAGCTAATACTTAGCTTTACTTGGGTCTACTGCGTAATCTTTAAAGTATCTTTGGATATTAGTTAATTCCTATTCTGAAGCCTAGAATGCAGATTCTGCAAGACCATAGTAAATCTCATTTACTGACTTGAAGTCTTTACCATAAGCTGCACAGGCAGCTACTACCTGAGAGAACTCAGTTAATTCAGAATCTACTACATCGTGGTCGGCATTTAGCTAAATGCCCAATCCCTAGATGTTAACCTAGAATGTATTTAAAGGATTATTATCCAACCACGCATCCGAGCTGTTTATGTTTTTTGCTCCGTTCTTTACAGCGGAGTTATTAAATACATATCCAATAAACTTATCTTTGAGAGGCTGGACCACATCTTTAACAGATGTAACCTTAGCATTAACCTTATGACCTACATTAATCACAAAATTAGTTAATACCTAGTTGCTAAATTCGGATGTTACTCCCTTAGCATTAGTACAGTTAATTCCTCCTAATGAAACAAATAATTCATACAAGCTGTCTATTGTATGCAGTCCTTCTGCGTATTCAGTGAAATGTTCTGACTAATCATTAAAGTAGTGATATACTTTATTAGAACCTTTCCCTAATACAGTTTCTACTGTAAAATACCCAGACCCATCTTTTCCGAAATCAGTTATCTGTACTACTTCCCCAAATTGATTCTTATAGAATAATTTTTCTCCTCCTAAAATAGCTTCTCTAAACCATCTAGAGACCTCTTCTTGGTCGTACATAGTTTGTTGAAACTGATTAATATTCTTAGTTAGGTCGATAGTACCATTCCAACGAATATTATGCATCTTCTTAAACATATTGTACTATGCAGAATTAGATTGTAATGACTATAGCATCATAGCATTAGTTTGTCCAAATGCTGCAAATTTAGCTAAGAATGATGTTAGGTCTTCTGTCTAATCATCCCAAATAGGCTTTCTGTTAGTACCTACTCTCTAGTCTCCAAGTGAGTTATTTTCTAGGATAACTTGAATAGGAGACATCTAAGCACTTCCATCCTAAGAATCTATAGAATCAGATTCTCTAAGATTATTTACCGGAGCTGCCATATCGTATACAACAGCAGCATTAACTTTAGTTGCAACTCCATTAATTAATCCCGTAAGTGGATGCTACAATGTAGCAGGAATAATAACGTTACGTTTGAACTAAGTTCCTTGCGCCGTATTAATGATTTCAATGATAGTCTTGTCGTAAATATCCTACATATTTGGATTACCATCTAAGTCATTTATAGCTCTAGCTTTAGAAAACTCCTCTATGAAGCGGTCTAAGGATTCAAACTTTATTTTATTTCCAACAAGTAAATTTTCTAATTCCTTGTTAGCAACATTAAGTTTTATAGGATTATCAGCCTATTTAATATTGCCTATAGCCGAAACAATTCTATTAAATAATGTTCCTTTTGCTTTGTCAGGATGATTGATTTCTGTTCCAGATAAACTAAGTCTTAGATTATTACTAAACAATCCTTCTATATAAAAGAATTTCTATAGGAATGGATTCAATATTCCATCTCTCTCTAGTAAAAGCTCTCCAGTATCTTTATTAATCCATTTATCAGCAAACTCCTTTCTATCTTTAACCTAAAGTATTTTGCTATCTGATAATAGCCTTACTGTCTAAGTAGCATTCTTTTCTTGGAGAGTATTAGAAATCCAAGAATTTAACTCAGAAGTAGAGTCAAATAGTCGGAAGTTTACTCCATATTCTCTAAGATTGTCTAAAAACAATTCCTATTGTTGTCTTAGGAACTTTCTTAGTCTAACTGAGTCATTATATAGTTTTGCATAAAAATCAGTAACCTCGTTAAGGTCACAGAATTTCTTTCTAGACCTGTAATCTTTATCTTTCTCTAGCTCTATCTTATCAAGATTATACTAGTTATACCAATATGCTAAATTAGTTAATTCTGATTCAGTTCTATTTCTTAAGAAAGTTCTAACATTATCTAATCTATTAGACTAAAATATGTCTTCTGCTTTCTTGAATTTCGCTCCCTACTGAGTAGATAAGAAATTTATTAGCTTCTCCATTTTAGCTACTACGTTTGCCTGAATCTAATTGTGTGCAGAGAAGAAGGTATTTTTGTATAAATCAACAAACTCCTAAGAATTGTCTGACATCAGATTCATAATATTATCGCTAAACATTGATAAGGTAGACATATAATTTAGGAAGTTAGTCTTATCAGAATATACTGTAGGCTAGAAGCATATCTTGCCAGTTCTTAAGAAGGAATTATAGAATTTATCCAAGATAGCGTGCTAGAATAGCTCAGAAGAAGACATATCCCTAACCGATTTAACATCACCTATGGGTGTAGTTATTTCACCATCAATTACTGGGTCTATATCTATAGCATCTATATTCTAAACGAATAGTAGAGAAGACGCTGCACCTCCTTGTTGACGTTGTTTATGAAGACGTCTATTTAATTCAGATCCCAATCTCGATATACTATAATTTGATACACTAGCTCCTGCCTTATTGAGAGAGGTTGACCTTACTGACCTACCAGAAGCTTCTACACTACTTCTAGCTAAATCGCTCAGAGCCTTATCTCTAGTTGTAGCTGGTTTAAAGTAAACTCTATTTGCTTGTATATCAAATATATCTGAGGATGGCTTCTTAGATTCTCTATTGAATAAGCTAGTATACTTAGAGTTCTCCATCAAATACTCCTTCATATCCTGATCTCCGGCAAGTTTGATTTGATTATCAATGTCAGCCGTTCTAATTGCTAGCTTAAGAAAATGATTCAGATAATTTTTAGAGAATAAATTATTCTTTGGGTCGTATTTGTATTTATCTTTATACCCCTACAGAGTTTCTAGCCCCTTGTCGGATAAGAAGTTAGTATCCAGATAATAGTCAAACATTTCCAACAGATTGTTAAATACTGTTTCGTATTCGTTTAATAAAGCCTTGTTAGTAAGAACTTTGTTGCTAAACTCTCTGATATTAATATCTGCTAAAACATCTAAGATAGGAACTTCTTTACCATTTATAGTAACGGTTGAGTTCTCTAACTCTAGGTTATCCATAGTAGAAAATAAACCCTCTATATTAGAAGCACCTTGATTATATTTAAAACCAAAGGTATACATAGCTCCTTCCTTTCCTGGAAGTTCTACTTTAGAAATAAACTTGCCTGACTAATCAGGAACGGAGGTATAGTTATACTTAGTAAGTCTATCTTCTCCGAGTTTATTTATCTGTCTCATTTTACTCTTGAATGTAATTCTTTCTACAGAGTCAAATAAGTCAGAATCCCAATTGAATTTTTGCTTTACCTAAAAAGCTGCTTTAGAGTATTGTAAATTGCAATCTATATAATTATTATTAACATTTCTATAAATAATAGCACATAAATCTGAAACTGTTTCTAGGAACTTGGTTCCAAATTTCAAGCTATCGTTTACCCTTCCTAATTCTATAGAAATGTTAGAGTTAGGATTGTCTTTATTTAGTACCTCATTATAGAATGAATAGAGAATATTTTTATGTTGTTCTGATAGTAGATTTTCATTTCTCATGAAGTCTATCATTCTACCTCTAGAGTTCTATATGGCCTAAGGCTTAAATAAAATCTCTAATATATCAATAATATTATCTAACACATTAACATTTTGAGTGTTTATGAGGTCTTTTAACACTCCTATAACTGCTTCACTGTTGCTAGTTTCGAAGTTAATATTATTATTTAATATATCTGATAATAAAGACTGCCATGCCTACATAAGAGAGGTCATATCTAAAGTTTGCGGAAGTGGCTAATGTGATTCATTATATTTATAAATGAAAATAGTGTCCAGCATATCTTTTACGTTAGTACTAGTATGAGCTTCACTTCCTTCATTGTTTGCAGTTTCCCATCCAGCCTTCTAATGCGAGTGAGATTCTCTTAATTTGTACTTCTAAGCAGCCTATCTTTGAGGCTCTACATTGTTCAGAAATCCTCGTTCTATCCCTATACTACCTCCTAGTTTCTATGCTAATAAATCATCAAACTGAGTTAAAGTAATATAATCATTTACATAGTTTAATAAGTCATCCTTTGGATTTTCTATTTCTTGGATAATCGGAAGGACTTCATCTTTGAAATCAGCTCCTCTTTCTATCTCCTTTAACAACTTATCTTTAATTTCAAGATAATAGTTAGAGAATCTATTTGCTAGAAATAGCTGAGTTTTGGCTTCCGAATTAGTATAGTTAGTGCTATACTTATTATTAAACCATGTATTGAGTTTAGGATTATTTAGTATAGTCTTAATTAGCTATCTATATAAATATTCCTATTGTACCTTATTCTTCTATAAGATTTTATCTTCTAGTTGTTGATTAAACTTTGTGTTTCTATTCGGGTCTTGTAATACATACTTCCTAAAAGTATCTATGACATAATAGTACTAGCTGGAATTTAACATTCCGTTACTATACATACTAGTAATAGACTGCAAAGTAGAATCATTTGGAAATTGTTCTTTTAGATGACTAAGAATACTCTCAAACTTACTCTCCTTATAATCCACAATTCTTTTATTAACTTCTTCGGAAGTTAACTCATATTTAGTTTTTAGGTAGTTATTATAGATTAACTTTTGTTTTAATTCTCTTCCAAAGCTATCAGTTACTTCCTAAATGAGGCCCGTATTAATTGGTCCATATATCTCAAGTAGAGCGTCTTCTACTTTCTGTAATTTTCTCGCTTCCTTATTTTCATCAGTTTCCATTTCCTTTTCAGTCTCAGAAACCTGAGTTGTCACCTCTCCGACACTATTCATGTCGAAGAAGGTTGACAACACAATGTTTCTAAACTTCATGGCTTTCTCTGGTAATCTGTCTAAAGAAGCGTTAGCTAAACCACAAACTATGTTATTAACATCGTCAATGAAATCTCTAGAAGTCTCGTCAAGATTTTCTGAATCAGTCAAGAGTAATCTCTTATCCTCTCCATCCTTAGATTTATATTTAAATTCCAAAGTTTTTATGATTCTGTCTTCTATCCCAGGTCTATTAATTTGACTGTATAATAACTTTAAATCTGAGGCTAATTGCTAATAACTCTTTTTGTCATATTTAACATTACAAGCTGCCATAGTCATTTATTTATTAAAAACAAGTAGTATCTACATATAATAGATAGTCAGATAAACTCCATTTTAAATCTGAATCTTCTAGCTGTTCTATCTTATCGTTAAGAGTATCTTTCATACTTACTAATAGTTCAAGGTAACTTTCGACATTAGAAGAATTTGCTAATGTTTGCACTTCCATATCCTCCTAGAAGGTTTCTTCTAGCTAGTTCAAGAAGTCTGAGTGAGTCATTATATCATTTCCCATTGGGTCTACTACCATAGAATTAAATGACTATCCAGTTAATTCCTCTATAGAATTAGTCTTATTAGGAGTCATAGTAATATACATATCTCCAGTGTCTAAACTTAATTCTCCTGTATTACCATTAACATCAGTATATGTTACTTTTCCACTCTCGTATTTAACATCTTTAATAGTAGACTCTCCAATCTACATATTCACAAGTTCTACTATATTATCTACAGAAGCTCCATTCTTAAAGAAGTTTATAAGCTTTCTGTTGTTCTATATAGTAACGTACTCCGAGTAACTTTGTTCATTATCTTCCTTACCGTTATTCATTACCCAGTTTTGGAATCTCATTCTATCCTCTTCGTCTATTATCTATGAAGAGTAGCCTAATTGCTCCTGTATAGGATTCTCCACTTTAGTTTCCTCTTTCAATTGTCTCTTTCCTCCATCCAATAGCTTAGATAAATTTAGAGCAATACCGCCAGAAATTACATCAACATCAACATCGAAATACACAGGATTAGTTCCGCATCTTAAGAACGCGTAATCTTTTCCATTTTGACCTCTTACGTTAATTTGTTTGTAGTCCTAACTAGTTTCCAAATCTGGGTCTACAAAGATTCCATATTTGAATGGAGCTTCTTCTGTATAAGCATGAGGTTTTTCTATACTCTCTACAGTACCATGGAAAATTAGGTTGAACATATTAAATAATGTATTATCATTTCCTCTCTTTTCCAACATACCGTCTTTGAATAAAGACGCAACATCAAAATCAAATTTATCGGTGTTATTTTTGGTATCAATAGTGCTAATGCTAATTAATCCACTAGCCCTATTATTAGTCTAATATATTCTAGATTTAGAAGCTATAGCAGAAATAGCTTTAGGGAAGAAGCTAAACATAGACTCTGCAGGGATAGTAGAAGTAGAGATTATATTACCACTTTCATCTGTTTCTCCAATAACTATATTCTTGTTATTAGTATGAATAAGCCCAGATAAGTTTCTTCTCTATTCACTTTTTCCGATATATTCATTAGTTGCATAATTAGAACCGTCAGCCTTAGCTAATCTTGTAGCCATAGGTTTAAATTCCAATCCAGCTCTCTTGAATAATTCAGGAGGCTCGTTAGCAGTTAACTATTCTAATATAGAAGATAATATGGCATGATATTTATGCGCATATTCTTCTTCAATAGCTAACATATTAGCTTCTCTCTTTCCGTATACACTAGAATTGCTAACATCAAATGACCTTACATACCCTCCGACGTTTTTACTAGTTAAGTCAATTCCTAGCCTAAAAGTAGGTATATCCTTACAATATTCCTAGTTAAACTTTATTAAGTTTTCTAAGTCCGCAGCAGTAACCTTATATCTATTTAAGAGCTGTTCCACCTAAGGACTTTTAGCACTTAGTTTAGTTTCCCAATTCTTTCCAAACAGATTAAAGAGTTCAGATTCTACCTTGCTTATATCTAATACTTTACTACTATCATATCCATTTTCAGACTTCCACTTATCTAGCTAAGATATAAAGTTTTCCAACCCTGCTCTGAAGTTCCACATGGCAGTAAACATTCTTACTCCTAGTGTATCCATTCTCCAAGGTTTCTTAGATTTCTCCCCTTCTCCAGTTAGCTAACTTTGTATTCTATGAGTTATAAGCTCAGTGAAGCTTAGTCCATGATTATTTAAGACTACCATTCTAACTTCTGGAGTATGAGTATCAGGATTTCTCTTCTATTCTATATATCTATCAGGAAGTTCTTCTGGTGTAAGATTTGTATTAGCCGATACAAACACTACAGCCTTGCCGAAGATAGATTCAGAAACTTTTCCTTTCAATATATCTGATTTATTTCCTAATATATATACTGGAGACACCACTTTACGTTTATCAGTATCTAAGAAATTATTATAGTCTGAAATATAGTTACCATCCTAGTCTACTCTATTATTTTCAACAGTAGCTATACTTAAAGTTCCTCCAAGTCGTCTTGGAGTTTTTCTTTTAACTAATCTAGTAGTCTAGTGAGATTCATACATATCCGAAGTAAGTTCTATAGAATGTCCCTCTGGATGTTCTTGTACTATCCTTCTTATAAATTGTTCATACTGTTTTACTGATTCGCTAAGGTTATCTCTAAATCTCTCTGCCTTAATCTTATCAGCACCAGTTATTTTCCCGTTCTTTATTTTCTAATTTATCTTATCCTTAATTGCCTACTATACGTTAGGCTTTCTTAAATTATTAAAATCAGAAAGTAGACATATATCAAATACAGCAGAGAAAGGGTTATCCTAAATAGTCTTACTTAGTCCGTCTAGTCTACAAGTAACAGAAACTATATATGGAGTTCCATCTATGTCTATATAAGTAGGCTTAAGGTCAGTACCTATTCCGAAGTTGTCTGCATCTGTAGCTTTTCTTACCTCTAATTGAAGTTTTCTATTTTTCCAAGCTTCACTAAATCCTAGTAAGGAGGTTAATGCTGGGTCAGTTACATTACCTCCGAATATAACTGAACTTTGTATTTTAGTTATAATATCCTAGTATCTTTGTTTATCTACTCTTTTAGTAATAGGCTCAGTACCATCATATATGGCGTTGATATTTCTTCTCACTGAAGTTCTTTCTCCTGGAAGCCACGCAGGATATACTCTCTAAGAACCATCTGGATCAGTCATTGTCTCACGTAATCCTGTAATAGGTACTACCGTGTTAGCTTCTATTAGAAGGTCAGATAGTTCTGATACTTCTATATCCTATCTTTCTGCAGAGTTCTACTCCACAAAATCCTTATAGACTTCCTATTTAGCATCTTCTAACTATTGTTCAACCTGCTATTCTGTAGCTTCTGGGTTGAACTCAGGAGTTTTCTCTACTACTGGAGATATAACCAATTCCTCTCCTTCTTCTTTAACTTTGGGTTCTTCTTTTACCTAAGGTACTTCTTCCGAAGTTGTCTAAGATAGGTCTAATTTGTCTAGAGCCTTAGCATAATTATTTCTGAATAACTCTACTTGTCCTGCTAAACTAAATCCGGCAGATTTCATATCATCCTAGACATTTGCTCCAATTATCCTTGGAAGCTCTGGGTCTAAAAAGATAGAAGCAGTTTTACCTCTAGACATTAAGGTATAAAATCTCTTCAAGAATGGAATAGATTCCCTAGGATTATTTAAATCGACAGACAAGTCCATATTATCTATTATAACATAGTCAAATTCTTGTCCCTGCATAAATTTCTTTCCAGGAATAATCTTTTCAGTAAGAGGTTCTCCCAAGTTAGTAAATCCTTCAGACTTTAATCTCTAATAAACTGGAGAATTAACGTCTCCTATGAATCCAATACTAGCATCTTTATGATTCGATAATGGCTTGATAATATCTTCTAGTCTAGCTCCTAGTAAGTCTCCATTTATATCATCTTCTTTATTATATACTCTGAGATTTAGCTTTCTAATGAGATTAGGAAGCTTAGCTTCTAAATCATACCAGAGCTGATTATCTCCAGATTCCTAAATATCATTTATAGTATCTAATAATGATGATACCTTGTTATTATTACTTTGTTTCTATATGTTAGCAGTTCTTAAAGATTCCTATAACTTAGAAGTTCTAGTGGCAAAAATATCAGTAGGTGCAAGATTTCCAACCTATCCATTCTAATAACCAGATTGATTAGAGTCACTAGCTAAGAATACTGTTCCCCCAACTCTATCAGCGTACTCATCAAGTAAAGCTATCTACAAGGTATTCATATGAGCTGCCTCATCTACAAACACTAAAGGAGCTTTTATATCAGGATTAAACTTTATTTTGTCGGGCTTTAAATCAATTTTCACCCCAGAGAATCCAGGTTTTTTATACCGTTTCATAATAAAGTAGTCGGTCTCTACAGAGTGGTCAGGATTCTCAGACTTATTTATTTCTGACGTAGCTTTCTCAAAGGCTTCGTTTATTTTGTCCCAGTTGGGAAGTATCTTATCAAAGATATTAGAATCTCCTTCAATAGTATAAGAAGTTCCTTCATTCAGAGAGTTCTGTAATTTAACAGCCTAAGAAGTGGTAGGACCAATCACTAATGCAGCCTATTCATAGAATCTTTGCCTTATGTTTTTTAGTACCACCTCCGTTTTACCGGCACCTGCTACTCCATTAATATATACAACGTTAGGAGTTATGGTTCTGTCGGGATTAACTAAGTTAGCTAACGCTTTAAATCCTGCTTTATAAGCCCTAGTATGTGCAGCTTCTCCTAGTCTGGAAATGTTTTGCTATACAGTAAGTGGAGCTATATCTTCATTATCTTTAACAGAATTCTAAACAGATCTATAATAGTTGGAAGGATTATCAGATAATACAGATAGTATATATAAAGCCTAATCATACTTAGTAAATCCAGACAAAGATTCATTTAATTTACTCGTTGATTGCTTTTCTAAGTCTGTATAATTTCCTAAATATTTCTTCCAAAAGTCTGAGTTCTGGAAAAATTGCTCTGGAGTCCAACCAGTATCCTTTAATATCTTGCTAAAGTTATTATGAAGAGTTTGTTCAAAACTAAATAGCTGGCTTAACTAATTTTCAGGGTCATTATCAAATGGAGGGAGCGCATCTATACCCTCAGTTAAATCGTATTGTTTATCTCCTACAGTAAATTGAAATGAAAGACCTTTTCCTATGTCATATCGTAGATTATTCACAATACTCTCAGTATCAACCAACCTTCTAAGTTTGTTCATACTGTTATTTTCAGAGATTCGTTTCCATAACTCTATTTCAGTATTAAGATTATTAACTTCATCCTATAATACCTAAGCATACTCCTAACTTATCTCTGGAAGAGGTTCCCATTCCCTAGTCAATTCTGCTCTATGAGAATTTGCAAATTCATTTATCTATTTATTCTGTCCAAAATAATTAACCCCAGTTGGAGAAGTGGAGGCAGAATAAATATATGCTTGAAGTAATTCCAAAGCCTTTTGCGCATTCTTTAACTATTTAGCCTAGATATCATTTAACTCAAATGCATCTACCTTGTCAGCTGACACATAATCCTTATATACCTAATCTAGTATATAATTCATGTTAAATATTTCTTCCTGACTATCAGACATTTCTTTTGTTATAGAAGATAAGATAGTTTCTAAAGGACTATGAGAATTGACTTTCAGTTTATTATAGAAGGAATAGACTGGATTTTTCTATATCCTACTAGCTAGAGTATTAGTATATCTAGTCAGGGTAGCTATCTACCTCTTTACTACTTCTCCAGAAGTTTCTCTTGGATCACTAGCGTTATTAGTAAGTAATTTAAGTTTAGAATCTCTTCCAAATTTTATAGGAGTTGCCTACAATGCCGCACTCAATACTTCTGGTAGAGCAGAAGATTTTGCAGCAAAGTACTAATAGATTGCAGATTCTGGATCACTAAGACCTTTAGTTAAATCGTCTATAGTTAATATATCACCTACAGCCTGTCCCTCCTTTAACGCAAATTCCTATCCAGCATAACCACTAAAATTATTTAAAATATCTTTAATTGTCTGAGATTTAGTTTTAAATTCTAATGGAATAATATTATACAGTTCTAGCTTAGCTGCTTCGGTTTCTTCATCGGTTTCAGCATTATCATATTTTTCTTTGGCACTTAGTATATTGTTTACCAAGTCTTCTTTATTTTCTAGATTAGTAGCATTAATTTTATTAACTATTTCCTTTATAGATTTGGAAGAAACAGCAGAATCTACAGACATTAAAGTTTGTAGACTCGGAATAGTATCACTCAACAAAGTAACTAAACTATTTGCCTACTCTTTGACTAGAGAATAATGCTTATCTTGTAGTCTCTCTTGTATGTCATCAATGTTAGATAGGTCCTCTTTTAAATCCTGTAATATTGTTCTATAAGGAGAGGAATCAAATTTACTGCCCTAATCAATAAATGGATACTACATCTCTCTTCTAATAATATCCTTAAGTCTATAGCGAATATTCTACATTATAGTTCTGTTAGTAGAGCTATCTATAGAATAATTGATAGGTCTAAGTATATCGTCGAATTGTTGTATATAATCAGCTAGTATCTAATTATTTAAATCAAATACTCTTTGTTGTCTCTAGTAATATTTCTAAACCTCGTCTGGAGTAGTTGTATTATTTCTAGCGTTATACTCTTCTTCAGATTCTTCTATTCCATTCTAGTCCATAAGTCTAGAATCCATAGTGTAGAAGGGCTTAGCGTTTAAGTATTTGTCTAGAGATAAATCCTCCTTGTCATAAAGCTATTTTAAAGAGTTAAATATTCCTTTATACTAGTTAGCGTAATCCTACTAAGCTAGCATCTGAGGAGATACTGCCTTCTCTAAAGCCTTATATGCTAAGAATGCTTTGTCTAAGTCTTTAAGCATAACATCCTTAACATGGTCATTCCACTAATCGTTTAATTCCATCTATTCCTTAATGGTGAACTCCTTATTGGGGTCTATCTTATTAAGTAACCACTAAGTCCTATTTAATCCAAGAAATGCTGAGTTAAGAACAGGGTCTAACGCAAAATTTAACTTTCTAGTATAATCTAACGAGGTATCTCCTGATAAAAAGTCATTTATTCTCTTCTAGGCATTATCTACAGCATTCTAGAAATTCTGTAGGTTTGTAACCTTAGCCTACTTCTCTGCATCCGTAGGAGAGTCAGTTATTCTACCTTCTAGGGTTCCATCAGCCGTGTCAGCCGCTTTATTGTATGCTTCCTTAGCTTGTAATAACTAGTTCTGAAGTTTAGAAAACTCCTAATAGTATCCAGTTACATGAGAAGCATTTTTGTATCCCTAATATCTAGCTTCCTATAAAACCATTTTGTCAAATAGCTAGTCCTAGTTAAGCTTAGTTCCACTTCCTACTATAGCAGCTTCCAGAGAATTAATTTTTTCTAGAACTCTGTTACCTACCTATTGGTTTTGAGATTCTTCACTTTTATCAGTGCTCAACCATGTTATGTTTCCAGCTTCATCCTAAGAATACTGTAATCCAGAAATCTTAGTATTTCCTGCGCGACCTTTAGACACATAACTCTTAACAAGATTTCTTAATTCCTAAGCTCTGCCATCATTAATAAGAGCCACTAAATCTTTGTCTCTAGTTTTATTGAAGCCCTTGTACTTCTCAACTCCGTAAAACAAACCTCCACCGATAGCACCTCCAATAAGAGACATAGAGTATCTTTCAAGCATATTCTCAAATGCTCCAGTATCTTTAACGCTCTTATCATATAGACCTAAGTCTCCAAGTAGAGAATAGGTAGCCTTAGTAAGGTCAGTTACTAATTCCTCACTAACTTCTTCAAGACCCTCTCCAAGAGCTTTACCAACTCCTCCCAAATTGTGGTCTTTTAAATTTTCAACGAATGTCTCAGCAGCTCGCTTTCCAAATGTAGCACCTTTTCTAAACCAATTACCTGGACTTTCTTTAGTTCCAGCTTTATATATTTCATCAAAAGCTTCTTTAAGCTCTTTCTTAACAGCCTAACGTCCTTGTTTAATAGATTCTGCCGTAAGGTCATCATAGAACACTTCTCCTAAGTGTGCGAATTTGTCTACACTAAACATAGCTGCAGTACTTCCTAAAGCTACCCAAGCAGCTTCTTTTTTAGTAGCACCTCTTTCAAGCATATCTGCATAAACATCAGTATTAGAGATTAAAGCCATATATGCTAGCGCTAAATCAGCTCCAAGCCTCTATTTCTTTTTCATTGTTTCCAATACTGGGTCGTAATACTTTTTCATGCATAGCTATCCTAGAGTAGACTATTTCCATAGTTCATCAGTAGGAGCCTCTAAACCTTTTAAACTTCCTCCTACTTTAGACTTGTAAAATTGGAATGCCTAATCTTCAGCTTTCTTCAGAGCTTTCTTATCTCCGAACCAATTTACAGCTTTAGCTATCTATTTCTGCTATCCCCATTGTAGTGCAACATCAGAAATTAAATTTGCTAAATTCTCAAAAGAAAATGTGTGCTCTTTACTCCACGTAGAGGTAGAAGTAGATAATGTCTCTCCTTTTGCAGCCAGCTTGTTCATCCATCCTGGAGTTTCGCGGTCTCCAGACCCAAATAGGTTAGTTGCAACGCTATGAAGCATAGGAAGAGTCTTAGTAAGTTCTTTAGCAACTATAGCTTTATAATAGTAAGGGGCTGCTGGAGTAAACATAGGCGCTATTAATGCGATATTTTTAGCAATTACTCCAGTCGCACTTTTTTCCAAATCGTCAGAATCCATGAAGTCTATTTTGTTAAGAGCTGAATCTTCTTTAGTTAGAATATCAGCTGCGGACAAAACAGTTTTGCCTATTGGAGAACGACCATTTAGTTTCTCGTAATAATAGGTTCCTTCCGGATTTAATTTATATTCACCCTTTTTATGTTTATTTCCTTGCTCATCTACTTCATCCTTTTCGTATTGAGCAAGTACCAAAGGTTCTGAGAATAGGTTCTTTATCCACTTTGCTGGACTACTAAATAAAGCATAATCCTCTGGAGTAGAATCTTCAAACTTTCCTGTCTCTGGATTGAATATTCTCTAAGATTGAGCTATTTCCTATTCAGACTTAGTTCTTTTACTTGTAGTTCTCCAACCTTCTACACCAATCTAAACTCTATCAGGGTTATAGTTTGGTCCTAATGTAAAGTTATTTTCTTTGACCTTAGCATTAGCTCTATTGCTAGCAGTATCAAAGGCATCTAATTCTATTCCAGTTGGAAATTCATTATTCTAAAAATCTCTCCATCTGGATGCTTGCATTTCATAAAATCTGTCAAACTTTTCTTTAGAGAATTGTCCATTAGCATCCTTAAATGCTGAACTATCCTTAATAAGGTTTGATTTTAAATACTAATCCTTGCTTAGAAATTGAGTATTTTTAGTATTTAAACCTCCAATTGAAACTAAATCATCTATATCTAAGGTAGGATTACTTAAGCTTGATAATATCCAATCGTTTTCAAACATACTTAATTATTTAATAGTAATGAAGGGTCGGCTTTCTAGAAAGTCACGTCTCTTCTTTGGTATTCTTTCTCTAATATCTGTCCAGTAGTTGTATCAATATTTTGATTTCCTCCCAAAGCTGCTGCCATCTTATTCATATTTAATGGGATGTATATATTTCCCTTAAAGATGTGGTCATAACCATTTATAAATTCTGGCATTAACCATTCTGTCCAATCATATTCATCAATATCTGGATATTGTGTTTTATCTCCAGTGCCAACTGCTAAGCTAGTCTTCAATTGCTAAACCAATTCTGGAGACTATTTAACTTCAGTAAGGAATTTATTTTTCTTATCAATCTCTACCATTCCGTCTGTAGTCATACCAGAAGCTACTATAAATGGAGCAAATTTAGACTAGTCTAATTCACCAGTAGGTGTAATTAAAGAGTTTAAGTTAGGATACTTTTCAGTATCACCAAAAATCTTTAATCTGTCTTCATTAGTCTGGGAACTAAGTAGAAATTCTGCCTATGCTTTTGAATACTCCTCTAATAAAGAAAAATTAGGAGAACCATCAGAGCGCACAGGAAGATTAACTCTAAGCAATCCCTTGCCATCGTAAGTTATATTTAATAGAGAGTCTAAATCTACTTTCTAGTCTCCAAAATACACTCCACTATCTGCATTAATGATAGAGCGTAAACCTGAATCATTAAGAAGATTTTCCATAGAAGTTCTGCCTATATGGTTTCCTTTAGTATCTTTGACTTGTTCGTATGCAGTCCCTTGTACAGTCATTCCGATTCCAGACTTATTATCTAGCTAGTAAATAGTATCATGTCCTCCATGACTAGCCTATATCATAGTAACTAGGTCTGCGTCTAAATTGTCCCCAGTCTCTCCTTTTCCCTTAGAGCCAGAAGTCGGTTCATCAAGGTCTAGTGAAAAGTCAGCAGTTGAACTTAGTTTCGAATTAATTAGTGTTTGCACCAGTTCTACAGCTTCTGCATCAGTTCCATTTCTTGTCTTAGTTTTCAATAATGTTTTGGCATTTGCTGGTAAAGTTGTATATATATAATTAAGAGCTGCCTATGCTTGCATAGCCTAACTCTTAGTTAAGAGTTTTCCTTTATACAAATTGTCTACAGTAGCAGTATAATTTCCAGACTATTGCTGAGCATTCATAAACTCTTGTAGACCGTTAATTAGTTGAGACGCCTATGTTCTAACAAATCCTTCATTAGATTCTGAAGTAGTTCCAAGGTTTCCTATACTATCCTGAATCATTTTGGTTACTGATTCTATACCTATACCATTTTTTACTACTTTAAGCAATTCGTTATTATTAGCTAACTAAGGAGATTGCGCTCTATAATAGAGCAGTTCTGAGTTAGTTAATGGCTAATAGTCAGGATTTTCCTTTAACTATTCTAAAGATAATAATTGAAAATCTCCTTCATTATTCATACAGAATAGCTGTCCTCTATCTGTTACAGCATATTCATTAATGCCTCCATTTTTGTTCACTGTAGAGAAGGCGTCATCATATTCTTTTCTATTGAAATTAGCTATTTTCATCTAATTCAGTGCCTAGAGGTATCTTGACGCAATATTGGAAGTACTTGGGAATGGACTATATTGTTGGTCTATATAGAAGTTCTATAGAGTCTAAGTAAGTACAGCCATATCGCTTGGAAGTCCATCTAATTTTTCTAACATCTTTAGCAAATCCTTGTCAGTTAAGTCGGCACTCTCTTGATTATTATCGCTAGGAGCTACAGAAGCTCCAGCGGTTGCCCCACCAGTAACCGTTACTGGTTGATAAGAAACAAGAGGGGGAAGGGCATTCCCCCCTTGCTATAGTTTCAGTATCATTTTATCATTGAAGCTTTTATAAGTCCATATAAACTTTTAGATAATCTATCTAGAGTTTTTTCGTTTCTGTCAATACAATCCTTGATTTGTTTCTAAAATCTCTCAGCATCTGCAGTTTTAGCTTCTATTCCTGCAACAGCTATTTTAGAACCATTCTTGGCCGAAATGACTCCTCCTTTCTTTACAAATGAGATAGACCATGGAGTGTTTGGTACTCCGGCTTTTCCAGACCATCTTGTATTAGGAATATTATAATGCTGTCTTAGCTAATCAGTTTCTACTCTAGAAACCTTCTAAGCTGCTAGCCTATAAGAGTTAAACTCCTAAGTAGATAAGCTAGAAGGATTAGTTCCAGATAGTACTTTGTTCCATACTGTAAGCTCTTCAGGAGTTAAATTAGCACCATAATCGTTAGGAGCATAATTAACTGCATTATGAATATCTGACCTTGCAAAATTATCAGCTAATGCTTTATTTTCCTATTGCTTAGTTCTAGCATCATATTCCAACTACTATCCAAAGGTATCCCAGATATTAAACTTTTTAGATAGGTAAGCCTATTCAAATTTACTCTTATCTTGGTCAGCTCCCCACTACTATGCTCTATTAAACATAGCCGTTTCATGTCGGTTAGCAGCATTTTCTTTTTCTTGTTGCCAAGCTAATTCATCATATTGTCGCTAAGTCTGATTACTCTTTTCTTTTCCGGCTGTTCTAGCTTCTTGTCCCTAAACTTCCGCTTGTAATTGTGTAGCAGTCTACAGACTTCCATCAGAAGTAATAGGTCTACTAGCCAACCTTCTAAGATTAGCGTAATTTCTCTCTCCCTACATTTCTGCATCTAGATCACTTCTAGTATAACGATGTACCTAGAATGGATCTTTTAGCAGCGGAGTTACTGATGCTTTAGCTAAGTCTGTCATTCTTCTATTCATTCTGTCGGCATATACTGCCCTAGGAAGCCCGTATGCAATAGTAGGATTAATATTTCTTAAAAAAGAAAACATCTCTCTCGTATCACCTTCTTTTTTAGGCTGTTCAGGCCCAATGACAGTTGTAGTACTTGCAGGTTTGGTGGGTTCTGTAGGCTATTCCGGAGCAACAGGTTCATTCCATATAGCAATATCGCCATTTGCCTTTTTGTATACATATCCTACATTTCCTCCTCCTAAATCTATCTTATGTACTCTAGCTTTCTTTTCTTCGTCAGATAGTGCGTCAAACTCCTTTTCGTATCTATCCATTCTTCTTAGCCATGTAGATGAACCGACTACATCATCGAGTTTAGGATCATATCCTATGTTCCAAACATCATTAGAATTATTACTTCTGTTTCCAAACATATTTCTAAACAACCTATTGTGTTCGGAAGCACCTGCCTATCTGTAGGCTCTTTCCTAATCCCAATATCCTCTAATTTTTGCAGCATTGGCATTATATCCATTTACATAGTCTTCAAGAGATTTTCCCTAAAATGCGGAATTGTAATAGGACTATAAATCTTGTCCCACTAGATTAGACTATGATGTATACATCAGGTTTTTATAGAACGGAATTGACAAATCTCCTGCATTCCCATGGGACGCATTCTAATTAGTTATACTTACTCCTGCCTTAGAAGCATCTTTAGAAGAGTCCCAGCCTGTCAGACTTTTCTAGTTATACAGATTGGTAAACCAATTATTATTTAATGCATATTGAGTTGCTTTTCTAGCGGTTTCTGTTATCCCTCCGCCATCGAACTTTCTCACTCTATCGAGAATACCACCTTCCTCTCTCTTAACAGTTCTTCTATCGTCTCTAGAAGTTTTCTTTTTCTTATTAGACTACTTATGAGGTAAAGGTCTATTTCTTAATGCATCTTGCATAGCATAATACCCTTCTCCAAATAACTAGTTATAAGTATTTTGTTTGTTTCTTCTAGCTGCTCCAGTAAGAGGTTTTTTATACTATGGAACTCTATACATATTAAAGTATTGTCTAACATTTCTGTAAGCTTCCTAAGCCTATAGTCTTGCTGTTCTTTCTGGATTGCTTTCTATAGCTCTCTAGATTCGAGTGTCTCCAATATCTCGTCCTAAGCGCTCTCTCTATGCTCGTTCAAGACCTTCTCTTATTCTCTAGCTATTAAATGGAGTAGTCTAAGGTTTAGGAATCTCTATCTACTACCTTGGTATTATAGCTGGAGAATTAGTTATCGGCGGTCTAGATGGGTTAACAGTGGGAATAGCTTTAGATAACCCCATTATAAACCTAGCTTCTTTAGCATCTGGAGACACTATAGACCCCTATCCAGTAGGAACTGCTAATCTTTGCTATCTAGTAGCCTCCGCGAGTTCGTCTTTAGCTCTTTTTATATCATCCTCAACTGAGTTAAACTTTCCGTCTTTCTTATCCTATTTATATCTAGCCAATCTAGCCTAGAATGAATTATCCTCAGCACTACCTGCTCTATTAGAACGTCTCTAATTTAGGGCCTCTATTTCTTGCTAAGTAAGTTTTCCTTTTCCTGATTTAACTCTCTGTCTATTGATAGTAGCTATTTCCTAAGGAGTTAACTTACCTGTCTGAGAACTTAGATTTCTTAGTCTGTCGAAATTACTAGCAGTTGTCTATTGAGAAGGTTTCTTCTTACTGTTACCCTCTTTTTTCTACATTCCTCTAAATAGTCTAGCATCCCAGCTAGTATCTTCAGGAAAGAATGTAGATTCTGTTCTAGTTGAAAATTCTGGATTATCAGAGTGTAGTCTAGATTTCCAAGGTTGTTTCCAATTAAATTCTCTTCCCTTAAATTCTCTCTATAATTTCTGACCTCCAGTTAATTCTGAGAACAGTTTATTCTATGCTTTTAATCCTTTAGTTTCTCTTAATTTATCTAAATCTTCCTTAGAAATAGTTGCCATTCTACCTGTAGATGTTTTCACATCTGCAACGTCTCTTTGAGTAGTTGCTCTACTAACAGCACGCTTTCCACCCTTATACCTAGCTTCACCACTTATTGCCTATAAACCAGTTACTAAATTCCTCCAATCATCCGCAGACATATCGGAAGGATTAGACATTAATTTGTTAAAAGCATCAGCGGAGTGCACCATTCCGTAAGCCTACAAAGTTCTCATAACTAATTTGGAAACTGGTTTTAATACTCTGACGATTTTGGCAGCTTTTCCTGTGGCTCCAATACCAGGAATTAAACCAACTACGTCCATTAAACCATAGAGAGCATCTCCGGCAACATCCCATCCAGACCTACTTTCATCTACGATGTCAGCCCCTATATTAGTTAGGGTACTTCCAATTCCAAGAACTCCAGATGCTACAGTTCCATACCCAGGAATAAAAGCTGCTGCCGCTGAAATAGCATCTGCTACTGCAGTTCCAAGTCTTACCTTATCTATAGTAGAAAATCCTTCCTCCATAGGTCTTCTCTCTGCAGCTTCTACCTATTCTCTAGTCTTTCCGGTTTCTTCTACCTTCTAGTCTATACGTTGCTATTTTTCAGCTTCTTTCTAAGCCTTCTTCTGATATTCTTCTGTATATTTTAGGAGTCCTCCAAGCTAATGTTTTTGTACATCCTTATTTCGTCTATCATATTCCGCGTATGCCATCTTCTTCTTAAGCTCTTCATTGAGAAGCATAGATTGTTCCTCATAATGTCTTGTAATTGGGTTGTATGCAATATATGACCAATTATCATAATTTTCAGAGCCAGGAACTACATAGTAGCCTGTGTCTCCTATCTTATCAGTTAGCAGATTGCTTTGAGCAGCCCAATCTAAATTGTTAGCAATGTGAGCTGCAGTAACGTCTTTCTATCCCTATAGTATATGCTCTTTCCCCCTTATTGCCGCAGCTAGTTGTGGGAAATTTATATATTCTTTAACTGCAGACTATAGCGCTTCCGTATTACTTCTGTCTACGCCATATTTTGTAGCAGCTCTATCATACATAGTATTAGGGTTATATGATAAAGCAATTGCCTAACTCTTTATTGTACTATTGAATGGATTCTATTTCTAGTAATCTGCAAAGAAAGCATCTCTTTGTCGATTATACTAATCCTACTTTTCCTCTTCAATGACAGCTCTAAGTTCATCATCCCTTCTTCTCTAAGCTAATTCCTAAGCTGATTGTTCAGCCTATCTCTCTAATTCTGATTGTTTAGCTTGAGGTTCTTCCGTACCAGTAGAGAAAAATTTGCTAAGAAATTCATTTCCAATTCCAGCCTGGTTTAAGGCTATAACATCTTCGGAATTATATCCATTACCCAGATTTTCTGCAGCAGCACGTAATCTAGATACATAAGTATCCCTGTCTTTGAATGGAGTAGAAGAAAAATCGTAATCTCCTATATTATTAATATAGTTCTCTATCTGCTCCTTCAAATAGGCAGCTCTATTTGTTGTGCCTCTCTTACCAGTAGCTTCGTCAACTGCATCCTTTTCAAGATAAGGATCTAAATTTAAATTCCCTCCTGCAGGGTTATTTATTCTTGTCCAATCAGCTAGAAATCCATGCTTAGATAAATCAAACGCATTAGAGGTCTACTCCTTAGTAGGCTATTTACTTCTTAGTGCGTTACCAATAGCATTAAAATATGTAGCAACTTCTCTATTAGCAGAGAATGTGTTATAATTTTTCTGTTTTCTCTTTTTTAATGCATTAAAATCGTCAGTAGTGATTCTATTTCCTTTATCATCATAGTAATATTCTGAACCAACTGGGTCTATATCATCATTGTCAGTATTACTTAACGCCCCTGTGGAATCAATAATTGAACCAAAGTCGTCAGTAGTAAATCTGTTAGTATTGTTTGCAAGCTAATCTTGCAAGCCAGTTAAGTATCTATTATAGGCATTCATGAACTCCTGCTTCTATCCGTCATTCCAGTTTTTAGAATTGAGGTATGACTATACATTAGTTCCTAAGTTATGGATATAATTAGTTAAATCAATATCACTTTGCCCAAATTTATACTTAACTCTTTCCTTTGGTTTCTAAGTTTCTGTATTATTTGCCATAACTTATATATTAAAAAAGAAGGGGTACACCTAATTCAATTTTAGATATACCCCTACGTGTTAAATTTGTCAAGCGTTTATACGTCTCACTAAACGACCACCTCTGCGGTAAACAGGTTCCCCTTCTGCTGGAGCTGGGGCAGCTTCCTGTGGGGCAGCTTCTTGTGGACTACCTCCACCTCCCAATGCTTCGATTAACATTTGGCATACTTGCATAGCCATTTCACAATCTTGTCCTTGAACAGCTTGCTGTGCTCCTTGAAGTAACATAGCTGTTGGGTCTTCACCACCTTGAGGCGCTGGAGCAGGTGCTCCTGCAGGCATCGGTCCTCCTGCCTAAAACTTATTTCCTAACTTCATAAATTAAAAATTTAAAATGTAATTAATGCACTAATTATCTATCTATCTTATGTACTTCAATACTACATATTAAGATCTTCATAACCAAGAATTTTTGATACGATGTGTATATTGTTAATTTTCGTCGTCAGAATTTTTGTCTTTTCCTTCCGGAACTTCCACATATTCTGGCGGACGAGTATTTTGACCCTTTAATACCTTAAATATATATTTGCCCAAAGATTTACAATATTTATCATAATCTTTGTCTTTATTTTCGTAAGCCTTTTTAGCTTTCTTAATGAGAGTTCTTGTTTCTTTTCTACTTACGATTCTTTCACCTCCCTAGAGATACATCTAAGTAGTACCATCTGGAGCAAGCACCTTCATAACATATTTGTCATAATCTTCAGAGTCGTCTATTTCAAAATCATCTCCTTCTACAATACCAGAATCCTAATTAACTTCTAGAATATACTTAGCGTTCATGAACGGAACTAAAGTTTCATCTTCTGGCTAAGCCTTATATACTAAGACTACTTCATCATTATCGTTAATGGCTATCTAGTCTAAAGGTATTTTAGTATCTTTCATCCACATTTCTCTAGTATCTTCATCCTCCCATACAAATAGCATACCTTCATCGGGAGGAAGATTTTCTACTCCCATTAGACCTTTCTTTCTATCTTCTTCTGTCTTGGCAACTTGACAATTATATGTCTTATCACCTACATTTACCTTTACTCTATCCATTATTTATATTTAGAATTATAAACTGAATCTAGAGAACTTACGTAAGAAGCTCTTCTAGTGGCTTCTTCTATTCCTCCTTTAGGTCTTACATAGCCGAGACTAAAAGCTCTTGCCTTACTGGATGCTGGAGTCCTTGCATTGATAAATACCTTTCTAGCACCTTCGGCATTTTTGTATCCAGACCCCGTTCCTCCATGATGCCATAATCCTTCTCCAGTTTTTTGTTCGTTCTTAACAGTGTTAACTATATATTCTGCTTGTCGCTGAAGTTCTGGGTCTATTCCCTTTTGTACTGGTCCTCTCATCTTATATGATTTCATATGGTTATATCTGTCGGTACCAAATCCCCACTAGACTAACCCTCTTCCTGGCCCTCCTCTAAGCTACTTTTTGTGAGGGTCTGCCCCGCTTTCAGGAAGAATAGAAGATAATATACTCAAAGAAGTATTATAACCTAAGTTCTTAGAGAAGTAGTTATGTAGCCAATTAGAATTTTCCCAATTAACCGGAAATTTACTAGATAAATTCTATCTTGCCTTTTCTGGAGGACTAAGTACTTTTCCTGCCTACTAATACTTTATAATACCACCGTCCTTGAAACTTCTGAATACCGCTGTAACTCTATTAGCATAGTCAGTAGCTTCTGCATACCTTCTCTTACCTTTGTTCTTACCAGTAAGTTTGGCGGTAAACGTATTAATGTCATCATTTTCATCAAAATCATATAAATGTTTCAAGAACTATAACTTATCAGCTGCATATTCATCCATAGAATTATAAGAGCGGAATTTCTATTTGATGGGATTGCCTTTAGCATCATGGTCATTTCCCCTAACATAGTCGCCTTTCCATTTAGCTCCAGTAGTTAGGTTTCCAAAATTGAATTTACCTTGTGCAGAACGTCCCCAACTGCTTTCCTGAGCATCTTGGGCAATTAACATCTTTATTGCATTATCATTAGTTACTCCTGCTTTTCTGTAAGCAGCCGCCAAGTCAGTTACCCAAGTATTTCTGTTTTTATATGGACTATTCCATTTCATCTGGAATCCAGGAGCTTTTACCTATGATAAAGAGATAGAATAGCTAGTGGTTGCTGGCTCAGTAACAACCTACTATGGTCTAGGAGAATCCTAGGAAGGAGCATCTCGATAAGGAATATCAGGCTAAATAAGCTAGAAGGTGGGAACGACTCTAGAGGGAGTTTCAATACGTTTGTAAGATACTAACAAATCATTTAAGTCCATCTATTATTCCTCCTTGTTTTAATGTGTTAATTAAACCTGTTCTATCATCTGTGTTAAATAATATTTCTTTTACTAACAGTTTTCCAGCTTCTATTGCTACTTCATCCTTTTCTTTCTGAGAGTATTCATAGTCTGTATATTTAGAGTATAACTCCTCTAGCTTTTTAGTAACTTCTAGTGTAAATATTATTTCATTTTTTTCTATCTCTGCCTATTGCTCCCCTTCATTATCTATAACTGGAATACCTTTCTTAGTCAAGTTATCAGCATTTTCCATGTTATGTTTGCGAGCATGAAGAGCGCCTTCTGGAATTATATTTTTCTAATTAGTTTCTTCTATTTCTGGAGCGTCTATAGGTTCGGGTTTACCACCATTTTTAAATTGTTTAGGCTTCCTTCTATAGAAGTATCTATCTTTCTCAAAGACTAAATCATGAGAATCTTTTAATCCATTTTCCCCAGAATGATAAGTATCAGTTTCGAAATGAACTTCTGGATTACTCTATTCATTTCCTAGCTTTAAAAATTCATAATCTCCGTTGGGTAACTGATAGATGCTTCGTAGGTGATTCTTTCCAATTCTTAAATCTTCATCAGAAGACTTTCTCCATGCTTCTAACTCCTCGAATGGTAGTACTTCAAAAGCTTTCTTAAGGTCGTAATTATTCGACAACCTATCTTTTGGAACAGTATCGTACCAAGACTAGAAAGTAATCTTTGGAGCTGCTCCTGTTATTCCATCTACTTTCTCAGTTTTTCCTCCTTCCTATAGAGTTATAATAGGAGTCCATTCTAATTCTCCTCCAGATTCAAACTACTCTACAGCTTCGGTTATAACGGGTTGCCACTCATTCAAATCTATTGCTCCCTATATCTAACCTCCTAATTTATGAGACTATATATTAAGTTTTTTAATTCTCTGTAATTTAGTTCCAAGTCTAGCAGCTCTCATATATCTCTAATCATATCCACCGTTTAGGTTGAAGCCATACTAAATATGGTTCAAATCTGACATATTAGTAGCTATAGAAGATAAATCAGAAGCCTAGTTAGCTATATTAGTCATAGTCGCCTATTGGGACTCTGTTCTATTTATGAACCTATTAGCTGACCTTCTTGCCCCTCCACTGAATAATCCATATTTCTTTCCAGCTTTTTCTTCTGCCGATGCTATATTTCTAACAGTTCCGCCGTAAGAACCTCCTACCTATTCTACAGTATCTCTATTAGCAGAAAAATCCCTAGTTTTCTTACCGAAGAAACCATTAACCATACCAACTGGAGTAAGAGATAATAATTTGCTACCTAGTACAGCATCGGTCTTAGTCATAGAATCCGTACCCATTCCACCCCATTTGGTTAATACGTCACTAACTAAACCTCCTGCCTTCATTATTCCTCCGACCAGAGGATTTATGCCCATTACTACATTTGAAGCCTGGTCAAACGCCTAGTCTCCTGCTTGCTATAATGAACCATATTTACCAAGGTATCCATCTTTATCACCTCCAATTAGTCCGCTTAGGAAATCTGAGGCTTGTCCCACTGTATTCCACCCTCCTAGTTTCTAGAAAGTTCCCTATGATTTCTAAGGTGTAGTACCTCCAGACATACTCTTTATCTATGTAATAGCTTTAGAGGAATCTCTATCGTTTTTTAGCTTCAAACTAAATAAGTCTCCCATTCTAGCATTAAAATCTATAAGACTATTAGTAGGAGCCATTATCTATTCAGCTCTGTTTCTGAAATCAGCGCTATAATCAGTTCCCAGCAAATTCTACTAAGTAATAGCATTACCAGGTATGGCTAATCCATTCGTAGTCATATATGGATTCCCAGAAGGAATGGAAAGCCCATAATAGGCTTTCGCTATTCTTCTGACTTTATTTATATTCTTATTAAGCATAACTAATTCTATATACAGTATTTAAGAAATCTATAACAGCTAATTCTTCTCCAGAATATCTAATTCTTATCTTTAAGAATTTATCCTTAACATCTAACTCTTTTCTATTCTATGCTTCTCCAAAGTTATATCTATAAATACTAACATCGTCTAACCAGTTAGTTAAATCCAACGGTTTCCAATTTCCTTCGGAATTGTATCCAGATAAATCATATAAATTGTAAAGAGCGTTATCTTCTCCCCACTCTGGATGTACTGGGTCATTTCCTGGGAAATCTATACCACCAGCTGATAAAACCTAATCCGGTATAGGAGAATTATAAATAGGAAGAGTTGGTAAGCTTTGTGAACTATTCTTGGCTTTTGCCCAGGTAGAGTTCTGAGGCTATATTAAGGAACCAGAGAATTTCCTTTGATATTCATTCTTATAGCATACTAAAATAGGATTAATTGTAACTTTCCATCTGTCCTCTAAATACTGACAATTAGCGGAGATAATTGACCTTGAATCATCCTAACTCAAATCGTCTATATCTACAGCCATAGCATGATTCCAGATTCGATATTCTTGTCTATTTGGATAGTAAACTACTTCCGCTCCAGATAAATGACGATAATCGTGTGAATCTGGATAAGTTACATGAATATAATAATCCTCTATCTCATTGATAGTATCTTGTCTAGTATAGTACTTATGTGGGAAGTCTGCAGACTTTGGCTACTATCTAGGTTGAACCTTCAAGAAGTTCCTATCATAAGAAATATCAGCTCCATTGTATTGCCACAATGCTTTCATAGCTTCCTGTCTAAAATACATATTTACCTTATCTTTTGCAAAGTCGTAGGTCTCTCCAATTATTTCATAGTGGAAAGATTCAGGTTTTGCCTTATTAGCAACAATTTCAAGATTAGTAAATATCTTATGTATAGAAGGGTCATTCACTACTACACATTCAAATTCAAATGGATGCTGTCTTCCGTACCAATAAGTAGGATATATATCATCTGCTATGTCAATTAGCCCAGCCTAGCCGTGCTTCCAAAAATCTGTAGATAAGAACTATAAGTTCCATCTAGGAGCTATTCCTACAACAGATTCATAATATCCAGCATCTACTAGAGATGTTCCTGACTAAAATCCCGCTTTCATATTGTAATAGGAATCACTTAGTTTAGACTAATTATCACTATCAACGATAGATATTGTAGCCTTAATATTAAGTAAGGTTACTATTTTATCAGGATTTATCATCTCTTCTCTAGGAAGAGTAGGACGCTTTCCAGTAATGTCCTTGAATATAGGATAATCCAACACATCAGTTATTTCTAATGTATTCCCTTCGATAGAGTCTCCCACCTTAACTTTATTAACCTCGTAGTCTGCATACTAATGTCCCGCACTATTCCTATAATATAATTCAGATAATAGGGATTTAGCAGTATATAGAGCTTGGTAAGTATAGAACGTGTCTCCAGCACCGTCAGACACTTCAGTTATTTCCTATCCATCCTTATAGTAGACTGGACTATATTCATCTCCTCCTTCCTTGAATTTTAGACAATATAGAGGCATGAAAGCTCCTGCAAACATAGCATCATCTGGAAGATATATACCTCCCTTAGCTTCTCCACAATTTAGAGGGACTATGTCAAACTTCTTATAGTTTCCATACTAATCTCTCTACAAGGAGTAGGAAATCTAATAGTGAAGCTAGGCATCTGGAAGTATTCTATTACTTAAGGATAATATTCCAATGTATTTTTTCCTACTAGTTCCATCATTCGCTACAGTATAGTTTTGAGTTACCCACTCACCTTTCTTATTCACATAGGAAACTGGAACCTTAAAGTTAGTTACTACTTCTCCCTATTCATTTTCAGAGTTCTCTATAATTACATTAGATAGTGTAATACCGTCAGCAAAAGAACTTTCAGTATGACTTGTTCCCAGTTTAGCAATCCACTTAGAAGTATTTCTATCGAATGAGAATGGAATATTATTTATATTTTCCATATAGCTAGGAACCCAACTATAGAATGTTATAAATTTCTATAATAACTCATTCCAGCATAGATTCCAAACCTTTTCTTCAAAGCCATAAGTATTGTCATAGAAAGTAAATAATACGTCTCGCTTGAAGGCGTTATATACTGTCTTTACATTTCTAATACCTATTTTAGGAGTAAGTTCTCTTTCGCCCAAAGTAATATTTCTATTTAGAAATTCTTGAACTCTAAAGTCTGAAATACAAATAAGAGTATTACCGTCAGTGCGCCAAATCTTCTTGGCAACAGTATCAACTCCATAAACATATTGCGCAGAATCTCCAGTCTTTCCTGGAACTTTGAGGACACTTTCGGGCCACTGACTACCAAACATATCAGAGATAATTTTTGGGTTCTCTGGAAGCACATTAGATGTGTTTATATAGACATTTCCACCTGTTCCCTCACCTGCGACTGCTCTTTCATTGACAGGTATCAATGCTATACCATGTTCAAATACACATAAAAGATTAGACTCAAGAGAAATTAATTTTACTATTTCTCCGTATTCGCGAGTATAATCTCTATAATGAGTACCTTGGAAAACTCTAAATCCGTTCTTATAGGCATCATTAACGTGAATATCAGAATACATAATACGAGTTCCAAACCAGTTCTTTATATAGGGAACATCAGGAAGTTCAAAGTTCCATCTTTCACTTAAGGATTTAGTAAAACCTTTGTTGTATACCTATGATTCTGGGTGTTTATATGTTCCCTCAGTACTCATAGGAAGGTATGGATAGTATCCTCTCGGATGTCCACACATAGCCGTTTCATCTACATTAGATCCATCTAAGGTTCTTATATTTAAATTATTAGAGGAGCGTATTTTAAATGTTACCCACATTCCTAACTATACTGCATTAACATCTCCCAAATTTATACTTTCATATTTTTCTACATTATCAGTGTCATAATTATCTCTCCATGTTTTTTCGTCAACTATCTCATCATTATAGGGCGCTGAAGGATCGTTAAAGTTTCTATTTACCCTATGAGTAAATTGACATAGATAACAATCTCCTCTATAAAGCTCCCATTTATACCCTTTAGTTCTATCATCATCACCAATTATATTACTTAACTATTTTACTAACTAAGAATCTACTTCTGAGATACTATATCTATCAGATATGGCCTAAAAAACAGAAGAATCCTACATTCTAATTGAAAAGTAGTTTTCAAGCTAACCTATAGAGTATTCTGGTATATATATGTTAACAGTTTCAGCTGAAGAGAATTTGTTTTCTACATCATTAAATGCCAAGTAAGGCCCAAAACTTCCTCTAATTATATCAGTATTTATCTTCTTATTAGACTATGTTTCAGAATCCTCTTCGTTATTCTTTTTTGAGTATTCAGATTTATAATCGTCCCCTACACATTCATATCTCCAAGCTTCTTCTGCCTCCCCTGCTCTACTCCTGAATTTTAGGTTATCAATTCCAACCAATTTTACATTGTCGGGAACTCCTACAACCTTAAAATCATAAAAATTTCGTATATTGGTATCATAATAGTCTGGAATATAGAAATGACTCACGTTATTTGAAAAATAATTTCCAGTTCTTCCAGCTAATCCGTTTATACTCTAAGAACTTGTAAGAGAAATAGTATGTAAATTGCCAGTAAATATTTGATTATAGTAAGACTAATTTACTTCATAATCTGGACACAGAATCCCCTAGACTTTTACCTTAGAGGAGTCCTTAGGAATAAAACGTGTAAGAAAATCTGTACTTAATTTTCTGGATTCTTCTGTTTCTACCAATTTATATCCAGAAGGAACTTGTGTATTTCTCCCATCCAACTTTTTCTTTACAAAAATAGAGGATAACGCATACCTAGTTTCCTGAATAGTTCCAGCTACTGCTAACGCAGCTGTTGGTAGGGCAACAGCTCCTCCAACTAGAACAGTAGTTCCTAAAGCAGCTCCTAAAGAACCTAGACCAGTTGCAGCTGCTATTGTCCCTGCAACTGTTCCTAAAGCAGTTGCTCCAGCAGCTGCTGCTCCACTTACTGTAACAGCAGTACCTGCTACTACAGCAGCTGCAGCACCTGCTGTAAAAACGGTTGCGGCAGCTAATGCTACTACTCCTACCGCTATACCAGCCACTTTAGCGATTTTCCCCCACAGATTACTGGACTTCTTCTGAAATTTGAACTAATATCTACTTAGAAATCCTTCTGATATGTAATTAATATCATTTATATCTTCTGTAGTAACATGGGTTTTTTCTAATGATTCTGATAACTATTCCAAAAACCCGCCAGCTGTTGGGATACAGGGGGTATAAGAATTCTGGTCTATCCCTATGGTGATACCCTGGGCTAGAATAGTAGGTATTCTTGTCTATCTTACAAAAAAGTACCCTTTAACATACTTCTCTAGTTCCTTAATAGTATCTTGATCAGTTCTAATATCTATCCCATATATAGTATTAGTGTCCTTGGTAGGAGAGAAGGTAACTACTCCCTTAACATTTTCAAATGAAACGGTACCTTTCGTTCTGTTATCCCCAGAAGACATATCATCAAGCCCTATTAAATAATTGGTTTCTTCGTTATAGTTAATATATTGTCTCTCCCTTTCATTTAGCTCGTTTGTTTTAAATACCGGAATATTTGAAAACTGCCCATCATTGCTATACTATCCATCTATGAATTCTTTAATAGCAGCACCTCCTCTAATGTTAAATACAGGACTTAATTCATTATTCGGCATTATATATACTATTCCAAATCTGTATATCTCCTCTCCCCAATATCCAGTGTAGTCATATATAAATTTACTATCATAGTATCCTAAATCTGATGTTGTTGGATTATACTCTTCATCTATGTCTAACTTATACGGAGTCTAGATTAGATATGGTAAAAATCTTAAAGACAAATCAGATAACTCTTTGTAGGGAATATTTGGTTTATGGACATTTGCCATAAACAACATATTTTGACAAACTGCAGAAGCTTTAGAAGCGTCTACTACATTATAGTTTAAATTAATATCAGAACCTGATATCTATGTAGTTTCTTCAAAACCTGTTACTATAATAGATGCTATCCCGGCATTATTTACTAAATATTTCTTATTGATTTTTATATATTCGGTTACGAAGTTTTCATTAGCTTCTGCTGTATATCTTGAATAATATACAGTAATATAATTATAAGAAGCATCTATATTAGATACAGAAAACATGACATTTTTGTAGCTACTTTCGTTTTTCTAACCAGTATGAATACTAGAAGGAGATCCAAAGCCTATAAACACACTTACTAATCCAGACTCGGCCACAAAATCTGTCTCGTTCCCATCTGCATCGGACAATTTGAAATAAAAATGATAATTTCCAATCTTCATATTGCCTCCAGAAGATGTTCCCATATACTAAACTTTAGGTATTTTAGTTATTCTTTTATATAGAGAAGTATCTATGTCAAACTGTTCTCCCTAATCGTATATGTTAGTGTCATTATCCCCCTTCCTGTTAACTACTTCGTAAGTATTCTTGCCAGTAGAACTAAACCTACTATTTATTAATCTAGGTATATTAATTCCGTCATTCAATATAAGGTTTACTGACCCGTCGTAACTATACTAAGGAATAATATGTACTGGATGATCTAGCCTAATAGACAGCTAATCTGTTATGAAATCTACCAACTATCCTTTTTCATACAATTCTGGATTTTCATCTGCTCCTACCCAGGAATTGTCCTCTATATATATATTAAATTTATCTTTTAATTCTTCCAAAGAATAATAATCTCCTTTATATAAATACATATTCTTCGACAGTCTAAAATTTCTAAGAGGATTATACTCATATACTAAAGATCCCTGAGTTGGATATACCTAAGTCTAGGTTTCCAAATTTATACTGCTTTTAATTAACTTAGTCCACATATTTTAAATAATCCGTTAAATATTCGTCATTAACTATACCTCCAATAGTAACATTATGAGCACCATTGAAATATGCTAGCATATCAGATGAATTGTGCTGTGTTTTAGATAGTACCAAATGATCATCCTATAATGTGAATATCTAGTAAAACTTGCTGTTACTATGATATATCTAATCACTATAAGTATAAATTAATCTACCAGAGGTAGTAGAATTAGTTATAGAGGTTACTTCATAGCTATTAACTGTAGTAGCGGCTCTTACTGTAATATTCGAATATCTTCTATCTATAGTATACAACTTGTTAGAATCGTTTATTTCTGGAATTACAGTATAGTAATCATTTTCCCCAAGTCTAATAGCCATAACACTAGACTATGAATTAGAAATAATCTTTGAAGGCTATATATAATCAAAGGCAACCTGTATAGGAATGTTCTTCTAAACACTTTGTATTATAAAGTTAACATTAGAGTCGTCTACTACATCATTTATATGCTACTTAATTTTATTAATATAGTCAGATAGCTAGATTCCCTACATTAATATAAGATCATTGTGGTTTTCATAGTCCGCCTATACCTAATAAACTACATCCTTTGTAAATTGTGATTTATTGTCCTATAGATAAACTACATTGCTAATAGTCTAAACTTCTATAGTCTATTTCTCTGGAAGTTTAACAAATAGGTTACTTAAAATAGATAGAATAATATTACCTAGATATCTAGTTCCTTCACTTATCTTTATTTTTTGTGTTAAAGAACCAGAAGAAGTTTGCATAGGACAAAGATTATTTAATAAGTGTATCTATCCATCTGTATCTTTCATAACTAATCCTAGTACAAATTGTCGAGAACTGTCTTCATATATGTTGTTATATGGAGGAGCTTTTTTTTCTCCAGAAATGGAACCGAATTTATATTTATACATATAACTAGGACTTGGTGCAGTTGTAGTATCAGAATCATATACGAAATATACAGTTTTGTCAAGTTCGTCTCCGTGAGAATATAATATTATTCCGATATCGGATGTTAATAAGTCTCTAATATAAGTGCCGTTTACCTAATTGTCCCACATTTTAGTCTTTCCATTAGAATTTTTGGTAATCGCATATCCTTTACCGCTATCATAGTAATTTTTAGACCAAGTTCCGCTAAATCCTGGAGAGCCTGAAAATGTTCCGGATTCCCCGGAGGTGTATTTACCAACATGAATCTTCATATCATCTTTATGCAACAATCCAGCATCGTGCCATCCTCCTGCTATAGTTAACATGGAATCAAATACAGCATTTTGCCCATACAATTTCATTCCAAATTTTGTTAAATCTTCAGAAGTATTAACTAATGGGACTAATACCTATAAGTATTTAGACTATGAAATGCATTCCTTATAATATTTACTAAAATGTACCCCAGTAAGTACTAAGGGAATGCTTGCCGTATTTAATGTTGTTTTAAACACTCTATAATTTTCGATAAAATCTAATTCTCCAGAACTATTTAAATATTCATACTTTCCAGATTCTGTAGTTACACTTAAAGAACTAGAAAAATTTAACGAATATTTGTTAAGATATTTATCATAAGCTTTTTCCCATAATTCTTTGCCGGACCCGGTCTTACTTATACCTAATAGCTTGTATAAAGTAGTAGAAGTTTCTCTAGGATCTAGCAATCCATAAGTGTCTACACTCTAATAGCTAATATCAGGCTACTTAACATATGTAGGATATATTGAATCGTCATATTCATTTTCCTAAGAACTTACTGAATAAATCTCTGGAGTTTCTGGATTATTTTCTATTTTAGACCTACCTAATATAATACTAACTACAAACTTATCCATGTAATTAATACTTCCTACTCGTTCTGCTATTGAAAATGTATTGTAAGTATTCTATAAGCCTATAGTTAATTTGGCGTCTATATTTCCCTAACTGTCCGCTTCTCCATTCTGATTTATTGCCTAAACGGTAGCTGATAAGTTATTAAACTATTCGTCTTCACTTGCTAGAGAGGAAGGCTCGTAAACTTCCTAGATTTTTTTCCAGTTTTTATTACTAGAATACTCTACCCCAATATCTAAATCTAGTATTGCCTATAGTTTCTCAAAATCAGAAGTTGTATAGTAGTACTAATTAAACATAGTATTAGTCCAATACCACCTGTAAAAATATTTAAAGTCATTAGTATTATCAACATTAAAATTATTTAATGCATCTACTGAGCAATACTTTACAGTAATTTTGGCTAAATATAACACATTAGAATATAATATTCCAGCATCGTTACTAAATATTCTAGAAGTATCTGTGATTAATGTTTTAATATCTTCCTACAAATAATAAAAATCATCATCTTGTTTTATTACCTTATAAGTGCCATTGTCTCCTTTATATACTAAGTTAGACAATTCAGTCAAATCTGACTATAGTCCGGCGTGATATATAGGAGACCCAGTGGAATCTATACTACTTAATTTGTAGTTCCCTGCTTCCCCATTGAGCGGAATGTACTCAGTAAACTATCCAGAATAGGAGTTTTTGTTCATTATTCTGTATGTTGCAGCAACCCCTTGATTATCATAAAAGTCTATCGCTACTTCAGCTACTCCCTTATTAGACTCTGGATAAACTTCTAATCCAAGCGTTAAAGTTCCTATATTTTCAGTATTATAATATTTCCAGTTGGTTAGCTTTATTTCTCCAGTACCTATTTTACTGAAATCTATATAACCGTCCTAAGTTAATTCCTCTAGTAAACCATAGGGCATAGCTGGGGTTATACTATAATGATATATTAAATTAGATATATCTGGATAAAAAATTAATTCCTCCCCATTAGATGAAGTAAATTTCTACATAAAAGGTATGTAAAAAGAAGTAAAGTACTTGTATATAGAAGTTTTGAAATAATTATTTACTATATCGTCAGACATATCTGTCTAATATATTTTTTCGTAAACTCCTTTTCTCACAGCAGTATAATACTATCCATCTTCCTAATGATGGGCATTTACATAATACTTGCTAATAGGCTATCCATTAATATCTCTAGATACCGTTAACTTAGATAATACCTAGTCTTTATATGCAGGCTAAGAGTCTTTCAAATGTTCTATAGCGATTTGTTCGTTAGCTTCATAACTTCCAGAATTTATAAACTCTTCAAAGGTTCCAGAATAATCTTCTGGCTAATATACTCGCCCCAATTCACTGTACCAATAACTCTACTATATGTTTCCGTTTTTATCATAAAATGCTTTTGGCTACTCTTCAATACTCCAAAAGTCATTGATAGATTTTCCATTATTGTAATCGATACTATAGCTAGTATCTGTATCCTATTTATAGGGAAACCATTTTCCTGCATCAGCTTCGTTCTTACCAGACCACTAAGATTTAGTTAAAACTATGTATTTTGGATTAATATTGAAATTGTCTGCGTTCCAGCCTATACTCCAATAGACATTATAATTTTTTCCTATTGTCTAAGTATCCTCAGAGTAAGTGCTACTAGAGGCAGTATATATATCATAAGTACAGCTAAAAGAGTTTATTTTCTCTAATTCTATTAATAAAGCTAATTTTCCTGACACTTTAGACTAAAATACAGAGTAGCCAGAACTAACTAACGACCTATATTTATCTAAATCAGGAGTAGCTTCACCGTTGGTGCCATTAGCTATAAAAAAATTATCATACCATCTAACTGTTGAATCTAAATAATTAATTTTTCCAGAATCTTCTATAGCAACAACGTGTATTTTCAATAATTTTGGAAATGTTCCATATATATTAGAGGTATTACCGTAATCAGTAATACTATTTTTGTTTTCTTCTAAATTAGAGCTACTTATTATATATTTGTCTCCTGGATTTAACTCTTTTTTATATAAAATTTTCTTACAAGATGATGCTACTAATCTTCCAGTAGGTCCACTGTCTGATAGTTCCTAAAAGTCTGAAGACTTTAAATTTGTCTACAGTTCGCCTATTTCCTAGCTACTTATATTTCTTTCTGGGCTTGGGAAACAACCAATCTGAGATTTGTTAGTAATTGGGTTATAAGATACTATATAAATAATATCCCCAAATTCACAAGTTCCCACTGGAACATACCCCTCCGGAAGATATGCTGTCTCCACTCTTCCATTACCCATATCATTCTAAAGAGACATCTCGTTCCCATTAAATGTTAACAAGGTAGCATTAAGTGCAGATGTAAGAGTTGTAGCCTATGTATTATCTGGAGCGAAATCCATTACTAATCCTTCTGCGAATGTATTTTTCGCAGTCATAATTGTATTAATCATCGTTTCTCTTGTTTTTGTTATATTTTCTTAAATTATCTGAAATAAATTGATAATTATAATTAGTTAATAATATATCCTAAAATTTTAGAGGTTCTCTAACTAAGATTAGTTCTGCTTTATCTGTAGTTAATTCTTTCTTATATAAACTAATTCCGAAATCAACTGGCATAGGTAATCTGAATATTGCTACTCGGTTACTTTCTGATATATTACACTCATCATATATTTTGTAGAGGATGATCTTAGAAAAGGTAAATCTTTTCTTTGGTCGTCCTCTTTTATTTTTCTAACTCAAATATTCGTTATACTAATTCTAAGTTAATGCAAAGTAATAGTATCCATCCCAAGGGATGTGCTTGCGTTTATACATTATTCGTAATTTAATTCTCATTTTATTTTTGTAGTACTCAAAATACTTTAGAGAATCATTCATTAACTATCCACAATAAAACCAAAATCCATTTCTGTTAATTAGAGTATCTCCTCCATAACTATTATGTAAGTATAACGATTTCCATCCGTATTGCAAAATTCTTTTAATATCCGACTTAGGAATATTTGGATATTCTGCACAAATTTGGTCGTAGTAATCCTATATAGTTTTTAGTACCATAACAATTAATACTATTTACCTCTGTTAGTATTATCTACGATTCTCTACTTATCTTTTGCTGATAAGTATATAGGTTTCTCTCTTGGAAGCCTCTTTTCACTCTACATCTCTAGAGTAAGCTAATATCCGCTAAAGTTAGACATTACAAAGTCTATGTCATTCCATTTTCCATTCTTAAATGCCTTCTTAAATTTTTTACCTTCTGTTCTTTTCATATACATATATGCCTATGTCCTAGCCATTCCAGGTAATTTAAAGTGGACATTGTTATCTATAATATCATCTACTACCATCTGAACACTTTTGGCAAATATAGATGCCGCCAAATCTCTTTTATTTCCATCAGAGTATGTTTCCTTACACTAGTCTGAAGTCATTTTCAGTTTTTCTACTGGGAAATTCATAAAAATGTCATGCAAAGAAAAAGCATGACCCATTGCATAATTCTTATTACTCATAATCATAAACAAAAATAGGGAGACAAATTGCCTCCCTATATATTTTACATAGTTGGTTTATAGCTCTTGTTATAAAACTTACGTCCCCAAGAAGCCTATACATTAAGTATTTTATCCATCTCTTCTTGAGATACATATTCTGGAACTCTAGCCGCTAAGCAATGCTGTAGCCACTAGCGCTTCAAGTCCTAAGCCATTTTCAACACATTCTAATTGTTAGTACGTATTGCTTCCTTGTATTTCTATACATAGGCAATATATTCAGCTATTGCGATAGCTTCTTTATCGTTTATTTCGGGAAGACCTTCCTCGTCAAGTAGTATTCCATGATATAGAATATTTACTTTTCCTGCACCTTTATTAACATAAAGTTTATCTCCTACTCTTTTATATTTAACGAACTTACCGCTAACATAAAAGGGATCTAGGAAAGCTTTTCTACTTTCAATGTAATTCTCAGTGTATAAAGACTATATGTCTCCAAACTCTTTCGTATTACTAGTGTAGTCCCAATCCTCTGGACCACAATAGGTTACAGCCTCTATAATGTCTACATTACAAGGTAATTCGACTGACCCATCCTAACAATTTATATCTAATAGTGCTCTATACAGTCTGGTGTTTTTATTTCCAATAAAATTGTATGCCACTAAACCGATTTCCTCTAAATCATCATTATCTCCCTCAATATCGTATAGCGTCTAAGCTAAACTTATAGCGTAATGAAAATTATTCTATCCCATATCATCCTCCTGTTACATACTACTAATCATTAGGTAGAGGCTAAGCTGCAACCTATCTATAATAGTATAATTTTTCCTTAGTTAGTTTTTCCTTAACTAGCTAATCAATAAAGCTAGTATTTACATCAGGCCCATTAAGTTCATCAGTATTACAGCAACTGTACTACTTTAGCTATCTTGGGTCTTTGAATACTGCAACTACGGAAACCTGCTACAAGAATGGTGCATTAAATAGAAAACAATCTAACATTCCGTTTGCATTTGGTGCAAAATCAATCCAAACGTAGGGTTTTTTCTAACTTCTTTTTCTATACTTTCTGTTATTAAATTCAGATAACGATGTTACTATCGTAAACTTATTTTGCCTATCAGTAGAACCTATATACTCAATAGCTTGCTTTCCGTACTATGAAATAACTTGTGGTATTTCGAAATGAGCTGTTATAGTATCATCCGCACTTCTCACTCCACATTTACATCTCTCAAGAGACTCACAGTCTACGTCGATGCAGTTAATCGCTATCAATAGGTCTTTGATAGGAAATATTCCTCTGAGAAAATACTAATGTAATATAGATAATCTACAGGCTACTATTTCATCCTATAGCTAGTCCATATTCATAGATAAATTCTAATGATAACCTCTTAGTCCAGATACAACATCATTACGAATTTGGGATGCAAGTTTCTCTATATACATTATTCTTCTGTTTTATCAGGATTAGTCATTATCCTATGTTTGCAAGTAAAGTTATAACATCTTATTCCTTTTAAATAAGTGACTTTAGATTTTAGAGTGGCAATTTCATTACATTTTGCAGATATGGCTTGGGATTTCTCTAACATAATTTTATCCATTTGCTCTCTCAATTCCGATATCTACTTTCTAAAATCGCCTTCAAGCTCATGGTAATCCTTTATGTACTTATCACACGTCTTCTACAAATAATCACACTAGTCTTGTTTGAGGTCCGTTTTTTTCTACTCAACATCGACTATTGAAGATTCGGCTTCAGCTTCTACTTGTTTCTTTTTGCTCTTAAAAGTGCAAATATAAGTAATAACTGCGCCTATACCACCACTGCCTATTACTGCTAAGGCCCATTCTAAAATTGACTGTTCCATACCTTAATTAAAAGAAAAGGCGGAACAGGGTAGTCCCGCCTTTAGTTTATTTAAGCACCTAATTCATCTTCTTCATCTTCGCTTATAGAAGATACAGCATCAACGTCTACTACTGTTCCGATAGTAGCTAATGCTTCTTCCCAAGCAGTAATTAGTGTAGAATCATTTTTTACCCAGAACACATGAGTAGTAAAAGAAGTCATTCTTTGTCCTACAGCGTGTAGACCATCATTAGTAGCTGGAGCTTCATACTCTACAATATATTGGTTGTAAATAGCTCCAACGATAGGAGTTTCTACCTGACGGATATGAGTCCATTGGTAGTTTGCAGCAGTCGGAAGTCTCAAGTCTTTAATAATTTGAGAGTAAGTACCGAAGCTATTCTTTCCTCTTTCGTCTAGCTTAATGTCAGTAGCAGAAGTTTTCGTTGGGTCTAACTCTGCAACTTTTTCTGCATAATCATCATAAGCATCGAATGTGCTAATTTCGATTTTGCGGAATCTCTGATATTCAGTAGCTCCTTCGAGAACAAGTTTACTACCAGTTACAGAAACATTAATTAGGTCTTTATCACATAAGAATACATGATTCTTTTTAAGCATATCTGCTACATTTTTGGCAATAGTAGCAGCTTCGTCAGCTTCTTTAACGGTAAATTCAATCCAGAATGGCATACCTTTTTGAACCCAGGGAGTTGAATAAATGTAAGGTTCTGCGCCTTCAACACCCAAATAAATATCGAGTCTACAATATGTTTTTGCTCCTCCTGCTTTTAAAGCAGCTAAAAGAGTAGTATCACCGAAATCAATAGTAGCCTTACAAGGCACTGCCTCATATCCAGCTCTCTTTCTAATAGCTTTTACGCATCCCTTAACGAATACAAAATCTCTTTTAATCTTTAGAGCATCAACTTCTTCTCCGTCGATGTTTGTTTTGCCACTCTTGAAAAGATAGGTATTATCAGTACCTTTCCCGTTCAATTTACTTGAATCTGGATCCAGATTCGAATTGATAATTGTCTAAGTTTGAAAATTTAAACCTGTTGCCATAATTAATTAAAGTTTAATTAGCCTTGTTGAGGGGCTGGTTGCTATTGCCCAGTTGGTCTAGCAATAGATTGAGTCATCTAAATATTGTTACCTAGTCTTGGGTCATTTACACGCTCCATTACTAAGTGTACCAACTCGTTTATAATCTCTTGGTTTACATAATCTGGGAACTCCATAATTTGAGAAGTATCTTCTGTTAAGTCTATTTGCTCTTGAGTTAAGCGAATAAACTGAGGACACTTAACATAATCAATCTGCACTTCTACTAATTGGAACAAACTATCATCCTTACCATATCTAATTTCACAACGAACATTAGAAGTATTTCCAGCTCTCAATGCGATGGGTTTTTCAACTAGAGATACTTGAGTATCTTTTCCATTTACATTAAGCTTAAATGTTCTTTGGAAGTTAGAGTTTTGACTTTCAGGAGAAGTTCCTCCAGCAGTTCCTGCATCAATATCATTATCTTCCCACTCTCCTCCAGAAGCTGAAGTAACCTGATAAATGCCATTCATATCAGTACCAACTTCTTCTAATCCTGTTCCTGTTTCCACAGAAGTTCTAGGGTCGGTAGGTAATACCTACTATTGGTTAAGATTGTGGACATAATAGTACGGACGCATAGGCGAAGGTCTATTATAAATGTCTGTAATGATTTGACTCCAAGAATCGGCAGTTAATCTTGTTGCAGGGATTTCAATATATGAGCCTGCATCCCAGCAATCTTTTTGTTTAGCAACATAATAAATGCAAACACAATTCAACATATGTAAGTAGTCAATAGGCATATACACTTCATACGTAGCACCGTGTAGAGATTGAATTGAGCGATGGGCTTTACTTAAATAAGATGAAGCCTAACCAGTGTATCCTCCTTCTGGAGAATCCTAGTTACCAGTAACTGCTTTTGTGTTCTAAATAGCACTATCTTTTGCAGCTCCAGACGCTCTTCCTGCAAGTTCTACCTTGTGAGGAGTCAAGAAAGTCGTAGACTTCAAGACTCTCAAATCATCAGTAGTTTGCTAGTTAATATCGTACACGTTGTATACCTTATTAATATACTAGTTTATAGCTTTATTAAATAAATAGTTAAATTCATAAAGCTTAAGTGAAGGTGCTTGAATTTTACTAAGTTCTATTAGTGTAGCTTCAAAAACCTGTCTTGCGGTCATTTCGCATTATATTAAAATATTGATAATTAATCTTCAAACACGTCTTGATATGTGTCTTTTCTGATTAAGGCTAGGGTTTTACTATTTCTAGATAATTTCATCCATTCAATTACTGCATTATCAGTAGCACCTAATGCAACTTTACCATCTTCTCCATAAACGAAGAGTCCGTCTTTTTTAACGATAACTCCTTTTTCACGAGCTTCTATAAATAACATACGAAGTTGAATATCTCCACCAGTATAGCAGTTGATAATCTTTTCCGGAGTTTTCTCAGCTATAGATAATAGGTAATCTTCAACATCAGCATTTGGCTGATTTTTCATATCTCTACCTAAAACTTTAGCTACAAGCAATCTTCCTTCATATCCGCGTTCGTCATTCATAATATAATTAGAAGCTTCTACAATAAGTTTACGTCTAGTAACTCTACGTTGAGCTTCAAATCCAGGTCTATCTACGTAAAGCTCAGCAGTACCGTATCTAGGTCTTTTTGACCTTGGGTCTACTGTTCCGTCGATTAGATAATCACCCTTCTCATTTTTCGCAAATCTGTCAGGAGCGATTAAGTCACAATTTTTAATTGCCTCCCAAACAGCTCTATCATAGACATCATCTAGATTGAAAGTCTTACCATCTTCTATTACAAATAACTCAGTCTCTGGAATATATGCAGCTAGTCCTTTTGATTCATTTTCAATTTCTTCTGGGGTGAGAATAATATCTCCTTGGGAGTTTACTCTCTTTACACAATCTGCGTATCTACCACGAGCATCCTTTTGTGGTTGTATGTAATATTTTTGTCCGACTTTACCAAATACACTTCTTAATACAACGATGTTACTTTTTAAATCTCCATCTTGTACTTCATTAACCTTTTTTGCCATAATTCATATTCATATTTTAAAGAATTAGGTGGGGAAGCACCTCGTTCCCCACCGTATCTATTTTATTTTTATTTATCTTACTTATTACTCTTTACAACGAAGAATAAATGAACGATATGGATTAAATACTGCAATACCAGCATATCCATGGATAGTCATCATACCTCCAGCAACAGGAGTTGAAACAACACCACTGTCACCACCTGAGCGACCACCTACACCAAGTACTTCGTTAAAGATGTAGTCTTTTCCTTTCAGAGAATACATAGCTACAGGAGGTTGAGTAGAAGTCTTACCAGTTGTAAGGTCAATACATAGAGCGTATGGTTCTAAGAACTCTCTACTTAATGTTCTATCAACTTTAAATGATACAACATTTCCACCCCATTCGTAAGCGTCAAATGTAGCACCTACTTTGATGTATTTTCCTTCTCCACCTCTAGACCACAAGTAAGCACCATCAGTCTTACGAGTAGATAGATAATCTCCAAGAACTCTCTGTACAATTCCCCACATTCTTTCGTTTACCATGAATACAAAGTGATTACCAGTAGGTTTCTCAGCCTTTTCTACCATAGTAGAGATAATTGTGTGGAATGTGTTAATAGTTACTCTATTAGCAGCATACTTAGAAGCAAATCTTTCGATTTGAGGAATCATACCGTCACCAATAGGAATTGGACGTCCAGTACCTCTATCAGAGATAGTAGCTTTACCGTCTACTCCGATGTTTCCTTTAGCTAATAGAATCATATTTTCACGAGCATATAAGAAGTTTTCAATTAAGTTCTTCTTCATAGGCTCAAGTTTGTAAATCTTTTCAGTTAAGCATCCTTGATTTTCGCCTTTACCAACCTTAATGAAAGTATCTTCCATTAATGCATATTTAGAAGAGTAGCTATCGTCAACACGAATAGTTGTCATATAGTTTCTCATCTTTTCAACGTTAGATTGATACTTAACGAAACCAGTATCATGCAATTCTGGCTTAGCATTACCAATGAAACGAGTTGTATCACCAATTTGACATCCATCCTTATCCAGGATTGATGAGTAGTCATCATCAATAAGTCTTACCATTACAGACCACATATTGTCTGCTTTTCTAGTAGGACGAGATACAACAAAACATTGCTATCCAGTTTTTTCAATTTTGAAAATTTCGTGTAATTGATAATAGTTTTCTGGGAAAATCATTTCAATTTCTGAGCCATCAGCTCCATCTTCAACAGGCACTGCTGCGAAGGGGATTCTCTTAATATAATTAGTTTCTACTTCCCATTCGAAATAAGTAGAATCAATATTCTGGAATCCAGTAGCTTTCTTGGTATCTCCGTAGAAAATATTTCTTAGAGCTTCTGTCAAGAAAGTTGCAGTAAGTTCCGGATAAAGACGAGATACAACGCCTAAACGGTGAGGTCTTTCTCCCAAGAATTTACTAAAATCTTCATAAGTTCTAGTGTCACCCATCGTTGGGCGATTAGTTACAAAACTCGCTACAAGCATAATTATTCTTTTTAAATGTTAATAAATCTTAATACCAATCTTCATCATCTATAAACACATCGTCTGTGGTTTTCTTTTGTGAAGCGGGTTTGTTGAACACCAATTTAGCTTTAGGTTTTCCTTGTAAATCTAATTTGGCTTGCTCATAACCTCTTCTATAGTTATCCTGAATCTATTTATTTAATTCTTCTACTATTTTATCCTCATTAAGAATCCAGAATGCAGCTTTAGTAAATAGGGCAGGGTCATTCATAGCTCTACCAAATGCACTTAATCCTTGGTCATCTATTTCTAGCATAAATGAGGATAAATCTTCTATATCGTCGTCAGATAGTTGCAGCGGTTGTCCAGCAAAGGAATCAAGTTCTTTAATCTGTCCTTTAATAGAGTCAGCAAATCTATTATAAGCAGCTTCCTCTCTTGCGGCTTTCTCGTTAGCTATCTGAGCCTCTTCATCTTCCTGAAGTCTTATGTACTCTTTGCGGAGTCCTTCTACTGTTTTCTTGAATAGACCTTCATTTTGTTTAGCTAATTCAAGTGCTTGATTAATTTCCTCATCAGAAATATCCGACCCGACTTTATGTAATAAATCCAATGCATAAACTTCGTCGTCAGAAAGATCGTCGACTTTATATCGTTTAGTTGGTTCTGTTTCTGGCAACAGAGATTGAATATACTCGTCAGGAGTCATTCCACTCTCTCTAATTGTATTAATAAGCTACAATTCGGAGTCGTCAAAGTCCTACTGTTCTACTTCTTGGTCAATCAAGATATTAATCTATTCTTCTCTGCTTAGAGAGTCCCAAGCTCTTTCTACAATAGCACCAGTTTCGTCTTCGAATTTAATTTTTCCTGGGTCAGTAATACCTTTAAGACGTAGTACTTCAGTTGTTAAATCTTCATCTGGCTATGCAGAAGGCTTTTGCTAGCCTGCAGGCTAATCACCTTCATTACCTTCTGGTTTTTGCTGTCCAAGGTCAATGTCCCCAAACTCGTCGTCTTCAAAAATTACATCATCAAAATTTTCCATATTCATATTCATTTTTTAATTAATCATACAATATATAAGCATTGATTAGTTATACAGCAATTAAAACCTAACTAATTGTTAAATTTTAATAATAAAAAATTATAGTTTCATAATAAATACCAAAGAATAAGAACGTGGTTCTATTTTCAAGGGTTTATTAGGCCATTCAGAATCTGACAAGGTCTACTCTTCGCTAGTAGCAGAAGATAATGAAGTCCCTTCATCTGTCCCCAAAGATATAGAATGGGTATGGCTTCCACCCGTAGCAGTACCTCCCTACGTCTTTATATTAGATACTCCATCTACTGTCCCAGTTTCAGTAGTGATACCTTCTCCGGTTACGGAAGTAACAAAAGTCTTAGAAACTGATTCTATACCCCAGTTATAATCAGAATATTCCAAAGATACAGATAGATCTCCAGAACTTCCCGTAGTTCCAGATAAATCCCCACTTAAGCTGTGAGTATGGGCTTTATGAGGATGACTATGTTTTGGTAAGTAATCCTATGAAAGAATTAATTCATTATTTTCGTCAAGTATGGAGTCATTGTCTCCGACTTCATCTGCTGAGGCAACTGCTTTAATAAATTTTCCCACTAAATTGGGAGTTCCGTTAGTTCCGTCACATATTGCCCATCCGTAAGGAATTTCTGTCCCACTCCACATTAAAATAACTCCAGAAGGAATGAGAAGAGAAGAGTTAGACATTACCCTTAATTTTCTCACTCCTGCTTCACTATATACGTTAACCTATGTAGTCTCATCTGAAGCTAACAAACTTCTAATAATTTCGTCAGGAGTCTGAATCTCTCCAGTCATTGTAGACTAAAATTGGCAATTTTTAAATGTTAAAGAGGAATCCTAGAATAGAGAGGCATTATTTACTACATAATTGAATGTGCAGTTATCCAACATAGAATTAAAAGTAGTATTTGATACATCTTCTTTAAATGTGCATTCCTATATAACCCCACTACAGACAACCTAATCAAAACTTCCAAACATAGTATTATTATTGAAAGTACTATTAATAAATAGAGGATGCCTCTAATCGTAGAAACTATTACCATAACAAGGTGTTTCTAGTATAGCATAGTTAGGTAAATCCTCTAAGGTCAATACTGTTCCATTATGATTAATTTCTACTCTTATATTAGACAAGTTAATAGTATTATTATAGAAAACATTAGAATTAGTATTGTCAGACCCTCCGAAAGTATAATTCCAAATCCCATCACGTAGGAACTTTAGGTGTTTAAAGTTATAATTACAAGAATTACCATACTTATCTGTCATTTTTGTTATTAACCCCAGCGCCTGTACGTTGGTTCCATCAATAGTGTAAGTTTTATCATAAGAAATGTCGTAACTAATAATATAATCTGTGTCTTCCTCCAAAATGCATTTATCCTAATAGTATTCATAATTGTTCTTTGCAGTTACTATGAGCGGATGGACATTAGAGGGATTTGATTCTGTTGCATCTTCTGGAAGAATTTCAGGCTCTGCTAACTCCCAGAAATTTCTGAAATTATAAAGTCTATACTATACGTTAGCATCCATCTTAGCGCTTTGTATTAGACTCCTAAAATCCTCAACGGATATATTGATATAGTTTGATGGTAAAGAAGCATCTTCTCTTACTATAATCTTATCTACTTCTAAGACAGACTTATTATCCTAGTTATATAATCTATATCCAGTATTAGATGTGGCTCCGTAGGAATATAAAGATGTAGAATTCATAACTAAATCACCGTTTACCTATATCTTACCATCCTATAAAGCCAAATAAGACGTATTGCCAACCTATAAATCTAAAGAATTAACAGCACGAATAATACTCTCAAACAATTCTATCTCTCCTACAGTGAGTTTCGTAAATTTATCTGTAGAGTCATTATTTGACTATATCTTAAATTCGGAAATAGTTCCGTCTTTTATTAAAAATAACTGTCCTAAATCCTTAATAAATACTAGACCAGTTGTAATGTTAGCATTTTTTGCGTCCTCTAAAGTGTTATAATTAAAGCCTATGTTTATTAGAGCCTGATCCTTCTATTCAGAAGTTAACATCTGTTTTTCTAGAAAAGAAATATATTGTTCTCCAGAGCTATTTAATAGTATTTTAGTTCCATCTATAGAAATCCATACTTCGTTGCCTTCTTCAGTAGGTATTAAGTATATTCCATTATCTGAAATATCATCGGAACTAGATGCAGTTTTTAATATATTAGTGCTAGAAGAGGCAATTTTACCATTCTTTATAATATCAATAAACTTGCCACCCCACTAAACTTTTAAATCTCCTTTTGTTTTTATAATAAAATTAGAATCGGTAGAACCAATAGTATTATAGGTTTTACCGAACATATTGGTTTTACCTTCTCCCATATTATTTTATAGTCAGTACTTGTCTTCTGTTTCTATTAGAATAACTTATGTGAATCCAATCTAAGTTATGTTCATCTATTAACTAATCGAATGGTAATTTCAATTTTTGAGCTAAATCAAATAACTTTTTATTTTCCGATTTAGTATCTAAAACTGTACGTATATCGGCAGCCTATCCAGTCATGTGTTGGCTAGTACTAGCTCCTCCTACAGCCCTATTCAGAGCTGGACATCTATAACCACTAGTAACAATAATTGGCTTGCCATATGCCTCTCTAAGAGGATCTAAAACATTTTCAATAAGAGCTATCAAATTTTGCTCTTCCTCTTTAGAAGGAACATTCTTGATTCCCTTCTACTAAGCAGTAGCGCTTTTCGTTAATTCTTCAATAGTAAAAAATTTCATAAGATTATATGTTTATGTGTTCACAGTAATATATAATCATAATTACAGATTTACCAAAACAAAAATAGGAGAACTTCCCAATCTCGGAAAATTCTCCTATTAATTATATAGAGTTATTTTATCCAGTTTTTAAGCTGAGCCTTAAATAACTTTTTTGCTAACTAACCACTTAGATAAGCAGCTTTTTCAGAATATGGGTCAATACCAAACTCTTTACATATATGCATTTCAACATGGTTCTTCTCATGGTTATAAGTATCTATAAATTCCTCTGCGGAATCCGGTCTATTTATAACTATGATGCTTTTGTGTTCTTCTTGGTTAGTAAACGTAAAACCTGAATTTTCGTAATTTTCTATCCTAGAAGCTGCTCTATGTAAAACATCGTCTGGACATCCCAAATCCTCTAATCTACTCAAAATGTATTGAACATTGGGATTTTCTACAATTATGCAAACTTCTATATCCCAATCGTATTTCTCAAACAATACTCTGAAATGTGTCATATCACATCCTCCCAGTCTACCATAGTTCCGTTAGCTACCATAGTAGCATACCATCTTCTCATAGTAGTACCATCTCCAGCGTCTTCATCGTCTATGGTATCTTTAATGTAAAGAGCAAAATGCCTTTCATCTGTTATACTACTTCCGTAATAATCAGCCTTACACATATTGCCAACAAATACATAATCATAGCCAACATTATTTTCTAGTTTAATGTTATTCTACGTTAATACCTTATCAATGTATTCTTTGGATACTGGCTCTAGGGATTTTCCTCCCTTCTTCATAAAAGAAATAGCGTATGAACACAAAGCCTTATTGAAATGCCAACCGTAGTTTTGTAAGTACTTACGCATATACTTTGGCATATCGTCATACATATCCAAAGCTGCTCTCATATCAATAGTATCTTGGGTAGTCCTCGTCGTCGTAATCAGAATCTCTCATTCCACCACGTCTACGTTTTCCGTATCTTTCCATGTAATGCTCCCAGATTTACTTTCTAGTTCTGATAAACAATGCATCAATTTCTTTCCGTGTTTAACAATTTGTTCAGCACAATCAGAAAGATGTTCAAATTTTGACTCCTAAATTTCAATTATTGTTGCCATGTTTTTCCTATTTTAAAGATGTGTTAATAAATTCTTTGAACATTTCTTTAAGAGAATTAATTTCTTCCCTCAAAGCCTTATTCTCTTGCTCTTGTCTCTGTTTCTCAATTATTTCTGGATTTAATTGCTATAGAATTTCGTCACATCCTTTAATAATACTCTAATGTGTTTCAATACTATTAATTATATCCAGGCTTCTTTGCTTCATCGAAGAAACTTCACTATTCATTGCTTCTTTGTTGCAGGAAACCACAATATTATTTCCGAAATCCGCAATGTCTCCCATTGCAGGTAATTTCTGGAAATTAGCAGATGTGCCGTTTATATCAGCCGTAATATCTACTATCATTTCCTGATTATACATTCCTGGGTTTCCATACTTAGGAACTGGTACGGATACGTTAGTAACCTTACCAATTTCTAAAGTAGGGACAGAATCTTTATGCAAGATAAATAGCTAATTACTATTCCTTAAATTCTAAAATGCCATTATGCAATTCCTGTTAATAATTGTAATGTATTAGTAGTATGCTCAAACCAGCATAGGTAAATTCCTGTTCCAGATATTTGAGCAACTGTTATATCTGCTCCGTTAAATCCAGTTAATCTCTAAGGATTGCCTCCACTAGAGGTGAAGACAACTGGTAGAGTAGTTGTAGTACCTGTAGGTATAGCCTAGTTAAGTCTTACGATTAGTAATCCTCTAAATGGTGTACCAATATTACGATGATTGTTAAAATCAAACTACACTTCTGTAGTTGTAACATTTACAGATAAACTACTAATAGCTGGTATTCCTCCTCTATTGACATTAATATAAGTAGGTAATAACATAGTTACCTCCTTTCTTAACCCCAAAGAGAGTTATTACATCCACAGCCATTCCATCCTGCGTAAGTTCCTAAAGCGTATCCATTGAATACAGCCTAAGTAGGTACAGCAGTAGCACAGCTATATGGTAATGTTACAGTTTCAGGAAGTTTACACTTAATTCCGTTAACATCACTTTGTAGAGCATTAACAGCAGCAACAATAGGAGAAGTAGCTTGACCTATCATTTGTCCAAATGCGGCAGTCTACTGGGCATTATTAATAACAACAGCCTATTGACTATTCTTTTCACGTAAAGCATCAATCTTATCTAATAGAGCCTGATTCTACATAGCATCAAGCTTAGCTATAATTTGATTAGTATTTGCAGTACCTGTGTCTCTAATAGTATTTTGAAGAGCGCAAGTCTGAGTTTGAGTTGCATAAGCAGAATCGCAGAATCCTCTTTCTACTGCACGTCCTACTGAATCTACACTATTAGTAATCTGATAAGTCTGTCTTTCATTTGCTAGTTGATTTTGGTAGCCCTGTTCGATAATAGCTTTTTGTGTGTTGCAGCAGCAGTTGTTGATTGCTTGGATAACATCGCTACTTCAAAGACTTGCTCATCTTGTCTAGGCTCTCCTTAGTAAGGGATGTATAACCTCCCTCCTAAATATTATATCCATTATTTATAGAGTCATACTTCTTTATTAAATCTCGCTCTATTTTATTAGCAGCTTCTTTATTAAGATTCTCATAAAGAATTTCGTGAGTAAAATTTTCCCCAGCCATATTTCTATATAGCTCTATGGAATTTAGTACTACTAAAGTAGTTTTTACCTCCATTTTTTATTCCGCCTCTGGTACTAGATACTTTTCTTCTTCCCATATCTATTATTTTTTACATTTTCCACCTTTCTTTAGTCCAGCTTTTGGGACATTTGGTTTCTTTCTTCCCATATCAAGATGCTTGATTAAAGTGTTGTAGAACTGAATCAATAACTGAATCCATATAAGGAACAAATTCAGCTCTCTTAACTTCTGATACACTGTAGGAGACAGAAATCATCCCATTATTATCAAATGGTTTAGAATAGGTGCAATCTCCAATACTTTCTACTAGCTCTCCTGGTTTAGATACAGCAAAGCTGATAGTTAAAGAACCACTAACATCTTTGTTAGCAGTCCCAGTCATTTCCCATCCCTTTTCGTTGGTATCAGAAATTTGATAGGTTTCATTTTGTTTTACAATTTCCATAAATTATTATTTTACAAATAAGTCAAATACAATTTCCATTAAGTCTGCAGCTTTAACAGAATTTCCGTTAATTTCTACATCATTTCCGGAATTAACATCTAGAATATCTGAATACTCTTCCATGGTGATTACATCATCTGGTGTATCTTTAACTTCCTCTAAGCCCTTCTGAATAAGATATTCTTGGTATTCAGAATTAGTTTTATCGTTGAGTTCATTGAATCTTGCTTCTTCTTCCAGAGTCCTTTCGGATTTATTAGCTAATTCTCTAAGTTCATCAGATATAATCTGATTTGTAAATTCTTGAGTATCATCATCGAATTGCTTCTTAATTTTATTATAAGCCATTCTGATACGCATAATCTTTACTTTTAACTCTTTTGGGAGTTCTTTGTCACCATCTTTAAGAATAATCTTGGTGATTACATTTTGTTTTGTCAATACATCATTTAACGTCATAAATCATTAATTTTTGGTTTATACTAAACTAAATAAATATAAACTATTTTAAAAGTTAAAATTTATTAATTATTGAGTACCAGTTATGTATGTAAAAGACACTTTATTTGGTAACGAATCTGCTTGGTAAGAATAAACATATAACGTTGTTCCAGAAACATAAAAAGTGGCATATCTAAGGGCTGACCCACCACCTTTAGAAGCAGACTATCCAGTTATATAAATAGCTGATGGGAGATTAGTTAAAAGGGAAGTTGTTCCCGTAGACCCGTTCCCACCTGAAGACATATTTATAGATACACATACCACCTAACCATATCTAATTACATAAATATATCCGCTTATACCAAAAGCGCTAAAATACTGACCACTCTTCACAACTTTATAACTGTTGGCTGCATTAGGAATTCCATTATTAATATATATAGGAGTCGATGAAGATCCTATAGTATTAGTATAGTCGTCAATAGAGTTAGTACCGCTATAATAAGCTAGTTTGCCAGATGCTCCAGAGTTAACTGTAGCATTTAAGTAATATGTCATAGCAGTAACAGTTCCATTAGTTACATATACTCCTCTATTTGAGGCACCAGCATTACCCTTGGCGAAGTCTGCTAATGATTTGTAGGAGCCTCCAGCTAACAATACATAGCTATTACTATTTACTGAATTATGATAAAAACCAGCACCTGCTCTAATATATCCAGAAGACCATGAGTTTCCAGTAACATGTGATTTATAAGTATCATTATTCGGAGAAGTAGCTCCTACAGTAATTCCCCCATTAGTAACTAAATATCCATCTGTTCTTATCTATCCAGTATTTTGATAAACCGACTTGCTTCCATAGGTTCTTATCCATGTACTATCAGTCATATACCAGCCTCCACCATATGTCTCGCTATACCATCCTGTACTTCCAGTACTTCTGAACCAGTTTGAAGTATAGCAAGTATTAAAGGTAGGCTAAGTCGACGTACTAGAAGCTGTCGATACAGCTATATTAGCCCAATATCTAGTTCCTGTCCAGAATCCACTATTATTAGTTAGATGGCTAGTATGAGTCGGTATATGTACTGTAACAGCAGCACTACCATCATATGTTTTTGCGGCAAACGCTCCTGCAGCAAATGTTAAAGTGTTTGCAACTCTAGCAGCAGTACCAGTAATTGAAACTTCAAGAGTCGTACTACAGGCTGTTGGTGTACCTGCATTTAGGTATATAGGAAGAGTCGCAGAACCTTTTGTAGCCGTTCCAATCTTTAAAACTATTCCAGTATAGTTAGCACTATCTACAATAGTTTTCCATGATTTTGTCAAAATTGAGTCTGTACTATTTCTCCAATACAAACTTTCAGAATACGTAGAGTAGAACTGCATATATCTTGTGCTTCCACTTCCAGTATTAAACTATACTAGGTGTCCCAAAGCTCCTGGATACCTTACATTCCAGCTACCACATAAATTATTATTATTTGCTAATTCGGTAGTTGTAGGAACAGAACTTGCTATGGACTACTCTCCTCTAGCTATAAAGAATGAAGTTTCATGTAACCCGTCTAATAAGTCTGAATTAAGGTTAGTAACCACAGTTGTGCTAGTTACCTTTAATGGAGAGGTACCTGTAGCAATAGTAGATATTAACTGAGTTCCTGTTATAGCAGCTTTTACTATTAGAGGTCCAGTCATAGTATCTCCAGTTACATTCACATATCTCTCATCGGATTCAGTTTTAGTATAGTAATTCTCAGCTAGTGCAACTGATTTACCATCTAATTTTAAAACCCCTTTACTTATAAACAGACCCACCGTTCCACCCCAAGGATTAGTTTCCGTAGGATATGGAAGTATACAGATAGAACCATTTCCATCTCCTCCAGTATTATGTTGTCCTATAGAAGGGTTGTAGGTATTTCTAGATGCACCATTTTTATACCATTCCAATATAGTGGTATAGTTACTAGTATCATTCTAATTCTATATAATACTAGCATTATTAGTAAATCTAACACTAGTAGAAAAAGTCTTTGCTCCTGTAATACTTTGAGTAGTGTCAAGAGTTACAAACTTATCATCTAAAATTGAATAAAACTAAGTCTTACTCACTCTTCTAATAAAGGTATCAGAAGTATTTCTTACATATACGGAACCAATATCTGTTAACGCTTCATCAGAAATAGCTGAGTTAAAATAAGTAGCGTAAATATGCTAGCTGGCGTTTCGTTGAACTAGGGTGCTGGCTTTGCTTGAAGCAGAGTACTCTAAGTCTCCTCCGTTGCTAAGAAGGACTTGTGTAGCGCTTCCTTGATATGTGGTTCCTATAAGTTTTGCATATCCATCTTTAACTTTTATCATATTATCCTCTTAAATTTAAATGTATAAGTGTAAGCAGCGCCTATGCCAGCACTTGCACCTATCTATAATTTTAAAACTCCAGAACTTTGCATAACAGTTCTTAAGTAAATTGTTTTTCCATAAGCATGACCAGAACGGTGAAGGATAATTTCATCGGTGTCTGTATCATTAGTACCATCTCTATACCAACTCATTACACCAGAATTATAGCAATGCCACATAGCTCCTGTATTATCGTTAGCACTAACTTGTACCTATACTATATAAGTTCCATTAGCAGGAAGGTTAGTAGATGTTATTCCCGTATCCATCCATGCTTGTGTAACATTTAACGATTTAGTAATGGTTGTGAGATTGTTAGATAATTCTTCTGTTTTTAACATAAAGTCGGATACAGCTTTATGTCCTCCTCCACCCAACAATACATAAGAGTCAGAAGAATTAGTCTTTTTATAACCTGCTGCTGTAACATTAACTGTGAATGTCTTAGCCCCAGTTATAGTTTGTGCAGTATTTAATGTAACGTAATTAGCTAATGATTGATGTTCTGTAAGAACTGGTTTTCCACCTGAGTACAATTTATTAGCCCATAGACTACCTGTACTAGGCTGAGCATATATTGTTGTAGTTACATAAACTTGCTAAGTAACACTAGCACCTAAATCAGCAGTGGTACTTGTGTTAGTATAACCTAAAGCAAGAGGTCTATAATTTGAGGTAGTGGTAGCAGACTACAATACTTTCTAATCAGTATTCATGTCTGTATACCATCTAACCCAAGTTTTCCAAGCAGAAGAATCATGGTACCTAAACCATATCAGACCATTAGAAGTAATTAACTTCTAATAACGATAACCACTAGCATTTCGACCAACATATAATTCATATGCACCTACTCCACTAGGTTTGTTCGTTGTGGTATTACCACCGCCAGCATAGTACCATCTCCCTTCGTCTAAGTAATCATCTAGATCTTGATTAGTTAATTGGGTATAAATGAATGCCGCAGCCGCATCCGTAGGTATGGACCAGGTGCCATCTTCCCTTAAAAATCTAACATTTGTTGCAGTATATGAAGGGACAGGCACCAATCCGTTATAACCTCCACTTCCACTAGAAGTATGTTTTTTAAATACTGAGTAAGTAGTATCTGTCCCTTTAAACTTTATCCCTCTAGTAAAGATATTTAAGCCCTTTAAGTCAAAGGTTATATCATTATTATTGGGAGCAGTCGTTAAAGCTGCTGCCGTAGTAGGATTGTATGCTATCTTCATAGATTATGCTGTTTCGTATTTTTCAGTACTGATATTATACCAGCTTATTCCAAAACTAATATCTTGTATATCGTCCCCGTTAGAGTCTGCTTTTAAATAAACATCTCCAGATGGTACGAAGTTTAACGTCTTGTCTCCGATTGATACACCTCCAATAGTAATAGGTCTCCATGAATCCTTTGTAGCTGGGACGTAACCTAAAGCGTTAATAATATTCTGGTTAGTTAAATAAATGCTTCCAGCGCTAGTAACAGAAATCGTTTTATTCTTAGAGTCTTTGTCTACAATTACTCCTCCTATAGTAGTAGTAGTTGCGGCTACTAGAGATATTGTTCTAGCTGCACTACCATTATAAGTAACTCCAGCAGTTTCAAAAGTTAAGCCTGCACCAAGTGACAATGCGTTACTAACCTTCTTAGCTTCTCCCACTACTAAAGTAGACTGTGCAGCCCAAGTAGGAGCAGCACTACCATTACTAAGTAGTACCTAACCCTAAGTACCGCCAGTTGTTGGAGCATAAATGGTAAATGTATTAGTACTATTACTATAAACATATATAGAAGTACCGTTGACAGTGTGTTTAACCTATCCGTTAATATTTGCTTCTACAGCTGTCCAATAAGCTGCAGTGTTTAATCCACTTCCTGTTCCGTCTTGTATACATATTAGTAAGTCGCCAGCTGAACACGTCTATTCAGCATAAGTTCCCTGAGAAGTTACTCTATAGGTATCTCCGACCTCACATTTAGTGGGAAATCCCTAAACCTCTACTCCAGCAACGGTATGTGTCGTATAGCTTTCATTACTATAAGTAATAGTACCCTTATACCGCATTACATCGTTAGCAGCAAAGCTAGCATTAATTATCTAATGAACCTACTGAGTAGTAAATAGGGTTGTTGTATTATTTACAGAGGTATTTTCAGCTATTGGCAAGTCTGTGGTTGTTATCTCAGCCCAGGTAGCATTTCCTCTAAATATTTCAGTGGCTTTACCGCTAGAAATAGGAACTAAACCTCTTACTGTAGGAGTAAATGTGGGAGTAAAATCCTTTCCATGAGATATAATGTGACCGTCTTTAGAAAAGAATAGCTTTACGTAATCCCCAGAAGCAGATTCCGGCAAAGTAAGATTGCCTGATATTTCAGCATAGGTATTAGCAAAATTTAATAGTGCCATATTATAAATGATTCCATTTTAGTATAATTTTATTATCTTCATCTATTCCAAAGTCATTCCCCAGAAGCAGATTCCGGTCTTCTGACCCGTTATACTAAAGATAACCTTCTTGGTCCACTATTACCGTCACATTACTAGTAGGAGCGACTTCTACTATGTGTCCTCGATTATCGTATTTTACCTTTACTGAAGAAGGAGATTCATTTGCAGTTATGGAGTTGGAGTGAGTAAGAATTATATTCTTTTCTTGCTTAAATGCCTATAGTCCAGACCCAGCAGGTGTAATAATCTACTCAATCTTCCTCTCTAGCATATTATCAAGAGTAATTACTTCTTCACCATCTTTAACTAAAACAGCTTCAGCAGTAGTCTAAGGAACGAATATCTAACCATGTTGCTTAAGTTGTTTAATAGTTAATTCCATGATTATCCTCCTATTACTTGGTCTGTGCTATCTGTATTGACCATACTGTCATATAAATCTGATGGAATAGTATAATTAACTACTACCTTAGAAGCATCATCTGATGTAGTAACATCTTGAGCAGTGATAGTGTTTGCTAACTAGCCATTAATAATATTAATAGTCTAATTAAAGGTTTCATTAGTTACATAACCAGATAAATCTACATCTGTTTGGACTTCTCCAATTTTTTCCCAAATATATTTCGCCTGCGTATTTTCATATACACAAATATATTCGATAAAAATATTTCCTGCAGTACCGGATGGTGCAGGAACTAAATATATAGAATTTAAACAGTCTTTTGACGCTGTTGGTAGCTAAGTAACTATCTTGTATAGTTCTATGCTATTAGTAGTACTAATAACTCCTTCTGGAGAAATAGTAATACCTACGCCAGCAGTAAGCTTGTCCTATTTACCCTCTAAGGCTGTATTAATTTGTTGAACTGTATTCTTCAACACAGCAATATCTCCAGCATTAGTTCCTACAACTCCCATTGTAGTTCTTAATACCTTGTCAAGAGTTGTTATTCCTAATGATGAAAGTCCTGGAATATTAGAGGTGTTTACTACTACTGCCTCCGCTAAGGTAATAGGGACAAATTCAGTTTTTGATTGAAATAATCTTTTTATTTGTGTTGTACTCATAATTTAAATAAATTATTAGGTATTTGGTAGTCTACATAAGATTTTAGTGTAGAATCTACAAAATCTAAGTCGGCTATCATATTCTGAACTTCCTTTTTAGTGATAAAATTGTTGTTATTGTTTTCCACAATTTGACCTACAATTCTATCTATTTCTTCTTTACTATAAACTCCTAGATTAGTTCTAGCTAGCGTCTTCTCAGATTCTGTTTTAAACTCGCCTAAATAATTTTCTTTACATAAATGAGTTTTATATTTTGGTTTTGGACATTCTCTAATAAGCTAATTATCACATCCGAATCCCGTATCTACACTTCCTATAACTGAATCTGGATTTTTATGTTTCGGAGTTTTACAGCTAAGGTTGATTTCAGGAGGTGGAGGAACTGGCTTGTCATTATGCTCAAACCCTGTACTTATGGTAGTCATCACAGAATCCCCTTCTATAAAATCAATATGATTTTCAGGAGGTGGAGGTGGAGGAACTGGCTTGTCATTATGCTCAAACCCTGTACTTATGGTAGTCA